ATATAATGTTACAGTATGTAGGCAGTTACAACTAACTGCCGACACTTTGCGATCCGGATTCACTATGTCATACGGACTAGATCCGAATTCAGCCCATCATCCGGACGCTTTTTAACCCTGTGGTGTAATTGGTAACACATCGGACTTTGACTCCGACATTCCAAGTTCAAGTCTTGGCAGGGTTATTATGCCGGAATGGTGGAATTGGTAGACACGCGAAATTTAGGATTTCGTGCCCCACGGGCGTGCAGGTTCGAGTCCTGTTTCCGGTAATCCTGCTCGGCAGGATAAGCATGTAGAGGTTATTGCTAAAATCAGACTGGACGGGGGATCGTTGCCCCCCACCTCCAATTTTTTCTTACGATCTCCATCGTTTTTGGTGTATAGTATAATATAAACTACTATTGCCTAAAATGGAGATTGTGATGAAAACAGTAACACTCGTCTGCGAAACCTGTAATGAAGAATTTGAAAAATCGAAAGGAGAATATAACAGAAGAAAAAGACTGGGGAAAAATAAGTTTTATTGTAGTTTGTCCTGCTCCGCAAAGAGTCCAGAGAATCTGAAGCATATTGTTGAGAACAAATCAGATTTTCCAATTTGGGAGCATTCTCATAATAGAAGGGATGAACTGTCGCCATTTAGAGAAACTTTTAGGAGACTAAAAAATAGGGACAAAGAAGTTACTGTAACTTTAGAGTCTCTGAAAGAAATTTGGGACTCTCAAAAAGGCATTTGTCCTCTTACTGGCTGGACATTAGAACTTCCAACTCAATCTAAAAATTACAAACTAAAATTAAGAACAGCAAGTCTTGATAGAATTGATAATTCAAAAGGGTATGCTGTAGACAATGTTAGATTTGTTTCTGTTATGTTTAATCTTGCTCGAAATCAATTTTCAGATGAAGACGTTATAGAATTCGCACGAGCGGTTACTAAAACAACGGGGGTGAATGGAATTGACAGGTGACGTAGGTAATGGCTGCATGTCGAGGTTGGTCAGTGGGCCTCGTAAAAAGCTGACCAAAAGTTAAATGCAGAACCTAGTTTTGCTCTGGCAGCGTAAGTTGTCACGAGGAGTTGCCCGTCCTTGTCACCAAAACGGGCTTTTTATTTATTAAAGGAAGACTGAGCATGAATAGTTGGGATTGTTCGTTTTTAGATATGGCGGAAACCATCGCGAAGAAATCAAAAGATCCTTCTACCAAGGTTGGTGCTGTTATTGTTGATGATCAGAACAGACCTGTTTCTTGGGGTTATAATGGTTTTCCAAGGAAGATTGAGGACACGCCAGAGCGATTAAATAATCGTGATCTAAAGTTACAGCATACTGTTCATGCGGAAATTAATGCCATTCTATTTGCTGAACGATCAAGGCTGGAAGGTGCTACTTTGTACACTTATCCCTTTATGCCATGCTCCAGTTGTTGTATTTTAATAATTCAGTCTGGCATTCAGAGAGTTGTTTCGTATAATGACGACACAGAAAGATGGCAGGAATCTTTCGAGAAATCCAAGACCATGTTCAAGGAAGCTGGAATACAACTATTCCTTTATGAGAAAGAATAAGAATGTTAAACACTTTGGTTCTTAATGCTAATTATGTACCATTGTCTGTAATTAACGAGCAGCGGGCTGTTGTGTTGGATATCAACCATCCAAACATGACAGTCCTTTCTTATTATGATAAAAAGATAATTGGACTATCTGAATCTTATAACATTCCAGCGGTAATGGTTTTAAATAAATACATCAAAATGCACCACAAAAAACACTACCCCACCAAAAGAAATATTAGACTCAGAGACAAAGGAACTTGTGGGTATTGTGGTATAAATTTGGATTCTAAAAACTTCACAATTGACCATATCATTCCGATATCACATTTCAAAAAAAGGCAAGAAGCTAACACTTGGGAAAACCAAATTTCATGTTGTAAATCTTGTAATAGTAAGAAAGGAAATAGAACACCAGAGCAGGCCGGAATGGAGTTAAAACGGAACCCAAAACAGCCAAAAAACATAATATTTTACAATAAGCCGCCTCAAGAATGGCAGCCTTATTTGTGATATGGTGTATAATTTTATGCCGTCATTAATGTAATCAAGTGTGCTACCTATACAAGAAAGGTCGAGTTATGAATAGAAGGTCATTTATCAAACATGGTGCATTTGTTGGTGGGTCATTTTTAACATACGGTAATGTTTTTGCCAGTTCCAATAATAATCCAAATCCAGATGACACAGCAGTATTGTTTGTGTTTTTAAATGGTGGAGCAACACACATTGAAACATTTAACCCTGTACCACAGGCACCAGTGGAATTCAGATCAACTACAGGTGCTATTGACACAAATGTACCCGGACTGCAAGTTGGTGGACTATTTAAGAATCTGGCCCAACGAGCAAATAAAGTGGTGATTCCAAGAGCATTTGGTCATAAAGACCAAAACCATGCAAGTTCTGTCCACTGGGTCGTAACGGGCGAACCTAACTTTGGTGCTGGTACAAATTCAAAATGGCCCAGTCACGGTAGTGTTATGAGTCGCTACCACGGCACCAATGCCGCAAATGGACTTCCAACATACATTAAACTGGGTAAATTTCAGCACGATGCCGCCGCTTGGCTAGGAGGTAAATACACTGGATACGATGCCGATGCACAAGGTAGAAAAGATCTTCAGCTTATAAGTGGAAGTGATAGATTCAAGTCAAGAATAAACATATTGGATATTGTAGATAGTAATTTCACCAAAACTAATAAATCCCACCAAGTCGTACAAGATTGGGGTGATTTGAAAGGTCAAGCAATCAATGTTGTATTAGGTGATGCATCAGAAGCATTTAAAGTAGAAGAAGATGCTAAATATAAGGATTTTCAAGCATCTCAATTTGGCAAAGATTCACTTACAGCAATTAGACTTCTTGAAGCTGGAGCAAAATTTGTTACGATTACCACTGGCGGATGGGATATGCATAGCAATATCGTTGGAGGATTAAATAATCGTCAGGTTGAGCTAGATAATTACTTGGGCAAGATTATGGATACTCTTGAAGAAAGAGGCATGTACAAAAGAGTTATGCTTGTAGTCACTTCTGAATTTGGAAGAACTCCAAAAGTAAATGGCAATGCTGGACGAGACCATTTTGGTAGAGTTGCTCCTTTAATGATTAGTTGTGGTAGTTATGATATGGGAAGAACTATTGGAACCACCACGGCAAATGCTGACGATTTTGATCAAGATAGAACAACTCCAGAAGATTTAACTTGGACTATTTTTGATCATTTGAACATGAAAAAAGATACTAGATATGTTGCGACAGATGGAAGACCACACGATATTGTTAAAAAGAATGCTAAAAACATTTTGAAGGATTTTTCGTAATGAACAGAGAAGAAATACAATACATTAAAGAGTTAGCTTTTGCTCCTCAAGGAGTTTGCGGATCTCTTCCAGATAAAAACAGAACTACCAAAGAAGGTATTTTTAATGACGCTTTTGAGGCAGCATCTGATTGGTATGGTAATTATCCTTTAGGAGATGTTTTTTACCCAAAATTAGGAAGGATTAGAACGTCTCATCTCAGAAAAGAATGTAAGAAACATATCTACAAAAATGCCAAATTCACAAACAAACCTTCTGGGTTTTTACCTTCTTTTGTGTGGTGGTGGCTAGCTAAAATTGTAATAAATTGGATTATTGACAAAATCATACATCATCTACTGGAGAAATACACAAGATGAATAATTTTAGGGACTTAAGGAAAACTATTTTTTGCGATATTGATGGCACGATCTTTCACCATAAAAAAGATCTACATGCTATGCTAACTGAAAAACCCATCTTACTTCCGGGTGTAATTGAGAGATTTACAGAGTGGAGACTAAAGGATTATTTTATCCTTATCACCACAGCCCGTCCAGAAGGCACCAGAAGGGCCACTGAGCAACAACTAAATTCATTTGGTATCTTTTACGACAAACTAATTATGGGGCTTCCTACGGGCAGCAGAATGGTCGTAAACGATAGAAAACCAGATGGGATGAATACGGCAGAAGCTGTATGCTTAGACAGAAACGCCGGACTATTATCCAGAGACGATCTTAGATAAAATCTCGCTAGAGCTATTAATTTTTGGCAAAGCAAGAAACACCGGAAGTATGTGGAATTTTTCGCATACTTCCTTTTCTTTTGGGTCTGAAGTAACTCTATCACCAGAATTAAAAAAATAAATTCTGACATCTTCAGACTTGTCTCCAGCCGGAATATTTAATAAATGAGTACCTTGCTCTATATGCCGCCCAAGTGCCTCTAAATCCGATGCAACATTAATCTCTTTGCTTTGAGATATCTTAGCTGACCAAACGCCTTTGATATTTTTAACAACCTCAAGGCGTTCATTCTCATCCATAAACTCTTGACTGCCTTTTAACTTTACCTGCTCATCATTATTAACAATGGCAAATAAATGATCAACCATCTTAGCCGACTCTTGAATATACTGAATGTGACCACTATGAATTGGATTTGCGAATAAGCTTACTACCCCAATCTTCATATTACCTCTCCTATGCATGGATTATCTTTGAACCTTCGGGTGAATAACCACAGTCAATATAACTACCACTAAAATTCTGCACAATATCTTTTTTGCTTTTGCTATCTTTAGCTATTCCAAATATAAATCCAGAACCACCACTTCCTAAAAGCTTTCCACCTATCATTCCATGAGCATATAAAGACCTAAATGTGTCTAGGAGTTCTTCACCTGCAATTAAAGGTGAGATTTGTATTTTAGATTCCCAAGATTGCCTTAAAAGGATAGCAATGGATTCAATGTCTTCATTACTAAATGCACGAAGTGCGTCATTCGCTAGTTTATGAATATTGATCTTGTTTTCATCAGACGATCCCGTATCACTAGATGAAGCTATCCTGAACGATCTTCTTTGTTTTCCAGTATAAATAAGAAAAGATCTATTGAAGAACTCTTCGATAAAATCTTTTGATATTGGCAAAGGTCTAACCCTAAAGTCTCCATCTTTTTTAATCTCGACTGAATTAAATCCTCCATATGCCGCCCAGATTTGATCTTGAATCCCACCCGGCTCCTTTAAGTGATTACGTTCAACTTCTATAGCAAACTTTGCCAATTGATATGGTGAATAATTGTATTCCGACTTTAATGCATTGATCAATCCCACCATAAAGGCGGAAGAAGATCCAGTTCCAGTTTGAGCGGGAAAATCACTAAAGTAAGACATTTCCCATCTTTTATCCATTTGCTGGAAATACTCAAGAGCACCTCTAACTCCGTCATGCTGAATTTCTTTGTTGTCGTTTACTTGCTCTATTTTAGAGTAGGATATTTTAGATTTATAACTAAAGATCTCCGGGTTTTCTCTTAAGGAAAGATAGCAATATTTATCCATTGCAAATCCAATCAGCAACGAACCATGCTGCTCGTAATATGATTTATAATCTGTCGATCCACCAAAAAGTGAAACTCTAAATGGGGTTTTAGATATAATCATTAATTACTCCCAAAAAATGTTGTCTACCAGAAGATACTTTACTTCTCCAATCTTGTATTGAATTAGATCCAATATAATCTGTAATATATTTATAACAAGCAAAATTAACATTAAAGTATTTACATGCCTGTGCTATAGCATATGCCTCCATGTCTGCCAGATCTGCATTAGAATCTTTTTCCTGTAAAGCAAAGGAATCTCCAGTTGACAATGTTAGTCCTGTGCCATATCTTATGGTTTCATGAAACTCAGGATGACAATCTCTATTTACAAATGTTCCACACTTGTGTAGTCCAGAAAGGTTTTTGTCAAATGATCCAGCAGTGCCAAGATTGACCACTAGATTTGGATTATAAGTTTTTATTAAATCAGAAGCAACTATTGCAGCATTAGTCTTTCCTACACCCGTGAAAAATATTTGATCATCACAATATGATGGTACATCTGGTAATTCTTCTGAAAGTGCTAATAGAAAGATCTTGTTCATATGTAGTCCAAAAAAATCCCACCCCAAGTCCCGGATGATTCACTAAATTTAGATCTGGCCTAAATGAAAATGTGAATCCGGATACTTGGAGTGGCAAATTGGAAACCTCAGTGTTATTCTTCTTTGCCGGTTTCCTTGTTATACTTGGTCCAAGGTTTCCAGTTTCCTTCAGCATCCTTGTTCTTTGGGAAAAGACCTCCACCCTTCTTGTTTACACCAAACTTACGCTTAGCAAAGTGACACTCAGGCTGAGATGGATCGAAGCAGATTATTTCATAATACTCATTGTCTTCAGCATCTGTTCGAACATTGATACGAACATTGTTAGATTTCTGGCCATTTCTTTCGCAAGTGCTATTGTCAAAAAGTTCGCCCATATGATGGAGGAACTTAAAGACATCACAATCTGTTTCACAATCGCTGGACACAACAACTTCTCGTCCACCAAGAGTTAAATTATATTCTACCTTCATTCTGTATTCCAATCTTCTGAATAACCTTTAATGCTTTCATCAAGTGGCACTTTGCCACTTGCTATTTCACCCAAATGTTTAATCATTTTCGCGGCTGTGTCTCTTCTGACCTCGTAAACACTCTTATATTCTTTCTCGCCAGAATTCACAAAAGCCATGACGTTGATGTCTTCGTTCTTACACTTTTGTTTAATATAGTTGATCTGAGCCTTGTCGATTCTATCATCATGTTGACCAGATTGTTCACCCAAGAACTTAGAAACGTCCTTCTTGCATAGTTCCTCTGCCGCAACTGCTCTAATCTTTAGTGCCTTCCTCAGAGCACGACCTTCTGCTTTAGTAGACGCAGTCGCCGGTGCGTGTACCGCAAAAAGATCGTCTGTATTTCCAGCCCAAACATCAGAAACGTCGGCGTATGTTTTTACATATTCCTTATCTCCTTTTGTTACTAAAAATTGAACTTCATATGTTACCGTGGTTTTTCCAATGGGATCACCAGTTTCTATTCTTTGAACATCAATTGGCTTGCTTGAAATAATTTCACCAACGAGTATCTCAGCTACTCTTCTCAAACCTGCCGTCAATGGATTACCATCAATCAATTCATTATCCTGAAAATGTGACATCACATAGTCATTCCACTCAGGAGAATTAATTTCTGGAACTTCCTCTGTGGTCTTTTTAGATACGCCTCGCTTCGCCATCATGTACCTCAATTTCTATCAAACGGTTTTTCTTGGATGGAAACTTATCCTTTATTGCCTCAAGCTCAACAAGTATAGCTTGAAGTGTTTTACTCATCTTTGTCAAAGACATGTTTCTGTCTAACTGACGAACTCTTAAAACGACATATCCGCCACCAATTAGAATACCCTGCTTCGCAACATCAGAAGCTTGTTGCTTCTGTAGTTTTTCCTGACCCCAGATTGGCTCAAAGTGCCCCGGACCATCAATCTCAATTGCTGTCTTTAGTTCCGGAACAAAGATGTCAACCTCAAGGGTACTACCGAAAACAAGATTTCCCTTGTGCGTCTCTACATTATATCCCAAACGCACCAGTTCATTGGCAACATATCTTTCAGTTTTTGAACCATTTCTGGAAGCTTCTCTAACACCTTCCATAGCCAAAGATCGAATCTCTTCTTTTTTAGCGTCGGTCAATTTTTCCCAATTGGCCTTGCTCATTTCTGAGATTCTTTTCTTTTCTGCGTTAGACAGACTGTGATAAGCCTTAGAACGAGCCTCCCCAATCTTGTCTTTATGAGATTGATCTAACTTCTTACCTTTTGTAGGATGTCTAGAACGTCCTTTTTTAAGAGCAAGTTTCTGTGCCTCGGAATAATCTCGTTTAAAAAATTCCTCGTCATCATGCATTTCTCTACCAAGAAACTTTAATGCCCTAAGAATCTTATTAGAATACGTGCTAAAATCTTCTGCGATTTCGTAACTACTACAACCATCTTCCCATAATTTTAGGATTCGGTCTTTATTTCTTCTAGCAAAGTCCATATTTCCTCCAAGTTACATTGTGTTGTGCCTTCTGGTGTAAATCCAAAAGCTTTTTTAAGTGGTTCTAAATATTCTTCTGATCTTACTATTACCTTTAATTGATTATTATGTAAAATGTCATAAACTCGACTATATTCAATCGGCTCAAACATCCAGTCAAGATCATGAATATACAAAACTTTGATCGCATTATTCGCACACCCAAGAATAGTCTCAGCATCTTTAAAAGAAAGAGCTAAAAGTATTCCATCACCAAATGAACCCATTTCTGGCATTTGATGAATGGCTGTCCTTAATTGCACACATGCGTTCGTCATATCTAGTGGAACTACAGATACCTCTTCTAAACTTTTTTCCACTATTTCATTGATTGACTTAAATAGAGAATAGTTTTTAGCAGAATACCCCAAGTTTGCTACATGTACCATTGTTTTCATTTGTATTCCTTCAATAGTTTGCTTTTTAATGATTTCAGGTCAGATGATACTTTTGACAGTCCAATTTTCTTGAAGATCCAAATCATTCTATCAACACTTGTGTCGTTTGCTAATATATCCTCTTTACTTGGAAGATCAGGATTATCGTATTCCTTCCCAGCAATAACTTCCTCCAAGTCAGATTTAAACTTCTCTTGATTGTCGGGATCAAATAAAATAGCGTTTGCGTCATTAATCACAGCATTCATGATCTCATGTTTTTCATTATCTAAAAAGATAGATGCACGAGAATTAGAATAAAATGAATTTAACTCACCTCTTGTTATATTCCCAGCATATCCGCTTATATTGAAAGGAGTTTTATGAAAAAACCTAAAGTCAAAATTTTTACTATTAACCAAATACTCTAATGACTCTTGAAAGACTCTAGGATCTCCATTATATATTACATCACCAGTGTATTTAGTGGAGTCATCTCTATTCCTTGGCAGTAAATCTACAAAATCTTTGATGTAATTATCCGCACCTTCATTCTCAAAAGAGAAACTTCTTTCTGAATCCGACTCGTTAAAATTTATACAAATAGCATTAGTTTCAGCAGGATATGAAGTCAACACCGGAAGATTATGAAATATAACAGTTGGTGCAAACTTTTCTAGTTCTTCATTGGGTAATAGTTGATTGGCGTGTGCTACTGTATATGATGGTCCGATATTCCTTATAGCCTCCATTAGCCTAAAGAATCTAATATCATCGTTATGATTAACAAAAAGTATTCTCATTTAATAAGTTCCTTGATTGTTTGTATATTGATATTTTTATCGTTATGTATGTAGAAATCAATACTTTTAAATAAAATAGGAAGCAACTGAATCATATTAAAGACTTTGCTCTTTTTTGCTCTATTTAATATTTTTTTAAACTTTTTAAAATCTTTCTTTTGCATATACATTATTTCTGACCATACGTCAGGAAGCCCGTATGAGGCATTTACTATTTTTTTATCTTTATTATACGATAGTCCTATATCATAATTTTTTTTGTCTGATCTATGGGAAAACAGTAAAGAGTTTGAAGTTTTTAAATCTATTGATTTGTCATTAAACAATCTATCTCCATAAATTATAAAAGTATTGGCATCCAAACAGCAATTGACCGCCATTTTTAAACTATCAAGAACAGTATTGTTTTTATATTGATGGTTATCTATAACTCTTATATCGTGATGATTATTAAATACGTAATTTGTAACATTATCTGAGTCAAATCCAGTTACCAAAAATACATCATAATCCACAAAAACATTTCTTATTGTATCAACCTGACTATCAATTAGGCATTTAGAACCCATAGGAAATAAAGGTAAAGAACCATGTAAACCTCTTATCTTGGGCTTACTGGCTGATAATATTATAAAATTATGTTTTTCACGAGTTGTTGATTTAATCTCGTGAATATACCTAATTTTTGAATTCATTTGGTGTATGCTACATACAATGATTTTGGAATATGAATAACCATAGACTGCTGAAACGTATGAAGTTCAGGAGATTCCTGCCCAAGAAAACTGACAACCTTTTCTGTATTAAAAAATACACAAGGCATTGGCATTTGTTTTTTAATTGGAGGAGATGAAAGAAATGTTCTTAGTCTACCACTATTGTTTATAGAAACATCGTAATCAGAGTATATTGCACCACACTCCTTTTCTTCTTTAAAAAGGGAGAAATTGACATCATCCAATGCATAAGTATTTAAAATTATGTTTTCCTGCATATTAACCACAGATTGATGAGCTATATATTCGATTATATTTGCCCTAGCCATAGATGTAAACTCAGAAGGATCGTCTGCACTATGATCTAACACAGTAATGGTTGCTATATCTTCGTCATTAGCTTGTGCTATATGTTCTCCTACGGTATTCTCATCTGAGAATACAAATAGTTTCACATGAACTTCATTGTTTTTAGATCTACACCCATCAAGAATGGTATTTAAATCATCAAGATTAATTCCAGAATTGATAGCATAATTTACAAGTACTTTATTCATCTATCTCTTTCCATGTAAATATTTGCGATTCTAATTTTTGAGTTTCTGTCATTTCCTTTATCTTGCTTGTGATATCAGCCATTAGATCTCCTCTGAGCCATTTGTACAAGAGGCACATGGTGGCAGACTGATGTACCCCGTCAGTACCAACTACATGTAATACCTTTTTCATCTTATGATTAACAGCAGAATTTAAAGCGTCGATAATACCCGGATCAAAGTCTTTGTCGGAATCTAAAGTTATTAAATACCCATTCTTGACACGCTTGAACGCATCAAACAACAATTCATCTGTGTTATCCAAATAACTCTTCACACAAATGTAATCTGTGAATGTTATCTTATCTTCACATAATTTTTGTAGTCCATCCAGAGCACCTCTATGAACAACAACAAGATTGAATTTGTTGATATTCTCAATACTTGATAATTCATCCAAAGTTTTAGACAATCCATCTAAAGAATTGACTATCAAAAGAATAGACCCAGAAATATACATTTCTTTTTCCAGAATGTCTGAAAGATTTGGATCGTCTTTGTGCTCCCAATCAAGATCTCTTCTAGATGGACAAACTCTAAGTACGACGGGTCCATCTTCTTCCCATCTAATCTTGCTATCACAATCTTGAAACTTATCAAGATATCCTGTCTGGCAAGATTTATCATCGTTATTGTAAAAGCAGCAGTTCTTACAAAAAGTTGCTAATTGAGCCATTTTGCTTTCCCGTCTATAAGTTTAGATCTATCTACTCTAACAGTTTCCCATATATTATAATTCTCTAGTCTTTTCTTCATAAAATTAACTAGATGCTGTCTATCTACCGGAGAATGCTTTCCGTCATTTCCTGGAGAAAAGTCAGAAGTGAAAAATCCATCAAAATTCATTCTTGTTGCTCCTCTACACAATGCTGAGTGTAGATTCCTAATATAGTGTGAGTTTCTATGAGAAGCGGTATACATGTAAACACTTAGCAAATCATTTATGAACTCGCTGTGAGATGATTGTTCTGTATTGATATCTACAACTGGACGAAGAATAGGAGGCTGTTTCCAATCAGCATAATTACAATCATCGATTATATCTGCCCACTTCTTAGCGGTTTCATCCCAACTATAGTTTTCTTCGAAAAGTCTTCTTGTTGAACTGCCAAGCTCCTTTCTTTCTTCTTCGTTTTTCTTGTTGAAGAAAGTATTGAAAGTATTTACTATATCATCTTTTAAGGGCACCGCTCTGTCACACCCAGTTTCCAATTCTTGGTATGTATTGTACTTAAGAGGATATGCACCAAGTTTATGAACAACATCTTCCATTGCTGAATAGTATGTACAGGCAATTGGAATTCCACAAGCCGCCGCCTCTACTTGAGGCAATCCAAATCCTTCGGAATTGGCACATTGAACATATAGGTCAAAACAGTTGTATACCTTCGCCAGAGTCTCGTCGTCAACTCCGTTTGACACACTAACTGGTGCCGAAGCATATTGCTTACATCCACTACAAACTTTTCTAGCATCATGGAATGTGGAAACATCGAGTTTACTACAATTGTGACACCTATAACTAAACAAAACCCGCGAAGAAATGTTGTGCCTGTGTAACATTTCTGAAATATTCCATCCAGCATCAGGGTAGCTAGTATGGCAATAAAGGTAAGTATTAAGATCTCCAGAACTGTGTAAATATTCACCAAATGCCTCCAACAACGCTGGAAATAATTTCCTTCTTTGATTTCTCATCACGGTTCCAATGATCTTCCAATCAGATGGGACTCCAAGAGAATCTCTAGCATTTTCTATCGGCTTGAATTCTTTTGAAGCTGATGGAGAGGCTGTTCCGCATAGGTTTATGGAAGGTCCGCCCTGTTTTTTAAGTACTTCACCAGCCCAATCTGAGTAGGTTAGTAGATAGTCTGCATCGGAAAACATATCAACCCACTCTACATTTTGTGGGCTAGCATCGACAGTTGGCATCCACGCCCATTCAAAGATCCTTCTGTACGGCGAGTGCCAAACAAAAGAATCCATCCAAAAGTCTCGAATACAAAGTACAATGTCTGGTTCAAAGTCCAGACATGCTCTTTCAAATCTCCAAGCACCAAATTGATTTGTGGAATTGGAGTTATATAGTTGTTGCTGCTCTGCGGAATCATCCGGCATATTGCAGTAATTCTTCCACTTTATAGACTTTCTTCTTGAGTCTTCAGTGTTGCCATAGACAGAAAATTCCGCAACCTCATATTTATTTGACTTATACAGTCTATCTAGAACCTCTCTGCCATAGGTAGCATACCCAGTGCTAAGATAAGATGCTTCTGTTAGAAATAATGCTCTTTTTTTTCTACTCATTACTTGCTTTATACCTTTCTGCCACTTTGTTGATAACCGAAGCCACCTTGTTTGGATGCATATTTAATTGTTTTGCGATATAACTATTATTATATCCATCCACTTTAAGTTTAATCACCTTTCTTTCTGAGTCATTCTTGAGATTAAAATAATCTTCAACATCATAAGTAACATCTAGAGTTTCATCCTTGTAAGATACGCTCAGGTCATTATCAAAAAGCTTAGCTCTTTCGACTTTTCCCAGTTTATTTGTTACAGATAATTTTTGATTTTTAATAAACTTAAGAATATCATTTTTAACACAATGGGTAAGAAAGGTGGAAATCCTACCACGTTTTGAATTATATTTAGATCCGTTCCTCCATACAGACATAAGTCCGACTTGATATAGATCCTCGCAGGAAAACAGACCGTTTTGAACATACATATTATGTGCAATCTTGCGTACCAATCTCTCATTATCTTCAATCATCTTTTCAACATCAACCATTGTCTCAATACCTTTCTCAAGTAATAATTTTAAACTCATTAATCCTAAACACAACACCTCCATCAAAAGACTTACGTGCTGTTGAATTAATAATCAACAATTGACCGCCAGTATCAAGGTTGCTAAACAACACTAATGCCGCCGATCCCCAAGCTTCAAAAATTAGATTCTCGACATCAACTTTCTTGGAGGAATCGTATTTGGTTTTCCGCTTGTTTTCAACCGCTAGTGTCAAAGTGACTTTTTCTTTGTCGTTGTCATCAAGCTGAAAGGTTTTGTTTACTACCCTCCCCAGAAATTTACAGTCATTCATCTTATTACCTCAAATCACAAAAACCTTATCAACAATGAACGAATTACGCTTCTTATCCTTAATTTCTCCAGAAAGAAGAAGAGTAGCGTCATTATAGATTATATCCCTGTGCTGCCCGTATACATCAGGAAATATTATAATATTTTCAGATTCTCCAGAATCATCTTCTACGGACAGAAATGCCATTACATCTCCGTTTTTTGTTTTATGTTCTCTTACATTTTTTACAATCACTGCCACAACACTGCTGCCCATTTTACCATCGGCTATTTCTTTACATGTTGTGTTGGCGTGACAGGCGTCAGAGCAACTGTTTAGTTCGGAGTGGTTGATAGAGTAACCAAGAAGTCTTTCCTCTGTTTTGGCATAAACTACAGAGTTGTCACTAAGGCTTCTGCCGGGATTTTCAAGTCTGGATAAAACGCTTTCTACCTTGACGACTCTGTTTTGGCTGGAAATAAATCCACCATCTTTTTTGGTTCCGTACGATAGAAGCTTTTTAATGATATCGGCAACGTCACCATCGATATTTAGGTTTTCTTCAACAGCCTGCATTTCTTTCTTGGTCAGTTCCATAAAACAATGGTACTCGTGAAGCATTGCTGTTCTGGACTTTCCAAGACCACCAAACGCACCAACCTTGATCAAGTTCTCAACGGCCCGCTTATTAACATTTCTCAAAACCTTAATTAGCACATTAGACCAGTCAAGTTCATTATCATTAAGCTGACCAAGTTTGTCTTTTAGCTGAAGAAGGTGAGCCTTGCCTACATTCTTGACGTTACAAATGCCGAAGTGGATGGCTCCCTCTGTCCAAGAAAAATTCTCTTCCAAGACTTTAAAACTGGGACCATAAACGTCGATGTTTTCAGCTTTGGCCGCCATGATCAATTGACGCTTTTCCATATCGGGGTCAATTTTGTCGCTGGCACCGCCCAACCAGTTCTTAAAGAACCTACTGGGATGATGACAACGTAACCATGCTGACCAGTATGCCATTTCAGCGTACGCTACAGCGTGAGATTTGTTGAAAGAGTAGCGTGCAGACTTTTCAATCATGTCGAAAATCTCTACAGCCTTTTCTTCTTCAATGCCATTATCTTTACAACCATCGATATACTTCACACGAACTTTTCTCATCAAGTCAGCTTTTTTCTTACCAATAGCTTTTCTTAAGTCATCCGCTTCTTGAAGTGAGAACCCTGCCATAACTTGAGCAATTTTCATCGCCTGTTCTTGATATACAATAACTCCGTAAGTTTCCTTAAGTAGTTCATCAATACTCTCATGAAGACTGGGAATTTCTTCTTTGCCAAACTTACGGTCGACAAAGTGCTGAGTCATCGACTTGCCGTCAACAATAGCCTTGAGAGTACCCGGACGAATAATACTAATCAATGCCGCTAACTCAAGCATATTCTCTGGCTTTAAAGCTTTTGCCCAAGTTTTACCAAGATGTCCTTCAATCTGAAAAACACCTTTGACTCGACCTTCACCGATCATCTTCCAGACTTCTGGATCTTCTTTGTCAACACTTGTGATATCAATTTCCAAATGCATTCTTGAAATTCTTTCTGCTTGCTGTAGTTCTCAACATTCTCATAGTTCTACAAAACAACTCAGCGGTCATAATAACGTCTGACATAGCATCATGTGCGGTGCCTTCTGAATATCCCATATAACCTCTAATAAGATTATCGGCAGACAGAGAGTTTACATCCTTGTTATTCTCGAATAATGCAAACATAAAGTCAAGCATATCTATGCTATGAATTCGCTGAAAAAGGTTTTGACCGCCTCTTTTTTCGTCACTAGGACCAAAATTATAAGGTGCTTGACAACAAAGTCTGTCTACAATAATTGAGTCAAATCCTTTGATGTTGTATCCTACAGAGATTGGTGCTGACCAGTTGTTGCCCTTAAAGTTGTGCTCGTTAACATACTCTACAAAGTTTTGCCAAACTCCTTTTGTTGCTGGTGCCTTTTTGAGTATCTCTTTTGTTTTTCCGTGTACGGCAACAGCACCATCTTCTAGTGGATCTAAGTTAAGTTCAGCACACTTTTTTTCAGTAAAGATAGGTTTCATGAGTGATTGGAACTCAGTTCCTTTTTTGATCTCAAGTTTTCTACCATGCACCACAACTGCCGCTATTTGTACAGGCTGAGTAGTATGTGGATTAGCACTTGTAGTTTCAAAGTCATAGACAATATAGTCACGGTAATTCATAATTATGCTTCCTGTTGTTCAAAATGGTTATTTATTTCTCCTACGGTTTTTGATATCTTAGACAAAAGAGATACCCCAAGAATATCGAATTTTACACATCCAATAGACTCAAGATCTCCCATCTCCATACCAGCTATTTTCTCGTCACCTCTCGATGCTTTGACCATTGGACAAATTTTCTCAAGATTATGGGACGCAATTACCACCCCAGCGGCATGTTTCCCTTGTGTTTTAAAGATTCCCTCCATTCTCATAGCTTGCTCAAATACTTTAGCATATTCACCCTGTAGAGTTCCATCTTCGTCAATCCAGCAGTAGTCAATCAAGGCATTCTTGTCATTTTCTAATGCCCAGCGAATAACAGAAGGCTCATCCATTTCTTCAAGAAGGTCTGAGATAGACGCTTCGTTTGGAATCTTCTTGGTTATTTCGTTCATCTGATCAAAAGAACATGATTCATTTACTCTGAGAACTTCCTTAAGGATAGACCGACCTGCCAGTCGACCAAACGTCAACATCTGACAAACCTGAGAAGATCCATACTTTTCTCTGAGATAATCAATAACAGCGTCTCTATAGTCTGGTGGAAAGTCTACGTCAATATCAGGAAGCGACACATGATCCGCTGTATTTCTTCCTTCATTGTAGAATCTTTCGAATAGAAGTCCATACTTGATTGGATCAAGAAGAGTAATTCCAGTCAGGTAGCAAACCAAAGATCCACCACCCGATCCACGGGCGGGACCGATCAGACAACCTTGATTCCTAAAGTGATTGACATAATCCTGTACGATAAGAAAATAGCCAGCAAGATCTGCTTTGCTGATAACCTCAAGCTCACGCAAAACACGGTCTTTGTAGGCATCATAAAGCTTGGGATCAATGTTTGTCATGATCAACCTCTTCCACCCCTGTCGACAAAGTTCCTTTAGGTATTCATCTTCAGAGCTACCATCCGGAGTTTCAAAGGTAGGAAGTTTTGGTTTAGAAAGAATCTCCAAACCATCACACAAAGACACAACTCTGTTTAGATTCTCAATACATTGCTGTCCGTAGTTTTCCAGAAGAAAATACTTAGGCTTGATGTAATGATTGCTACTTCGGATAAACTTGAGAGACTCCAGATCTTGCTTCTCGTTGATCTTCTGATCCAGTTTTTTCATGGTGGTCTTCAGCTTTGTACAAACCAAAACCCTATGATCAACAGCATCTTTTCTTTCAGGATAATAGGATGATGTGTCTGGCAAAGTAAACAACTCTTGAGGATCAATCTCATGAATGATATCGCACATCAGTTTGGTGACAGGAAATGAATCATTATCCACATTGTTGATTTCAAGGAAATAATTCTCGCCAAAGTAATCCTCCATCTTTTTCACATGATCTTTAGCAACTTGCTCGTGATTGTCATCCAGACACTCAAAAAGACCTTCATTGTCCAGTGATTCAAAAATACACTGACTATCCGGAAAAACACGAGAAAACAAGGCACTACCAACATAACCGTCTATGCAGATAAAGTTAGAAGGAGTGATTACCTCCATCAGCTTTTCCAGAGAAATCTTGGCACCCTTATCGTAGTTTTCTGGGTCATTAGATACAGATACCACAGTCAGAAGTTCCATCCAAGCGTCATTGTTCCTACACAACAGCGTCACTCTTGAGCCATTATCAAGAACAACTTCACAACCAATAATGGGCTTGATGTCTTGATTTTTACAGGCTTGAATAAAATTCACACAGCCGCTGACAGTGGAAAGATCTGTCAAAGAGGCATGATCATATCCAAGTTTTTTACAGGTTGAAACAATCTGCTTGGATCTAGAGGTTGATACCAAAAGAGAATAATGACTGTGATTTCTTAGCATTGTTAAATTATCCTTTACTTATTGTCTTGATTGGTATAGCTACTTGTTTTTATGTCTTCTGGCTTAAAAGAAACTTCTTGATCCCAATTATACATTCTATTTCTTGCTATCGCATTCAAGTCTAAACATTCGTTGTTATATTCATCGTAGGCTATAAACCCATAACAACCAAACTCATCCATTCTCCAGCATAAATCGGCAAGATCATTGATATATCCCCTCCTTCTGTCAGAAGACACGGCATTGCAAAAGAAAAAAGTGCAGCCCATATCCAACGAAATACACACCTTGTTGAAAAAATTTACCTCTCTGCCGAAGTCATCTATTGAGCTTTCTATGTCGTTAACGTAAGACATTATTTCTGCCATTACATCTTCTGCATTGGGATAATACTCTCTTGAATAATTCTCGTAGCATTCTTCATCGCTATCACCCCAGTTGTATTTTGACCTTTCCCATTCTTCTTTATAAAACCGCTGCTCTTCTTCGTCCAGCAAGGACCAACTCACTCGACCAAGTTGAGGCCATCCACGGGGTGACAAGACTTCCATCTCTAAAAAAGAAAAATCTGTATCGTATAACCCCTTTGAGCCATCCCAATCAACTTTTTGATTATTAGTGTAAACAAAATCAAAATCTATGGCAATTTTTTCATTTTCTCCACCCATAGAAACTCGATAAACTCTAGACGCATCAGTACTTGGTGCTATTCCGTCGTATTTTATATCCTCCTGTAGAACTTTATTCAAAGCGTCGGTGGGTAAAGATTCTATATAACTTACAAGTTCTGGCTTATTATCAAACCACTCCCCATGCGTTCTCAAGTCTTTGAACTTACTATGGAGTTCTGCTTCGATATCTCCTTTATAGAGACCCACAATTTGTAACTCTTCTGGACTACCGGTCTGTAGTTCTCTAAGTCTTTTGTTTGGGTCTTGCTTGGTTTTACCTATCTTTATACTACCACCTCGGACACTCTGAACAAAATATGTGTACATTTAATATTACTCCTTATTTCTTGCCATCTTCGTCAAGGCGACCACCGCCCGCTCCGTATGTACCAATTTTGTTGACGTTTGCGTGATCGTCCACAACTTTTTCAATACCTTCTAATTGTATCAGATCATGGAAGTATTGGCAAGTTGTTTTTCCTGTATCTTCGTGCATCTCGGAAAACTTACATAATTTCTGACACTTCCAATGACCTTGATCTTTGGATAACTGTCGCGGTATTTCTATAGATCGGATTTCTTCAAACCTTTTCCTTAGCATATTTTCAGCTTTAATGTAATCTTCATCACTAAATACGATGTCAAACAGACCTCCATCATTGATATAGTAAATGCTGGTGTAAAAGTCTCGATCTGGGTACATGTTCTTCAGAGCGTAGAAATACAGAAGAAGCTGTTTGTCTGAGCAAAGATCTTCGTATGTCTTCTCTTTACCAGTTGCCCAGTTAAGTCTTTTGCCTGTTTTATAGTCCAAGACCTGAAAATAGTTTTCATCTTCTTTTACGATAAGGTCAATGGTGCCTTTGATTGAAAGATTTCCAGAGAATACCTTACCGCCTGCTTCATAATAGTATTCAGCCCAAGGTTTGTCAATGGTAATATCAAAGAACAATTCTGTAGCGTAAACATCTTGGTTTCGGGGGTCAAGAGTTCCGTTATTATATGCTAATGCCTTGTATACCCAATTAATGCAAGTCTTTAGGTCTTTTGCATTTAGACCAACATCATCTTCGTGCTTTTTGTAGTATTCAAAGCAAACTTCTGTAATGTATTCAATATCGTCACACTGAGAAAAGCTCAGATCCTCGATGTCATCATTGACCAAAAGAAGCTTGCCCTCCTGTTGAGCTATTCTTTTATCTGCTAAAATTTGCATAGCACGATGTACTACAGTACCAAGCACAGCCTTTTTATTAGTCTTATCCTTTTGACCAAGAACATACTGAAAAAAGTACTTCATCTGGCACATCTCAAAAGTACCCAATGAGCTACTACGATGATAGCAAATAATCATATATTGTCCTTTATTTTATTACAAACTTTTAAGGCGGCAGCAATAGCTTGATCCATGTTGTAATACTTGTATGTTGCTAGCCTCCCAATAAAAATATACTTTGACACATCTATCATTTTTTTATATTGACTATAAACGAAAGTGTTTTGAGTGTCATTAACTGGATAATATTTTTCTTGACCTCTATTGTATTCTTGAGGATACTCTGTAGTTATTACCGTCTGAGAAGTATTTATGTTTTTATAGAAGTGTTTGTGTTCTATTGTTCTAGTGTATTTAATTTCTTCGTCTGTATAATTTATTTGAGCTACAGGTTGTAACCATTCAGCTTGTTTGACTTCATGATCAAACCTTAATGATCTCCAGTCTAAATCACCATGAGCATAATTGAAGAATTCATCAATAGGTCCAGTATAAACTACAACTTTAGCCATACCGTCCCAATAATCTCTTTTATTTAAATAATCTACATCAAGTCTAATTTCTATTCCATCCAGCATATTTTCTATTAATGCGGAGTAACCTTCTTTTGGAATTCCTGAATAGATACATTTATGATAATCATCATTTCTATTTTTTCTAATTGGAATTCTACTAATAATTAATGCAGGTAGATTTCTAGGCTCCTTGCCCCATTGTTTTTTAGTGTAACCGTAAATAAACTTGCGATATATTTCTTCACCAAGATTTTCTATGGCATATTCTTCTAGATTTTCAAAGCCAGCCTTTGGTTCTGTATTTAGTTTTCTCAAAAGATCCTGATCGACATCACCCCACAACTCTTCTAGTGTATTGAGGTTGATTGGGAAAGAGTATAATGTTCCACCTTGAGAGCATTTGACCCTGTGTCTATAATCATTAAAGGGAGTGAAGTTGTTTACATAACCCCACAACATAGGAGAATTTGTATTAAAAATGTGAGGACCATACATATGAGTATGTATTCCTGCTATTTTTTCTGTATATACATTTCCTCCCATAGTTTTACGGCGATCAATAACAAGGCATTTTTTACCAGAGTTTGTCATCTCTCTAGCAAAAGTCGCCCCGGACAATCCAGTTCCAACTATTAGAAAGTCATACTTCATTTGATTGATGCTGTGAATTTATTTATTTCTCTGAGCTTCTTGGTGATACCAAGCTTGATCAGCGACTCGATGAATAGATCACATGATTCCTGAAGATTCATACTGTCATTTTCAATTACGTCGTCAAAACCTTCATAATTGTCAGCGTCAATTTCACTTTGGTGGTTACACTCATATAGTGATCTCTTTAGACGAATAACTTTTCCACCTCGTGCCTGAACGGCGTGAATCTCGTTCATGAATCGACAGTCGCCAATGATGGCAATCTCTGGCTTATCTTCTTCAATTCTACGGAAGCAATTTTCCAACCAGATTGGCTCGTACATTTTACGCATAATGTCTGTGCCAAGATACTGCATAAATTCGCGTGCGGTCATTGGGCCTGCGGCGTGATACATTAATCCATCAGGTTCTCCATCTGAACATAGGATATCCCAGACCTCTGAACATGTAATTACTCCCGGCATGTTTTCCCAACGTAAATGCTCCTGCACTTGGTTCTTTTGTTCGTCAGTACCATATACACATTCCGGTGGAATGTTGAACAACATCACACACATCTCTTTTAGAGCATCCGCAAAGTTGTAAGCACGAATGAGTGGCCAGATGTTCTTCGTCGCATAGCGATAGAAATTATCATTCCTTTGTTGCAAATCTAGCACACCCATTTCCTCAAAGTCATTACCCTTCTCGTCTTGAAATGTACAGTTGACGACTAGGTTTCCTTCTGGAGATAGAAAAAACTTTTTTACCACATCATGACGTTGCATTTCATGACCGTGTAAATAATTAGAAAGACTGGTTTTTCCAGACTGCTTCTTACCAGACAATGCTACTATGATGGTCATACTTAACTTTCCTAAATTAAAGTTGTGGTTTTATAATATTATTAATTTCAGTTACGGTCATATCTCCAATATCATTGGTAGGAGTGTTGACTCTTTTTACATTAAATAAATATTTGAATCTTTCTTCAATGTCGTTAGCACACTTTTGACCAGCCTCATCAGCGTCGGTCATTATCACCACTGTTGAAACTCCAGATTTCTGTATTAAGTATTCTTGAGAGTCGCTAATCTTAGAACCAAAAATACCAACAACATTATTGATGCCAGCTTCATAAAGCCGTATAACATCTCCTTGTCCTTCCACCAATATTATAGCATCTGTCTCGCCCGTGTATTTCAACGCTTTTCCATAATTGAACAGAAAGTTGGATTTATTGAACCCCTTCTGGTTGATCCATTTTCTTACGTCTCCACAAACAGTTCTTCCAACACAGCCAATCATATATTCATCGTTTTCATCGTACACCGGAAAAACAACTCGATTATGCATTTGACTTCCGGGTCGAGTGCAAAGACCAACATCAAAATGATTCAACGCCTCTTCCGTAAAACCTCTTTTGATATAATAATTACAAGGAAATTCTAAATGGGATCTAACCATCCGCCGTGTTATTCGGTTATCCTTAGATGATTTCTTCCTTGGATTTTTAATCAACTTGTCTATAGGATCTACTGTGGTTATCAGCACATCTCCAACACTTACTTTAACATCAGCACAAAAAGTCTCAGCGAATTTCAGAACTTCTGGGAACTTGAAGTCCCTATTGTGTTTATCCTCAAGCAACATCCATAAAAGAGATAGAATATCCTTGCCGGGTTTGTTAAGATGACACTGCTTAGTATTACAAAACCATCTTCCATAATGTTCGTCGTTATCCTCTTCTACATTAATGTTGAATGCTGTATAGTTATCGCCGTGGTGTACCGGGCAGCATGTTGTTAGCCTTCCATCCGCCTCGTAATAATCAATATCAAAGTGGTCAAAAAGATCGTGAATCTTCTTCATCAGTTTCTTCTTCAGGAGAATAACCCTCTGTATTTTCGCCAAGTTCTTGGTTTCTACCGTCATGTTTCTTAATCTCTCTAATAGTTCCTAATTCCCTCAACCTAGCAAACTGACCATCCATTTGCAGACAGATATATCCTTCGTCTTCTATTCCAGGACCGTGTCTTGAAACGATTGGTATTAGTTTCTTATTGCCATTTTGTATACCATCTTGTAGTTTCTCTTCATCTGTTTTATCCTTGAAGATTGTGAAACTGGTACACAGCCATACAAGTCTATCGGAACCACTAACCACGTCTGTTGACTCTTTTGTGATACCATCTCTGTTAAGCTGAACAAAAGAAAGGCACGGGCAGTCATTTTCTACACAGAAATTATGTAGCTGAGTAATCTGGAATCCGAGAACTTGGAACTCTGCCATATTGTTTGAAATGGAGGAAGAAGACATTAACTTCAAATAGTCATAGATAATCACGCAGTCGTTAAGAACTCCATTTTCGTCATAACCAACTTTCTTGAGCAACCACCTTTTAGCGATAGAAAGAATCTCTTCAAATGGTCGTCCAGCAATGCTGATATAATCATATGGTAATTCTTGTAGTTCTTCTATGGATCTTAGTAAAGCATCTTCTTTTTCTCCATCATCAAATGCCTCACCTTTTGCAATTTGATTGATTTCAATATCAGTAAGATTAGCCAAGATTCTGTTCCAATGATCTTGCTTGCTCATTTCTGTATCCAAGACCAGCACTGGAATTTTGTGAGTAGTGGCAATGTTTAATGCTATATTGTCAGCAAGTACAGACTTACCAGTTTTAGGACGAGCGGAAATAAGATCTACACACTTTCTGCGTAATCCACCACCAATAGCTTTATCGTAAGCGGGAAAGCCTGTAGGAATACCAATAGACTTTCCTTTATTGTTTCGTAGATGTTCGATATAATCGTCCAGATCATCACCAATAGCTTGAGGAGTCATATCATCTTCTTTAATATAATCCAAGCAAATCTTTTGAATTGGAGATTCTACGACGGATAGAATATGTGCAATGGATTCGTCTCCACTTACATCATTGAGATCTTTGTACATGTCCCGAAGCTGACCCTGAAGTTTACGACCAAACTCCAGTCTTTTTAGTTTTTTAGCATGTTCTGCCACATTATTAATATCAATCGGCGTACTCATAACACCTTTGATATGTTTCAGAACATTGTCGTTTTCCACATACTCATCTAAACCAATACTTTTAGCTGATGATAGAATTTCCGTATATCCAATACTGTCATTAGTAGATAGAGCATGATGCACACATTTATAAATGACCTTATTGTGATCAATTGTAAAGCTATTCTCGTCAACGTACAATTCTACCTCAAGCAAGCAATCACTACCATGCTGCATCAAACCAGAAAGAACCGCACGCTCGGAGGCAACGTTTACAAGATTTGTTTCAATTTTAGACATACTATCCTCGCCGTGTCAAACATCCATCACAAGTATAATTATCACGAGCAAACATAGGATTTACTTGAAAAGTATTACTACAAGATCCACACGTTACACTGGCTTGCTTATATTTTTTTCTTATATTTCTTTTTTTATCTGTTTGTATACTGTCATTAATTCGATCAAAACCATCATCTCTACCAGCTTGAGAAATAACATCTTCCATATCTTCAAATTTATTTTCAGACGACGCCCTATCACTAACTTTTCTGGATCTACTAGCACCACCCGTACTAAAGTCGCCTTCTTCTTTAGAGACTTGCTCTTCAACTTTCTTCTTCCTTGGTCGCCCTTTTTTCTTTTTAGGTTTTACAGCCTGTTTTTCATTTTCAAGACTGTCAAGCCTTGACATCATCTGCTTTAACAAGGCTGTTGTATCATCTTCTTCAACACGCTCTGGAATGTCGATGTGTTCACCGCACAGAATATAATACGCCTCAGAAACAAGGCACCATTCCGAATCAGTAATGGCTTCGTGCAGTAAATCTGATACCTGCGTAATATGATCGATCATAACTTCTAAGCTTTTAACTGTGGATTTCATCTGAAACTCTTTCCTTTTCCTAAGTCTTGAAATATATTCGCTCGCTTCTTTAGGTCTTTACATGTCTCTTCCAGCGATAGAATACCAGCATACAACCTTAGTCGGCATTTTTCAACAACTACCGCATAAGAATTATCACGAATGATGTTCTTCTTTTTGATTTCCGCTGGCATGAACTTATCTTGTTGATCCCACTGCTTAGCACAAAGATAGTTTATTGCCTCTTCACACCAGTTGAACTGGCTTCTAATTAAATCTAACTTTCTTTGTAACGCACCAGCATAATTCATTATTTGTAGACTGTATGCAAAACATTCATCTGCATCAAGTCCAGCAATAGTCTCAGACGAAATACTGAGAATATACTCACATTCATCATCAACTTTAAAATTTGGTATATTATTTTCCTTACAGAAAGCCTCAACCCATTCTGTAAAGTTACTTAGTCCAGCGACTGAGTCTGTGTCTTCAATATTAAGTTCTTCCATTCTTTTCTTTCATTGTAAGGTAAGATGGCGATTTTGATACCATTTAGTGTACACCATTCTATTTTATCAGCATCTCTTTTTTTAGACTTTACGAAATCCATTTTGGTTTTATGGAAAAAAGAACAATAAGAATAATGTTGTTTACCGTGAACTTCTACGATCATCATAAGGTCTGGAATGAAAAAGTCAGCATATAAAAGAGAAGATCTTCCCAGTTTTTTACTTCCGGGAAGTGTGACCTCTTCATATAGGGAATATGTAGGATATAACTCCTGAAGTATAACCCTTACTTCTTTATGCAGAGATGACTTTTTGCTGTGATGTTTTCTTGATTTATTTTTGGAGAAGTTAAATTTGTGCTCGTTGCCGTCAAATCCAACTACTCTAAACATCCGCCAGCATCTCTCTAACTTGATCTTCTACTTCTGTGTAGACAGACTTATTTTCGACCAGAAAGTCGTAGATTTTTGCTTGACCTTGGAACTTGGGTGCTTCTTCATAACCTTCTCTGCCCTCCAAGAATGGAAGACTGTACCAAGCACCAGCTTTGTCGACAATACCAAAAGATTCAGCAAGTTCGATGATTTCTTTTTCTTTGTCGATACCTTTGTTGTATTTTAAGTAGCTAATACACTCAGCACCAGAAGCACCCATAGACGAACAGCTAATCTTCCAGTGAATCAATTGACCTACCTTTTTACCGCCTTCTTCCCAAGGTTCTATTCGGGCAACATCCAGTCTAGTATCCGCTTGATATTGCACCATGACACCACAGTCTGGAACTTTGATTTTGCCATATCCACTTGTGTTTGTGATGTAGTGTGTAATGATCACTACGATGATCTTATTTTTGACCACCGTCTGAGCGTTCTTTTTAATCCAGTGGCTTAGGAGGCGAGGTAGGTTGTTTCTGATGTTACCAGAGGCGTCTTGCTCAAGTTCTGCTCGTGGCACGAGAGATGAGCATGAATCGATAACGCAAACAGCACCTTTGTTTTCTGGACGCTTGATTAGGTTTTCAGCAATCTTAAGAAAATCCTCAGCAGCAAGCGATTCACCTTCTTCTGGACTATGAACAACCTGAATCTTATCAAGATCCAAACCTTCTGTTCCAACCAGATTGTATACCTTCAGGCGACTTTCTCCATCTACATAAACCACAGGTCGTCCATCATCCTGTGCGTTCTTGCAAATCTGTAAACAAGTGCTACTCTTTCCAGTCTTGGGGTCTCCGCTAATAATTGTCCAGCTACCCTCCAATAGACCACCATTTAGTGCTAGGTCAAGACTGGGACTAACCGTAAGTGGTTTTAGCTCTTTTCTGGCTGAGACCAATTCTGATCCAGCAGATAATACTTTTCCAAATTCTTTTTCAATAGCCTTATCTGTACTAAGGTCAACTTTCTTTTTTGCTTTTGCCATAAATCACAAGTCCTTCAATATGTTTTTCTTTTTATTGCCAAATGGTTTAGAAACTTCAATTTTTTCCTGCTCAGACTCAAGCAGTTCTGTATCCTTTCTTTGCCTTTCATAATACTCAATTATTGGCGTTAGCTTTTTTATGTTCTCCTTCTTGGATAGCTTGAGAATGTACTTTGCTCTATTTGATTGTATCGCTTGAGCAACCGAAAGTACATGATATTTCTTCAATAATTTATTAGCTGCGATAACTTCACCTTTATAGGCACCATGCAGTCGATTTCCTGTAAGCCAGAATTGTTCAGCATTCTTGCCGGAATTAAATGCTTCGCTGCGTTTTTTGAATATCAATTCGGCTATATAATTACCAGCATTGATATATCCTTCTTTGTACATAGACTTAAAAGGATATTTTTCACTTTGTTTATGGACTTTAGTCTTTTTAGTCTTTGATTGTATGGATGTGTCCTTTGAGTTTTCCTGACAAGACGTTGTCTTTTGCTTTTCTGTTTGATTCTCCAACTTCTGATGCCTCCCGAGTCATAACTGTATAACCTCTTTGTTTATTACTAACCATAAGATCTCCAGCAGAAATACTATCAGATTCTTGCTTGCTTGTCAAGCATTCATCATAGTATTTTTGTATAACAGATGGCGATCTTCTTAAGTCTTTTGCTACAGCTTCCATATCGACTGATTCACAATTTTGCTCAATGTAAAATTTTTCAGCCTTGGTCAGTGGCTTTGTTGCTCTTTTTTTCGGCATTTGAAATTTCTTTCTTTAATGAATAATGAATTTTTTCTAATTTGATTTTAAGATCTTGAAGTGCATCAACATAGGATGGACTTACGTCTTCGTATTCAAGCTGGAACCCACCAGCAATTGCCTGTAATTCCTCATTGCTTAAAGTTTTAATGTATGATACTGGAGACCCCTCACTCAGTTCCACCAAGCAAGGGGTTATCAGTAGTACCGTCTTGTACTCAGCCATTTTCTATGAACCTCCTCCGTTGAGAGTCGTTCATTCCATTGATTTTAGAATGCATCTCCTTTCGAGCTTCCTTCATGGCTGTTTTTTTGGAATCCTTATCCTTAAGAGTTCTTTCCTGAACTTCTTGTTTTCCAAGTTTCTTCGCATTTCGCTCGGATAGTTGACCAAGTGTTGTTGCTTCTTGTTTTACAAATACCGTAGGAGCAAATAGTACCCTCTCTAAAGTATTTCTGCCACACGCATCGCACTTTACCAACGGTTTGTCTTTGATTGACTGCTGAACATCACACAGTTCATAATCGCAGTCCGAGCATTTATAATCATATAACATATTATTCCTCTAATGCTTTTAGAACTTCTCCTAGAATTCCATTTCTTTGAATATCATCATATGTCAATTCACAATTGGCAACTCCATTAATATGCTGTAACTTTTCAATTATTGTTTGAAGTCCACTTTTTGATTTGATATCAGTTTGTTTAGTGTCACCATTGATCAAAACCTTGCTATTTTCACCCATTCTGGTTATAAACATTTTGATTTGATCAAGAGTACAGTTTTGAGCCTCATCCAATATCATATAGGTATTATGAAATGTTGCTCCTCTCATAACCTCTAAAGGCTTAAACTGTATTTGATCATTGTTAAAATAATGACCATAAAAAACTTGTGTCAGGAAATACTTAATATTTTCCTGCATTGGTAGTAAATAAGGTGCAATCTTATCAGAAAGTTCACCGGGAAGTGAACCAATATCTCTACCCGCACAAACCAAAGGTCGGGAAATAATTATTTTTTCTATTTCACCATTATGTAGAGCATGTGATGCCATACCAGAAGCAATAAAGCTTTTGCCACTTCCAGAAGGACCGGAACAAAATATTATAGAGTTTCCGGCAAAGGATTTGATATATTTTTTTTGATTTTCTGTTTTTGCTTCTAAAGGAATAATGGATTTATGCGAATTAGAATTTGTGCTTCTCTTTCTTGATTTTCTCTTCATCGAGATCTTTCGCTAAACCGGGTTCTTTTTGGACGACCAGAATTTACAACTCCAGTATTTTGCCTTCCATTTTGGACCTGGGCTTACATCACACTTGTGTCTTGCTCTAAAAGATTTGCGTCTAGCAGGGTCATCACGTTTGATTTCCATGTTTGGATCGCCAAAGTTAACCTTAACCACATTACCTTTGTCGTTTTTCACATAAACAGAAAACTTCTTTGGTCCTTTTGGTGTTCTGAAAGGCTTATTTAAAGTAACCTTTTTGCCTTGATACTCGGAGGCTTTAACAAGTTTCAAAACTCTACCATCTTTTTTGTATAAACCTTTTCGTCTGTACGTAAAGATTTCTCCAGTTTTTGGGTCTTCATACTTATAAACAGCTTCAGCCTTTGATCTCCTTGGATGCCCTTTTGGTAAAAGATCATTATCTTGTGTATATGCTGAATTAGATGGTTTTCCGGTTCTAAGCAGTGTAAGAAAAGCATTTACCCTAGCCATAGCCCATCCATCTCTGGACATCTTAGGGGCATGACTTGTAGAATAAGCTCCAGCACCTCTACGATAAACAGCTTTGAGCATACCAAGAGTTGCCTTTGAACCTTTACCCTTAGCATTGTGTTCTTTAACTTTTTTAGAAAGTTTTGCTATAGTCTGCTTGCTAAAAGTGATCTTACCTCTAGGATCTTTAGCACTACCCGGCTTATTCTTCTTAGAACCTTTCTTTCGATCTTTCTTTGGTGCGGGAGTTCTACGAGGGTCATTTTTTCCGGGTTTGTCAGCTTTTGTATGAGTATAACCCATCTTCTTCATCCGTAAATGATCTTCATATGTTTTAGCCTCATAAGGCTTTCCATCCTTGTCGTACATAATATGAGGCTTAAAGTCTTTTTGGTTTTTAGCCCTTTTCCAAGATTCTGGATCTGGACGATCAGGATCTCCCGGCTTTGCAGCTTTGTAATCGTCGCCCTGTCTTTCTTTTTTCTTTCTGATATTTTCCCACAATCCGGGCTTGTTGGCGAAAGTATACTCTTCAGCTTCTTCACCAAAATCTAAATATTCATTTTCATCTGGAATATAAGCTTCTGATTCATCTAAAATAATTTCAGTTGAACCAAAAGTATTTTCGTAATGACTATCAGAAATACGTGCAGAAACAGAACTTTTAGAAGATGTTTGACAAACGGCAAATCTTTGACCTTTGTCTGGATATTCTGAATTCATTATTGAATCAGACATACATCTTAACATAAAATCATCACGATCTTCATCGTCTCTTCTTTTAGGAATTGGCATTATCGTCACTTTCTTTAATAAATACGCCATCTTGCATCCTACCCTTACGGTCCTTGATATCATCCCAAGCTTTAGACAAACAATCAGCTAAGGATAATCCGTTTCTTTCTGCTATATTAATCAGGACGACCATCATATCGCCAATATCATCCGCAACACTTTTACCTTTACAGATGCTATCTGATAGTTCACCCGCCTCTTGAATGAGTTTACAATACTGATCTTTATCTGTAGCACCTTCAATCAGATTGCGATCATGATGCCACTGAGTAATTTTTTCTACAAAGTCATCAGTTTCACTGATGGGAATTATAACTGTATCAGAACAAGATTTAGTACAAGTTACAGATTCTTCAAGTTTACCATTCTGGAGTTCATGAAGTTGTGCCATACGAGCCTGTTGATCATTGCATACACAACTATTATTTTTCCCGTAACCGCCATACATTCTCATAACTGAAAACCTCCAAGATCCATATCTTCTAAGTCATTTTTACTGGCACCAATTTTGTAACTTGTGATTTCGTGTTCTTGTGGTGCAACCTGAACACTTTCACTATTCATCCAACTATCTGTCCATCCAGAAATAGGGTTCTTGAAACCAGTTTCGTAAGGCAGACCAATAGCTTTTCTTCTAGAATGACACAACCAATCAATATACTGGTGTAAAACAGCCTCATTGAGACCTATAATACTACCATCTTTAAAGAGATAGCTGGCCCATCTTTTTTCTTCTTCAGCAGCAGATTCGAACATTTTACAGGCATCTTCTTCACATTCTTTTGCCACTGAAGTAAAGCCTTCTTCTTCTACGGTATTCAAGATCTTTAGGATCTCTTGAGTATTATATAGGTGAAGTGCTTCGTCTCTTTTGATTAGCTTAATAATGTCGGCATTGCCTACCATTTTTTTGTTTTCAGCAAAAGCAAAAGAACAGATGAAAGATACGTAGAATCTAATGGCTTCCAAAATGTTAATCGAAACAATTGTCATATAGATTTGCTTCTTGATTTCCTTCGTGGAATTCTTAGAGCAAGCCATACCCATCAAATTATTATAGTCCTCAATAGCAACTTTTGCTCTTTTAATAATCTCCTTATCGTCATAAATTCCCCCAAATACCTCTCTTGAGTCGGGGTAGACATTTTGAATAATGTAGCTATAACTTTGTGAGTGAATCTTTTCAAAGAACTGCCATGTCATGAGACATGCTTCTAGTTCTGTATTTGTTACAAACTCAAGGAGTGTAGGAACTCCACGGCAAATGACACTGTCGAGCATAGTCTGATACTTGAGATTAGATGTAAAAATAAACTTTTCATTCTCGCTCATCTCAAGGAAGTCATTCCTATCCTTTTTTAATTCAATCTCTTCAGGCCGCCAGAAATTCATCATCTGACGACTATCTAAGTCTTTAAAAACCGGATATTTAATAACGTCAAATCGTTGCACACCCAAATCTTTGCCCAAGAAAAGAGGTTGTGTCATCGGATCAATATTTTTTAGATTGAAAATAGTTCTCATCGTTATCACCTACCTAGCAAATGTAAAAAAATCAACAAACTTATCAAAATATAAACCTAGTAGAAAAGTTCCAATTGGCAAACCTGTGATAGCGAGAAAGAATCCTGCTTTAAATTTAGATAAAGAATTACTTAATATAAAATTTTTAGCAGATATTTTAGCTGCTTCTGTAAGAAATTCATTTCTTTCTTCTACAGCTTTTTTAACATCAATTGGTTTTCCGTGAATACAATATTCTGGTTGCTCATCGGCCCTAGCTAATGCCTGACGAATGGCTCTTTCTGTGAACAGCATTTTCTGACCTTTGCCGGTGTGAATAAAAAAGTAATACTGGTCAACACCATTATATGTTCTTTTATTTTTAACACGATATAAGAATGAAGGAAAAAGATGCTTCATGCTTTACCTTTCTAAAATATGGATTAGATTGAGCAAGCCCCACCTGCACAGCCAGAGTCGTCATCAATATCCGATGTCATATTCTTTTCAGTCTCTCCGTCACCATCAGGCGTATTGCAATAGTATAGATTCTTTATTCCATGTTTAAAAGCATAAATCTGATCTTTAATCAAAACACTCAAAGGAATATTGCCATTGTCGTAATGACTGTAGTTATAGTAAAGATTTAAGCTAATTGACATATCTACAAACTTCTGGATAACAGAAGCAATATCAATCATACCTTTATTGCTGGTCATTTCCCAAGCTTGAGTATAATATTTTTTCTTGCTGGAAAAGTTTGGAACCAACTGCTTAAGGACTCCGTTTTTAGCTTTCTTGTATGACAAAAGACTTCTTACAGGCTCAATACCATTAGTACTGTTTTGGATAACAGAACTACTTTCACATGGCATAATTGCTGATAAAGTGGAGTGTCTTAGGCCAAATTCCTTAATTCTTCCACGAAGACCTTCCCAATCCATTTTGTATTCAACCTTAACAAGATCGTCAACAGACTTATTGTACCAATCAATGGGGAGAAGTCCATCAGCATATTTAGTTTCATTGAATTTAGGGCATGGTCCTTTTTCTTCAGCGAGCTTGCACGATTCACTAATAAGGTTATACTGGATCTCTTCCATGATCTCATGAACAAGAACGAGTGCCTGTGGATCATCGTATGTTAGTTTATTTTTAGCGAGAAATCCCGCAAGGTTGGTGACACCAATACCAAGAGATCTACGATTCTTTGTAAAGTTTTCTCCAGCTTTAACTGGATAATCTTGATAATCAATGATTGCCTCAAGAGAACGAACTGCTGCGGCACATGCTGTTTGAATTGCTCTACTACCCGTCATTTCAATTAAGTTAATTGCCGATAGCATACAAATACCGATCTCTCCCTCTTCATCTTCAATCGAAGTGATTGGTTTTGTTGGGTGGAGGATTTCCTGACAAAGATTACTCATCCGTACAGGAACATTCCAAGAACTGTGTTCATTGGCGTTGTCAATATTCATAGCATAGATTCTACCAGTTTCGAGTCGCTCACGACTGTAAATCTCAGCAAGCTTGACGGCAGGAATCTTCTTTCGGAATAGTAGACCTCTTGCGTTTTCGTACTTCTTGTACAGTTCTTCAAACTTTTCATTATCGCCAAATGCCTCATAAAGATCTGGCACTTCATTTGGACTGAACAGAGAAATTGTTTCATTAGCGATCAGTCTCTCATAGAATAGCTTACAAAACTGCACAGAGTAATCAAGCTTACGAACTCTATTGTCGTCAGTTCCAGCATTGTTCTTTAGCTGAACAACATCTTGAATCTCATAATGCCAAAATGGAATGTGAACTGTCGCACTCCCGCCGCGAATACCGTTTTGAGATGTAGACTTAACAGCACTCTCAAAATTCTTCAGATATGGAATGAGTCCGGTGTGAATGACTTCGCCACCACGAATCGGAGAATTAATTGGGCGAATACGACCAATATTCAGTCCGATACCAGCACGGCGAGCCGTGTAGCGACCAACAGCGTGTACTGAAGAGAAGATACTGTCAAGATCGTCGTCAACATCAACCAAAACACAGCTTGCGAACTGACGAATGGAAGTTCTAACTCCAGCCATGATCGGAGTTGGAAGGTTGACTTTGAACGTTGAGTATGTATCATATGCTTTTTTGACAGACTTAACATCGTCAAACAGACACATAGCAATTAGCATATATGCAATCTGTGGTGTTTCGTAGATAACTCCGGTGGATCTGTTCTTGACAAGATACTTGTCAACCATCTGCTGAAGACCGGAATATGTAAACAGATCATCTCTATCATGTACAATGTGCGATCCAATCTTTTTGATATCGCCCTCGCTCCACTTCTCTAGAATCTGAGGATCATAGATTCCATTATCGACATTCAACTGAATTTGATGTAGAAGACTGGGAGGTGTTGTTGCGTGACCCCAAACATCTTTTCTGAGGTCCATATTCAGCAACTTGGCGGCAACGTATTGGTAGTTTGGATTATCTTCTGAGATTAGATCGCTAGAAGACTTGATCAAGATCTTATGAATATCCTTAGAGCTAATGCCATCAAATAAAGAGAGTCTTGCATTCATTGCAATTTCAGAAAACGACACTCCGTTTATTCCGTCAGTCGCCCATTCTAAAACCTTATGGATCTTGTCAACATCGTAATCTTCAAGTGATCCATTTCTCTTCTTTATTTGCATTGTACGACTTTCAAAATATAGGGATAAAAAATACCAGCAGATTGCTCCGCTGGTTAAGTTGTACTAAGTTTTATTATGCTGTCAACTAATCTGTTCGTAAGTAAATGGAATATCTGGAAAGTTGTCTAATTCCAAAACCCCACCTTTGTCGGAAAAATGTACACCAGAAAGCTTGATAGAAAATGATATAATTTTCTTGATTGAAATAACAGGCTGGTTTTTTGGAAAAGAGACAACGACTGATGTATCATTTTTTTTAATATTGATGTCAGTATCTTTATCACATTTTATCTTAAAACCTCTTACTGAAAATCCATCCTCAGAAAATATTTGATCAACTATTTTGAATATTTCATCAAATGTCATTGCTGATACGCCTTGAGTTTATTCAATACAAATTCAGCAGTACATCCTCCAACCCAAAATTCTTTGAATTGCCCATTAACCTCTATTACAAACTGTGGTATGCTAGTGCTCTTAGTTAGTTTTACATTTTCTGACCATCTTTTTTTATCTTTATCAATATCTACGACCTCATAATTAGAAAAACTTTTTCTGACTTTAGGAAGTTCGTTTTTCTTAAAAACCTGACAAGGCCCACACCAAGAAGCAGAAAATATAACCAACTTAACTTTTGCTTTTAGAAGTGCATCTAAATCTCTCATTAGATTAGATTCTATAGTGGCTACATCCTTTTCACATCCACAATTAACACAGTCACATCGGCCATCAGTGCAATTACATGTACCATTATTATAGCACTTGCAGTCAGATGATTCACTGGTATTTTGGTCTGAAGATCCACTTTTGACGCAATTACATATACCATCACCTTCGTTAAAACACTGACATGGCGTTTTATGTCCGTCGCCATGAATCATGACTTTACTTCCGTCGCAGTCACATTTAGTTACTGGATCTGGTGTAGGAGGATCTGGTGTGTCTGAAGATTCTGTTGATTGAACAATAAATGATATATAACCTTCATTTTTAACTTCGTCAAACTGAAACACATTTCTGTCGTCAGCATTTAATACAAACATATCAAATGGAATAAAAGAAATTAACAGTAGGACTAATATTGTTATAGATTTTCTATTCATTAGATTATCCTTGTGTTTAGCTTATTAACTCTTTTTTCGAATCCATCATAACCACTGTACGCCCAACAATCACCAGTTTTTAGAATTTTTCTTTCGATATCATCTGCATCAACCCAGAAAGATCCATCCGGTTGATTATTTCTTTTTGGACCTCCATTCCATTTTCCCCAACTATTTTGTACTAAAACGCCAGGTCTTTTGTAAGCATCGTCAACACCAAGAATACACATTTGATGATGCCATGTACCTTGAGGTCTAGCGAATCCCTCTGAATCTCTTCTTGATGAAAATCCTTGGCTACTTGCTATAGTAACAGCATAGCCATTAGCAATTAAATCTCTAACTTCATTATAGCTTCTTACTTGAGATACCGTAATAACCGGGTGGTCTTTGACAATTTCTACAAATTCTTGAGGTAACTTATATCCTTTTCTACCCCAAGTTCTGGCTTTACTTCCTGAATAATTTGTTAAATCAATATTTCCATATTGTGCTCTTGGCAAGGCACCATATTGATTTACATATTTTGCAGCCCAAATACCAAATGAGCCATCACTATTACCAAGTCTACCTTTGCCAATAACGTTTCTACTACCCCAATAAATATCTTCAGTTGATGTTCTAGCAACCCACTTTTCGTTTTCACCCTTTATAAAAATATCCACACATTTGATCGCATCAACAGCATATGCCGCACCATGAGCAACACAGTCGCCAATAGTTTGCTTTCTTATTGGAAAACTTCCGGAAACCTTTTCGATGATATCGTACAGTAACACCTTTTTGTTTTTGCCAGAATCCTTTTTTATTTGAGAATGAATATCCGAAAAAACAGGAAATGGGAGGCTTTCCATCGCCTGCTCCACTTCCTGCGGGTCATCAATCCATCCACATAAATCGGATAGGTCACTCATATTTTGTAGCCTCCGCTAAGTCTTTAAATATCTTAGCAAATTCTTTTCTTTCTTGGTCGGTTTTGAGATCTTTGGGTATATCATACTCTACGCTTACCAAATAATCAGAAACAGCATCCGTAAAATCGGAATACTTATCTCTTTCCCAACCATAACTTGATTGTACTCTGCCAAGTATCGGGTCGAATTGAGAAGTATTAACCATTGTCTCACATTTTAAGAGATATTCTGCACCACCAGAAAATAGTTTATGAATTAACTCTTTATCTTCTTTAGAATCTATTTTAGTAAATTCTTCTTGTACGAGTTTTAATTCATTACTAGCATCATTCTGAATTAGCATTGCTTGATCTGACTTCATGAGCCAAACCGAGCCAGCTATTATCATGGCAGCAACTGAGATAACTAATGAAGTTGAATTATTTTTATCCATCTACATTTACCTCTTTTTCATTTTTTGGCTCAACAGCAATGCTTTTTGCTTTAAAAAGGAAGTTGTTGAGGTCAATAACATTACTCAAAGCTTCTTTAGAAGCTAACTCATCCGCCCTCGTTCTTAAATAGGAGAGACACATGAAGTCAATAAGATCTTTGTTGTCGCTATTGAGTAGTTGCTCAATTGAAGTAATTTTAGTCATTTTCACTTTGTCCTTTTTAATGCTAAATAAACTTTTAAAACTAGCAGATGTTAGCAATATATATATTCCACCGACTCCAGCAATACCCATCTGAACAAAATACTGAATATCAGCAACATCTTTGTCTACCAACTGCCAATATCCAGCCATTCCCCCAGATACTAGAATCAATGCAAGTCCTATCAAAGCATTCATTCAATCAACCTTTCTTTGTGTTGTCCTTAATCCATTTAATTAGAGAATCAAGACCAACTGAAATAATTGGAACAACAAGCATACCTGTAGCACCAAGATCAAGATGTCCAAGATTATCAGCAACATATGTTAATGCTGCCGCACCTCCGACAAGTACTGCATTTTTTACTAAATTGGCTACATCCGCTTTGTTTAAACTAAAACTTTTTGAATTTTCCATTTTAACCCCTTTACTGATCTAAACCTAAAACTAATATTTTGTAATTTACACCAGAACCTTGATCGTTCAACTCAAAAGCCTTATTGCTAGCAGTAACAACGGTTCCAGTGTACACATCATTGTAAGAAAAAGAAGAATATGGTTTTACAACAAGATTACCAGACCCACCATTGAAAATATTTGTGAAAGCATTCGTGCCCGTGGCGGTAACTGTAAAATCATATCCTTCTGTGGTAGAATCATTATAAACTGAGAAGTGTTTCACTCCAGAAAAGTTTATATTTTGACTCGAACCAAAAGTAGTTTGACTTATTGCTTGTAAATCAAACTCGACCGTCCCGCCAGATGGCAGAACTCCAGTTATAGACACTCCGTTAGTTACTTGATTATCTCCACTGCCATAAGTATAGGACGAAGATAAATTCTTTGAATCCGTCAAAGAAGCAGATTCTCCAGCATTCGTCTCTGTTAGAGTGAAACTGGACTTATTATTATATGTTGCTGTTATAGATAGAGCCATATTATTGTTCTTTCAATTCTATGGTTCCAACTGAAATTCCATTGGGAATTCCAATGACCGTTACGTTAACGTTAACTTCTTTACGTGACTTTGTCAAGACTGAACAAGAAATATATCTTTCAAATATTTGAGTATCAGTGGGGTCATTTATTTTTGAAATAAACTTTTGACGATGTGTATCTTTTAAAGCGTCTGGAATTAATGAATGCAATGATTTACCAACTATTTCTGATTTGGTATAACCTAACATTTCCAACGCTCCATTTGACCATGCAAATATTTTACCTTCATAGTCTACCCCAATAAGAGTATTATTTGAAGTATTGATTACCTTTTTTAATAATTCTTGATCATGTCTATTATCTATTTTATCAATACATTTTTTAGTCAAAGATATTTCATGAGACAAATCTTCTTGCAATACTTGCGTTTTTTGCAATATAGTGGATACATTTTTTATAAGTACGATGTTTAACGCAGATAAAATACCAAACGCAAAAATTAGACTAAATACTAATATATTTACGACATAATTATTGTTGTGGCTTCGAGACATTTTCAATCCTTATCTGCAATTTTTCTAATTGATTTTGAATCTCCATATTCTGCTCTAGATTTTTTCTATACATTTCATCAAAATCATCATCACGTCGTTGTATATACTGCAACCATTCCCCTCGCTCACTTTGATGCCTTTCTTCTATTGACGGTATGTGTTTTACCACCAAATACCAAACAAGAGCACCAAAACCACCAGCGGTTGCTAATTGCACGAGAGGTTCAATCCAAGATGTAAAATCACTAGGATTATCATTCATAACTTGCCTCCAAAAAACAACCCTAGACTCCGGATGAAGCTGTGAATTTAGATCTAGTCTAAATAACTTTCTAAATCCGGATATCTAGGGTTTCAATGATAATTACTTACGCACCGGAACGGGCTTTGTAATCATCTTGTTTTGCATCAATCGCACCGTACATGTAAGCCAATTCACCAGGAATGGACTTGTATGTTACGAATTGACCTTGATCTACAGCATCAGATGCATTGTTTGTAGGCAGCTTGAATGTAATATCTCCAGTAGAAGGTGGAGTGCTCCAGTTTGTTCTCTGACCTGAGATTCCAACACCTCTCCAATATCCGGAGCGATGTGCAGTTGTGAGCAAAGCACCTTTAGCACTATCAGTAACATTATTCTTAGGACGATTTCTTGGAATACCATTGATTTGAAGAACAGTATTTGATTGATTGTTGATCTTAGTTGTAACAGTTCTGATAATAAACTGATCTTGATCATAAGCAAATGTACCACCGGTATCTGCTTTTTGAGCACTATATGCGTGTGCCGCACCAGATGCTTCAAGAACTAGAACCCTTCTTTCTCTACCATCAATAGCATTGTCTGTCAGATTGAAGGTTTGAGTGATAGGCCCAGCAGTTGTGTCAGTGGCAGATGTAATACCAATGACTGTTCCACCATCAGCTTTTTCTGTTGGTGAAGAGTTATCACCAGTTGTTCCGTAAATAATTGTGTTTGGGAGTAAAGCCATTTTAATACCTTTCAGCTTTAATTACCCTGTCCTGTTTTTCCTAAAAATAATGTTCCACATCCACTATATTTATACACCTCTAAACATTGTCACAGGTGATAATATTTCCATTTTTTAGGTTTTTTAGTTTTTTTAATTTTAGCTGGTATTCAGCATCAGAACCAAATTGTTTTTCGTTGATAGACGTTACAGATCCGTCAGAACCTATAAATACAGCCCATTTTTCAGAGTCTTTTATAGACATGTGAATTTCGTTGATTTTTTCCATTAAATTAGTAAAGTGTAGCTCAACATTTTCATTTTCTACGAACTCAACGGGATCTAAGTTAGAACACAGTTCTTTTTGAATTTGCCATCTAACAGAGGAAAAGCAAAACATTTTCTCAATACCAATTGCAAACCTGTATTTAGACAGCACCTTTAGACATCCTACACCGTGAATATGATTATCCAAGATATGGAATTCATTATCAGTAATTGGAAAATTAGTGTGTCCAATCCAGCAATCAAACATTCTAACAGCACAAAACTGGTCATCTGGATTCACAACACCAAATGGTGTGTTTATTTTATTGGTAAATAAGTCAATTGGGAGGATCTGGTCAAGCTGAGGTCGAACAAATTCCTGCTCATCTTCCTCATCAAATCCATTCTCAATATTATCTCTTATTTCTATTTCGTCATGTATTTCCTCAAGAATATATTTTTCCCAACCTATTTTTCTTTTCATGGCAGCACTCCTTATCGGAATTGACTTGGTTTAACAACTGGATTGCTATTTTTTTGAAAAAGTCCTATAGATTGATCCTTTTTTTCTTGTTCATCTATTAAAGAGAATAAAATGTTGATTATGTCTTTTTCTTCCTTAGAAAGGTCTTTGCTTTTGAGTATAATATCTCTTAGTAAGAATTGACCCTCTGCGGAAAACATCGTATAAAGTAGACTTTGAAAGTCTGAAAATTCTTTAAAATCCGACTCTAGATCCACCATGCCATTATTATGTGAAATAGTAATTTTTGTCATTTTCTACCCTGCATATTTGAGAACCTATATAAATCCATGCTTTTTTTATTAAATTTCACAAAACTTCCGGTATCCTTACATCTGGTTGAATTCGTAAAAAGATTGAAGTATATTTCAGTTCTTTCTTTGGTGGTTTTAATAGTCGAGAAGCTTTTAAGTGCAAGCGTCTCATCTACGTTATAGATGTGCCTGTCTAATTCGCTACGTAAAAGTGCCTCAAAATTACAAGGATGTTCAACCTTTACTGATGGAAGGTCACTATCTTTTTGCATAAATATCAAAAACGCACCCTCATCCCAACCGTTGTGACTCAAGATTCTCAACACCAGATAAACATCCATTATACCAACCCTCCTAAATACTGTATTTTATCATGAAGTATCGATGTTGAATTTTCCCATGTAAATTTACTGGCGGATTCTACACCTGCGGAGTTGACCTCTAATTCACCTTCCTGCCTTCTCTTGTGTACAGAACGCATGTATTCAACCATCTGGTCTACTTCATCAGAACCAATCTTTCTCCAATCAAATTGACCATGAAACCATTTTCCATCGTTAGCTGGTTCGTATCCACTATTCATTTCAACAAGCATAGAGTTTTCTGAATCACAGAACTCAGTATGGGCAGTTGCATTTGTAATAATTAAATGTCTGCCACATCCTAGTAGTTCTAATGCTTCTAAATTCCAACCTTCAGCTCTTGACGGAAAAATACCGCAATGTATTTGTGACATAATATTATACACCATATTTTGCGTTTTTTGTCGTCCAACAAAGACTATTTTGTCTCCAAGTTTAGTACCTTTGAAGCGGTGAATCCATGCATCAGTTTCATCCTGATTCAAGAAAAAATTATGAGGCATCATAATAAGTGCAACATCATCAGTTTTTTCAAATGCTTTATTGAATATGGCAGGTAGGATGTCGTGCCCCTTCCTAACCTCAAACTTACCAAAATTACCAAATACTGTAGTTCCACCTTGTGGTAAAGGACAAGGCTTGAATATTTCTGGATCATAACCAAGTGGAACTACATGGGTACGTCCAATTTTATCTGGAATATTGGATTCAATAACCCCTTTTGCCCATTCTGATGACACAAACAAATAATCTGGATTATTAAGGGAATGAAGTTCTACATCTCTAAACTTCTCAAGCTCAAAGATAGGCATTCCTATTCTGAGACCTCTTCCGTAAAAAGGATTGAGATCATGTTGGTGCCATATACGTAAGCATGGTGCGGTATAAGAAAAGTCCCAACGAGACATAGCCTTCTCTAGGTGTGGGGCTAAGTTCTCGTCGGGACTATTTTGTCCAATCGGAATGTGTCTAAGGTCATATCCTAATTTAGAAAGTTCCTTAATGAAGTAAGAAGACACATACCCGTAAGATGTTACGTTGATTGGGCAATTTATGTTTAAGATCATTCATCTTTTTTCTTTTTTATAGGTTCAATCTTAGGTTCCATTTGCCTTTGGATTTCAGCTACTTCTCTTTCAAGTTTAGCTTGTTCTCTAATGAGTTTCCGCTTTTTGAGAAGTTTCTGTTTTACCCTAGCTTCTCTAGCTTTTTGCTTTTGAAACTTCTTTCTTTCTTTAGACATCTTCTCCCCCGGATTGTTCCTTTACATAAAGTACTTGATCAGCCTTTACCAATATTGTCTCTGAAAAACCGTATTCACCACACGAACGAATTTCAATACAGTTATCAGTTAGACCACCAGAAAAGACCTCATAAAACTGGTCTAATAAATCCCTAGCTTCGTCTGGAGACAGATATACCGATATTTCACGATTATCCTTTAGAGCGATAGAAATTTTATTATACTTCATTTTAGAATCCAGCTTCAGCTTTTACTTTTCTTGCGAGCTTAAGCAAGCTATTTGCATACACAACAGATACACTTACTTGATTACCTTCTTTGTTGGTAAACTCTTCAGTAGCGAGTCGTCCAATAACCTGAACTCTGTCGCCCTTTCCAACTTCGTGGTACTCAAGATCGTTAAAGACATAGCCAAAAAGCTTGACATCAATGAAAAGAGTATCTTCAACTTCACCTCTTTTGGTGTTACAAGCAACACGGATCTTACCAAATTTTCCACGTTCAGTTTCGATAATGTCTGGATCTCGCACCAAATTACCAATTAATCTTACTTCGTTTGTTAATGACATTCTAATACCTTTCTACTATTGTAAAATCCACCGAAATTAAAAATCCGTTTTTTACAGAAACGGACAGGGGTGTTGCCACTCATTACCGGACTACCGGCCAGAAAAACTGTTTTAAAAAAAGTGCAATATGCCATCGGAATACGTCGTGTTTTTATCACTAATACCTCACCTTCACCTTAGTTGGTTCGTCAGCGTCTAGCGTTTATTTCACGATAACTACGGTATTTAGCCCCCGAATACATTAGCCTTCTTGTATTAGTTGAATACTGTACTCAGCATCTTACCTCGAACAATCTGAGCATGACCGCGATTAGACTGAGAGTAAACAGCCATAGCAAGTTCTTGACTCATTCCAAGACGACGAGCAGCCTGCATTGTGCCACGCTTAGTGTTTGGGAATGTTCCAAGACCAGATGTCAAAGCAACTGCTGTTACTGGATTGACGGTGACACCTCGAACTGCACCGCGACGACCAGTACCAACCAGACGGTTGTTTGTGTAAGTCCAAGAAAATCTAGAACTTACGGTTTCCAATGCTGTGAGAAATTCTGTTTGATTCATGTTTTTACTCCTGAAAAATTTGAAAGTGTTTATGTTGTATTATACCGAGATTGAACCGAATTCTAACAACCTTTTTCGGAAAATATCCAACCGAAAGGTCAAAAAGATGGGTGATATTCTGATTGCTAGGCTATAATCTAATGTCACTTGATGGTTTGTGGCTTACAGTCTCTGTTGACAATTCTAAACTATCAGTTCTGTTGGGCGTAGGCGAAATAAAATCAGCTAAAGAACCTCCAACGGTATGAATTTCCTTCTGGTTGTGTGCAGGCACGTAAATATTCATACTAACCTTTCAGAACTTAAGAGACAGGCGTAAAACGCTTGTCTTTTTTTTGAAATTTCATTTTCGGCTCTCAGCGATTTAATTTAATATCAATAATAAAAACATTCTGTAGTTAACTTTTAAAGACTAAGGAATACTTACTTGTTGGTTAGTTTAAGATTTAAGATCAGTAAAGGGAAGGAAATCCCAAGGATAATATGATTATCACCTCCCTTTAATGAACATGGTCTATGTGGTTAGTTATTTCTAATAATATAAAAAGGACAAAAAAACATGATGACAGAAAAGGCAAAGGTCGTAGAAAAACGATGGGGTCGAGAAATCTGGTTTGCTAATAATGAGGAGAAAGATTATTGTGGTAAGATTCTCGAAATCAAACCAGACAGCCGGTTAAGTCTACACTTCCACATGATTAAAGAAGAACATCTTTTCAACTTGGAAGGAGATTGTCAGGTCACTTATCTAACAAGAAGTGGAGACACAATAAAATTTGACCTTCAGGTTGGTTGTTCTTTTCACATTAGACCTGGACTTGTTCATCGATTTTCTACAAAGAATGGTTGTAGACTTTTAGAGGCTAGTACTTTTCATCGTGATAGTGATAGTTATAGAGTGCAACGATGAGCCTATCAATAGAAGATATTTCGTGTTGTGCAAGGACCGATTGAAGATAGTACATTTCATCTTGACTCAGATAGTTATAGGGTATTTATATGACATGCTTTAGTATAGTTTTGGTTTCTAGATCCAGACCGTTAATGATGTTAGACTTATACAAGTCAATAAAAAATACATCAAAACTTGATAACGAAATACTTATAGGTTTAGACAACGATGATGATCACTTAAATGATTATATAAAAATATTCTCAGAAATTGAAAATGTACAGTTGTTCATAGAGGAAAGAAACTCAAATCTGCACACTAGGATAAATCAATTATTACCTCATGTTAAAGGTAAATATATATTTGTATTAAATGACGATTGTAAATTGATTGAAAATTCTTGGGATAAATACTCTATAGAATTGTTAGATTCTTTTGGTGATATAGTATATGGTAAAACATACGACAATAGTATTGATAGAGTTAGCAATACCTATGCCGCATTTCCTATTGTTTCAAAGACGGCTGCTAAAAAACTAGGCTTCATAATGGATGAAACTTTTGGCAATCATGGCTCGGACGTTATGACCTATAGAGTTTACGAGGGTGCAAATAAAATCGTTGATTTGCCCGGAGTTAGGATTGATCACGTTCTACACAATTCAGTAGATGCTTTGCAAGATAGGAAAAGAGATAAAACAGCAGTCGATATGATTAATAGAACTTTTTCTGATGATAAATTTTCAGTTGATAGTCTTTTTAGTATTGATACCTCAAAAAAATCGGAGATGCTTAAATGAAATTATTAACAGTATATAATACTTGTGGTATAAAAGGTGTTGAAAATGTATATTATTATATTGCTGCATTGGAAAGTATTTTTAAACAAGAAGGTGTTGATCATGATATTGTGGTTTCTGCGTGTTTAAATAAAATTTCTACATTACAAAAAATAAAAAACAAATTTAAAGACATAAGAATAAATTTAATAAATGATGCAGTTCCTGTTAATGTGAGCTTTAATCATACTTGCGAAATGTTTAATGATTCACATGATGCATTTTTGTATATTGATTCCGGCATAATTATGCCTGATAAATTCACTATAAAAAAAATGATTGACAGGCTTGAATCTGGACCATATTCTATGGTTTGTTCTAATGTTAATAATGATGTCGGCCAGGCTGTTGAAGATACACCCAATTACGATAAAGGTGATGGTATACTGACTGATGATGTTGGTTCGTTTGTGTCAGTAGGTTCGTCTTTAAACTTGCATTGTCAAATATTTTCAAAGCAGCTAAAAGAATTTTATAATAGAATTATTCCCGACATCTTTGCTGGACATTGTACTGAGTCAGTACTATCTTTCCTTTGTGCGGCATTAAAGACAAGATGGGCTTTTTGTGATGACGTTTTAGTTTTTCATGCGATAAATATGGATGGGCAAAGTTCCGGTTTCGACCCTTTAAAATGGATGTATGAAAAAAAGAGACAAACCTATGATCATCCATTTGTTATAGAGAGCTATTTGGATAGATTCACAAATCAATATGCAAAAAGTATAGGGTTAGGATTTGAGGAGTGTCGTAATGTTGTTATGCACGACAAGGAACAATTTGACGACAATTCATTTTGCATAAATGATGATCTTAAATCTTATATAAAACAAAATCTATTCCTCAAGAATAGTGAATTTAATTATTCCAACATAAGGAGTACAGTGATATGACGCAGACTTGGCTTCGAAACGAACATGTACGCTATATGCGTATTACAGATAAAAATAAATGGTGTTGGGATTATAAGATTTCAATAGTTATACCAACGAGAGGAAGGGTTGAGCTTCTTAAAAATTGCTTACTTTCTATTTTAGATAAATCTTTTAAATCTAATAGGTTATTTGAGATTATACTGGTTATAGATTATGATGATGATGAAACCTTAAAGTTTGTTAAACAATTTTCAGATATTTTTAAATTTAACTGCCCAAAGACAAAGATGCAGCTAAACAGTCTTTCGGTTATACTAACTGAGAGATCTGAATATATGCAGCGTGATTATAACAATGTTGGTGCCAATGCCGCAAAAGGCGATTTGATATTCATTTTAAATGATGATTGTGTTATAACAACAACTAATTGGGATAAAAAACTTATAGATTATTATATTGAAAACAAACCTGATGATGATATTATGTTGATAGCATGTAGTGATAATACACATGACGGTGAAAGTTTAGATATCAAAGGTCAAGTAAGAGATAATGAGACTCATGGAGCATGTTTTCCAATTTTTACAAAGACTTTTTGCGATATATTTAACGGCGTGTTTCCTCCAGAATTCAAGATGTGGTGTGTTGATACGGCCATGAATTCATTATTTAAATCATTTGACAGAAAGTATTCTTTTAAAGAATTACATATAGACCATATTAGTTATCATACAAAAACTAGAGAGCCGGATTCTATCAACTATCATGTAGCAAATGTCAGTAACTCTGCGGTGCCACCAGCTAACATGCAGTATTATTTAAATACTGTGTCTAAATATATAAAAAATGATTAAGGATCTTTAAAATGCATAAACAAGAAATAGTCAATTTTGAAAAAGAAATACAAAATCTATATGAGGATGGAGCTATTCGTGGACCTGTCCATCTTAGAGATGGAAACGAACAGCAGTTAATTGATATTTTCAAAGATGTTAAAAATGGTGACTATGTCTTTAGCACATGGGCTAATCATATTCATGCATTATTGAAAGGCGTGCCTCCAGAAGCTATCAAGAATAGAATTCTAGAAAGTCAGTCTATGGCTATGAATTTTCCACAACATAGATTTTTCACATCAGCGATTGTTGCTGGAATACCGCCGATTGCTATAGGTACTGCACTATCATTAAAGAGAAGTGGATCAGAAGATAAGGTGTGGTGTTTTGTTGGAGATATGGCTTTTAGGACTGGTATATGTCATGAATCAATTATGTATGCTATTTCTCACGACCTACCAATTACTTTTGTAGTAGAAGACAATGGAAAATCTGTCGGGACTCCTACACAAGATAGTTGGGGTGAAGTAAAATTGGACAAACTGCTTGAATTTTACAATAGCTTGATTGGTAAAGAGTCTAGTGCCGATATAATATACTACCAGTACCTTCTTTCCTATCCGCATTCTGGAACTGGAACTTTCGTGTCTTTTTGAGGGTTGCGATGAATTATTTAGAAGAAGTAGATAAAGGTATGAAACTGCTTGCCAAGAGTGAAACCACAATTATTGGCCAAGCCGTTAGCTATAAGGGACATGCAATCACAAGGCAGGCCGCATTTTGGCCTGAAGATAAACGTATTGAACTACCTGTGGCAGAAGAGATGCAAACAGGTATGGCTTTAGGTATAGCTATTGCAGGTGATATTCCCGTGTCAATATATCCAAGAATGAACTTTCTAATTTGTGCCGCTAATCAATTACTGAACCATTTAGATAAATGGGAATTGATGGGTGGTGGAATTCCACATGTTATACTTAAGGCTGTTGTTGGTAGCGAATATCCATTAGATCCTGGACATCAACATAAAGCCAATTGGTCTTCTGAGATTAGTAATATGTGTGATAAGGTCAAAGTTCACAATCTTATTTATGGACATCAAGTGTTTGATGCCTATAATGATGCAATCAACAAAAAAGGAGTGCATCTAATTATAGAGCATGGTGATTTGTATTAGAGGTTGCTAGATGACAATAAAAATAATAACAGAAACCAAGCATATCGATAATAGAGGTTCTCTTTACACTACATTTACAGATTACGATTATGATATTCAGTTTGTTCAGGATAAAATCTCTCAATCTAGATATGGAGCAATTCGTGGATTTCATGGAGATAATAAAACCTACAAACTCGTCACCTGTATCTACGGAGTAATGCAGTTTGTGACTTTTGACATAGAAACAGAAAAAACCACCCGTTATTTACTAGATGCTAATAATAAAGAAGTTGATTCTATTCTTGTTGAACCGGGACAGTTAAATGCTCATCAATGTCTGTCAGATCAATGTATAATGAGCTATAAATGGAGTGAGTATTATACTTCTCCAGAAGATCAATGGACTGTAAAATACGATGACCCAACTATAGATGCTGACTGGTGTGATACCAACTATGTGATTTTGTCTCATAGAGATTCTACGGCACAAGACTTTTTGTCACAAAAAGAAGAAGGTGTATTCTCATGAATTTACTGGTTGTATGTCCAAGTTCAGCCGGATTATACCAAGATCTTCAAACTGACTTTTCAGCTAAAGAAACAAATATATGGGCGGGACTTTTAGCAAATGCTGTTAGAAAAGAACATGATGTAGTCATCTATGATATGGAGATCGAAAGACCTTCTGAGTCTAAATTCATTGATGACGTGAATCAAATAGATCCTGATCTTGTATTATTTGTTGTTACAGGTCAAAACCCTAATGCATCTACGGCAGCAATGGATGGTGCTACAAAAGCATCATCTGTGTTATCGGGTCAATTTAAGATAGCATTTGTTGGACCGCATGTTAATGCTTTGCCTGTTGAGACCCTCCAAAAGCATCCGGAAATAGATATTGTCTTTACTAACGAAGGTGTTTATGCTCTTAAGAATCTTTTAAAAACAGATTTGAAAGACATCACTGGAGTTAATGGAATAGCCTATAGAGATAATGGAGAAATAAAGCTCAATTCACCAGAAAAAATTGTGCCTCAAAATCTATTAGAACAAGATCTTCCGGGCGTAGCATACGACCTCATGCCAAAGCTTGATAACTATAGAACATCGCATTGGCACGCCAACTATCAAGATGATAGATCTCCATTTGCCAGCATCTATACTAGCCTCGGATGTAGTTTTAAATGTAACTTCTGTATGATCAATATTATCAACAGGACAGAAAATGGTAGTGATAAATATGCTGGAATGTTTAACAAGTTTAGGTATTGGTCTCCAGAATTCACCATAAAGCAACTGGACTACTTAGCGGATAAAGGTGTCAAGCACATAAAAATAGCTGATGAATTATTCCTAAATAATCCAAACAAACATGCTATGCCATTGTGTGATTTAATTATTGATCGTGGTTACAAATTTAATATATGGGCTTATACTCGCGTCAATACAGTCCGTGAGCACCATCTTGATAAACTTAAAAAAGCTGGAGTTAATTGGCTTGCAATAGGTATCGAGAACGTCCGTCAAAATGTTAGACAGGAAATAGAAAAAGGTGTCTTTAAAGATGCAGATATTGGTAGTGTTGTAAAGATGATCGAATCTGCTGGTATACATGTAATTCAAAACTATATTGTAGGACTTCCCGGTGAATCTGCTGATGATGCTCGTGCCAATCTGGAATTTGCTTTAGATTTAAAATGTGCCGCATATAACGTCTATCCATCTATGGCATTACCGGGATCACAATTGTACACAGATGCTTTTGCTAACAATCAAGAGTTACCAAAGGAGTATTCAGAGTTTGGATTTCTTAGCTATGATTGTTTTCCTCTTAGTAATGGAATAATGACCCGCGAAGAAATGTTAAAAATTCGTGATGAAAATTGGATGCTGTATCATAAAAATGACCAATTCTTGCTTGCGACTCAAAATCGTTTTGGTAAAATGGCTGTTGACAATATAAGAAATATGGCATCCGTAAATATTAAAAGAAAACTATTGGATTAAATAAGGACTATGTAATGGACAGAATAGAATTTGGTGAATTGAGAATCGGACAAAATGCTCGAAGAAATCTTCTTCATGTGTGTGATACTAATTGGGCTAGTGGTGGTCCAAAAGTAAAAGACCTTGAAGACAGATGGAGTAAACTATTTGGCTATAAAAGAAGTGTTGCCATGAGTTCTGGAACTGATGGTGTGACAAATGCCTGTTTGGCACTATATGACCTTAAGGGTGCAACTAGAGGTGTCAGCGAGGTTATTGTTCCAGCATGTTCATTTATAGCGACATCAAATGGTGTTCGTGCCGCTGGTCTTATTCCAAGATTTGTTGATGTAAAGAAAGAAACACTAAATATTGATGAATCTAAAATTGAAGAGGCAATTAATGACAACACAGTAGCAATCATGCCCGTTCACACTATGGGTCGCATGGCCGACATGCACACTATTTGTAACCTTGGTAAGCGATATGACCTGACAATTATTGAAGATGCTTGTGAAGCTCATGGTGCCGTATTCAACAATGGAAATGTTTCGGAATATGTTGGTAACTGGGGTGATATGTCCATCTATAGTTATTATATTGCACACTTGGTTTGCTGTGGTGAAGGAGGTATGGTATCTACTAATGACGACAATATTGCGGATGTTTTGTCCTCAACAAGATCTCACGGCAGACCTTTCAATTCGATTTACTTTGACCACCAACGAACTGGTTTAAATTCTAAAATGAATGACTTGGAGGCATCAATTGGCCTTGAAGCCGTTAGTGTCTTTTGGGATACTTTTTGGACAAGACACAAGTTTATGAAGACGATGCGTGCGGCAGCAGAAGGATTTGAGGATGTTGCTTGGTTTTCTGAAGAAGATGATGAGTGTATAAATTGCCCGCATGGATTCAGTATTACTTGTAAAGAAGAAGGTAAGATAGATAAGGTTAAAGAAACCTTTGACAAATATAATATTCACCACAAAAGGAACTTTGGATGTATTCCAACACAGCATCGTGCTTTTGAAGATATGGGGTATTATCTTGGTGATTTCCCAAATGCTGAGTGGATTGGAGATAATGGGGTGCATATTGGATGCCATCAGTATCTAACTGAAGAAAATCTTGATAGAATTTGCACCGCGATTAAGGAAGGATTGTCATGAATATTTTAATAACTGGTGCGGGAGGGTATATTGGAGCTAAGCTAACACAGTTCCTTGCCTGGAAGCAACACAATGTCGTTTGTTTTGACAACTTTTTCTTTAATCACAAAACCTTGGTTGAGGATGTATTTGATAGACCAAACTGTAAATTATATGAAGAGGATGTTACTGAATGGTCTGACAATCTAAAAAGAGAAATCAAAAATGCAGATGTAATATTTCCACTAGCTGCACTTGTTGGAGCACCTTTGTGTGACAAGTTTCCAGAAGAGACTTTGGATTTAAACCAAAATTGGTTCAACAAACTGCTTGACTATGTCGATAATCAAGTTATCATCTATCCAAACACTAATTCTGGATACGGAAGCACAGGAACTGACATCTGTACAGAAGAAACACCATGCAACCCCCTTTCTTTATATGGAAAAACTAAAGGAGAGGCAGAGCGGATTCTTCTGGAAGATTATGACAATGCTGTTTGTTTTAGACTGGCGACGGTTTATGGTCGTAGTCATAGACAACGGATGGACCTGCTCGTGAACAACCTAGTGTATTCTTCAATGATCAATAGAAGATTAGAAGTATTTGATGGGCATTTTCGGAGGAACTATATTCATGTAGATGATATTGTTTCTGCTTTTACTCATGCTCTAGATAATTTTGAATCTATGCGTGGAGAAGTTTACAATCTTGGTAATGATTCTGTTAACATGTCTAAGCTTGATCTTGTAAAAAAGATATGCCATGAAACACGGGCTGTATGGGTTGAGGTTCAAGATAAAACTGATCCAGATAAAAGAGATTACATTGTTAGTAGTCAAAAACTATACGACACGGGTTTTAAACCAAAATACAATTTAGACTATGGAATTAAACAAATGATGATGGTTTGTTCTGAAAATTGGAAGAACTTTGCCGATGTCGATTACATGAGTATGTGTAAAAATTATTAATATTTGGAGAAGTTATGGTATATTATAGACTTGTTATTAAAAAAGATGAAAATGGAATATCAGCCTCGGAGATCGTAAAGCAGTTTGTGGATGAGCAGTCATACAATGACATGGTTTGGGATAAGCCGATTATATCTCATGAGTTTGATGGAATGCTCCACTTTATAGCATTAGATCCTTCGTATCTTGAGGCATTCTTAGCAGGAATGCAAACATATGTAGAGTTAACCAATGAAGCGGTATCTTGAGTGTGAATGTATTTTTAGTGACTTCTGCGAAAGACATGTTGAATCAAAAACCATTCACGAGTATAGGAGATGTAAATCTTCTGACTTTTACAGAAGACAAAAAGATATTATGATTTATGGGTTTACACTAGATAATCTCTCTACAGAAGAAGGCATATTTGTAAAAAATATTCAATCAAATCTAAAAAGATTATATGATCTTAAACAGAATTTAAGCAAAGAATATACAATATCTCAAGATGATTTATCAAATACAAAGTTGTACGTATTAGGTCATAGTCAAGCAAAATTAGATTCGCTACCTAAGCTTGAATATACTCAAAAAATTAATCTTGAAACACTAGATTATGGAAAGTATTCAAAATATGCTGTTCCAGAACTGTGTGAAAACAGATTCTACTTTTATGACTTTGAATGTCCAGAAACAGTTGGGACAGTAACTTCATCATGGAGAGAAAAGTACGTAATACCTAATGTGCAAATTGAGAACTTCTTCGACTGGGAAGAATCAAAGGTGTTGTTCAGCAATCCAGATGAGAATATTGTGCTGTGTGCTTTTTATGCACATTTACAAAAATACGAAAATCAGAATAAATACTTTGAGGATTTATTGTATGATTTAGGACTGCAAGATTTACGCAATGTAGGCGTATGGGCGAATCAAATCATCTGTAAAAGGGAGATATTCCAAGAGTTAAAAGAATTCATGATAGAGGCAATTATCAAGCTCTTGGATCTACACAAAAAGTGTGATCTATTTTCAGGCCCACAACACCCCAAATTTAATCTAGTAAGATACAACAATAGAGGTTTGGGGTTGCTTGCTGAAGAGATATCGGCACGATGGTTTTGTAGCCGCGAGGATATTACTACCATAGAGGTCCAAAAAATTAACTCTAGTTGGTATCACTAGGCCACTTGCCAATTGGGCATGATGAACTCCTCCATTTAGCTTTTTTATCTAAAAAGCATCCGCATTTAGCACATCTTCTATCAGTACGCATATACTCACAGCCTTCGCATATTTTGAGTCTTTCTAAGTACTGATCATCAGAGACAACATTTAACCCATCCTTTACATGTGCTGCTGTTGCCGAGGCAAGATTTTTAGCCTGCGTCATCATACTTGGAAGAGGTTTATCTTCTTTCTTTTCAGGTGTTTGTGGCTCTTCCTTCTTCTTTTTGCCTTTTATGCAATTTACAAAACTCTGTAGCGGCCCTTTACACTTCTCCCAAAGATTAAAGTATTTTATATTTGTTTGACATAATTTATGTAAATGTGCATTCTTATTAACTTCATGTCTATTACAATATCCGGCCAGAGGACATTCACATGGTGTTTTTTTGTCCATCAATATCTCCAATCACTTTATAAAAGCTTTCCTGTTTCTATCTATATTATAGAACAAATCGTAATCTTATTTATACATAAAATTAATTTTAACTCTGTGTTAAGTTTATCAACAGATTACTATCACTACAAGTTTGGTATCTGATCGCAGCAGAACATCCGCATTCTGGATTTAAATGTACTGCACCATTAGCTTCAAGCTGATAGTTTTTATAGTCCGATGTGCCAACAGCCGCTGAGTGTCCAACACCACTCCAGGCATATCCACTACTTAAAATATTACATATAGTTGTTGTTCCTTGACAGCATCCACTATCGTCGAATTTATCATACCCACAGCCTTTATTGGCAAAACAGCAGTCAGTTGCGGGATCTAGTTCCAAAAAGTTTGTTCCTAAATATGTGACACCATCACACTCCCATGCCCATCCAGTAGATGCTAGTTCTGTGATATATAGTGTTCCGCCAACGTCAACAATATTATTAAACTCAGAAATTTCATCTGCCAAGGTTGTTGTTCCATCACAACAACTCCACGGAACACACGTACCGAAAAAGCAGGGTTCGCAATTTGGAATATAATGATTAAAGTCGGGACTTACTTGTGCTGATCCACCAACTATAAACATATCATCAACAAGTTCATCGATAACATAGGCACCAGTTGTGCCTGTCTGTACGTCACAGTTGCCTCCTGAGTCCACAGGGAATTCTCCAGTAGCAATAACTTGTGCTACTGTTTTGTATACTTCAACACAGGTGAAAGAATCTGGTTGATCTTGTCTTGGACTAGCATATCCGCAAACTGTATCTTCACAGTCTTGACACACAACTGGCTTAGTCATCCCTCCGCAGAATTCAGAAGGAATATCTGTGAGAATATAGTCAAGATTAGTTGGATCATCGTTTGTGTTTTTTCTTCTAATGTTTGAGGTACAGCAATCAACATCGACCATAATCTTAAACGGATTAAGTAAACACTCGTCTACACCACTAGCAACTGATCTTTGTAGATAATAAGTAAAGCTGGTTTCTTTGTTGTTAGCCCATGTTTTTGGTGCGTGTAGTCCAGCCGCTATACTTTGATCAGAATGCGTCCATACTGGAATACATCCAGTTGTTGGCACAATACAACTCTTCACATCGTTCAATTGCCTAAAATTATTTCTGTCAATACCCATTAAAGGAAGAACGTCCTGAACAATAAGTTCTGTATCATCAATACCAATACCGCCCATCAACTGCTGTTGAATATCTGTATCGCAAGTATCAATGAATGGAGCTATATTTTCAGTTTCCAATTCAAGATCTGTTCCGCTTAAGTCTTGATACCCATCATGCCAAGGAGAAAAAGTTCTCGTTGCATTTGCGGTACAAATTTGCATAGAACCAAATCTTGTAACGATAGTTCCAGAAGCGTGAGTTCTTCTTGGAAAGAACATTTTATTACAATAAAGTTCGGCACCACACGATGTTTGATCTTGTAAACAACTATGCCGAGCATTTACTGCTAATGTTCCAGATGTACCAACTGGGCTAAAAAATTCACCACTAGAAAAAATTCCAATATTTGTAGAACCGTCTTCAGTTGTTGGACATTGAGGTTGATATCCTCCAGCGGCATCACTTAACGCAAGATTGTAGATATATGTACCATTTCCGGTAGTGAATCCAGACTCATAAAACAAATTATAATAATTCCATAGTACATCACCACTTGGATCAACCGGTTGATTTGTGAATAGAAAATCTTGACCAGCATGTAAACCTGTAGGCTGACTAACTAGACATGGTAAACCTGAATTCCATGCTGGAGTTACGCTATCGGCAGGGTTAGCATAAGCAATAGATTCACAGCCACTTTGTGCTGGATCACCTTCGTAGTATTGATATCCGCCATACGCCTTAGTAAAACACTGTAATGGACCTCCTCCATCAGGTGTTTTTAATTCCTGCCAAGTTCTATCATGGGTATGATATTCTCTGGATACATGTAACCTATATCCATCACCTAAATATCCACTAGATAAACACTCTACTTTACTGACCAACATTATCTCAGGATAGCAACTTCTTCTATTAACTTGTATCCCAGAAGCTTCTTTTTGTGATCCACTTGGGAAAGGTATTGGATAACTACAAAGACCAGCACCAACATTAGCATTGTCAGCACAATCTTGTAGCTCACAATCATCAGGAGTTAAACCACAGCCTTCCGGTGCGTTTTTCTTTTCCGGCTTGTTGATATAGTGTAAAACTCCAGATTCAAATTGATTAATACCCTCGCTTTTCCATCTACAAGCTGATTCAGAAGTAGCCGAGTATGGACCATATCCAATAAAATCATAATCTTCAATTCCATAGATGATTGGACCAACAACCCCAAAATCTCCAGAAAAGGAAACAGATTTTATTAGAGGATTAACACATCCACTACTAGTATTATCTGTTGATATGGTTCCACTGGCGGCACAAGCATCCCAATCGATAATTCTGGCTAGCTGTTCATTACAGTCGCATGTACACGCACCTAAATAAGACCTGGGTATTTCACTGATATCGTAATCTCCACAATTACAGCATACATCTGGACATTCGCAAAAAGATCTACCGGCTGGTTGGCCGGAAGCACACTGAAAACCACCTGGACAGCCAACAAAACCACTCGCACCATATGCATCCGGACCTATACAGCCATATTCTATCACGGAAAAATTACATCCAAATGCGTTATTCGCTAAAAGCACATCATTAACATAATCAAATCTTATATAATCTTCTAGTTTTGCTTGAGTAACGCCATCTGTTCTTATTGCATGTTCTGGAGTTATTTCAAACAGGTCAGCATACTGATCATGTACTAAAACAAAAGAAGTATCTAATTGTAAATCAGTATCTGCGGATGGATAGTGATGTTGACAACCTATTCCGTCAGCATCAGGATTAAATATCTTATAAATAGGGTTGTTGTCTGTGCCTTGATCTATATAATTAGCGATATCAATATATCCACTTGGATAAGGTTTAAATAGAAACTCTAGCATTTCTGGACAAGCTAATCTCATCGAAACATAAGTCGTATAAGGAAGTCCATCTCTAGTTCCAGCAGTGATATTACCATCAGTTTCTATAAAATTATCTTCCCAATTCCAACCAGTAAGTTTTACAAAAGAGTTAGCGGTATTCCATGTGGAATAACCAAGTAATAAACTTTGAGTTCCAGTTCCATATGCAAATATTGGTTCTAGAGTAACCGAATTACCAGTTGCTAACTGACAGGTATTACCCGTATATGGATTTTGTAAATTTTCTACATAATCATCAAAGTTGTCAAAAATTCCACCACTGCCCTTGGCTTCGCATGGTCCTGGCCATCCACTCGCACAAGTGTAGTTTATAGGAGCTTCTCTTATGCCTTTGTATAAGCAATAATTAAAACCATGCTCTCCAGTAATTGTGTTGTAGCTATATTTGGTATCCAAACCTTGTAGTGTAGCAGTTATTGCTGTTTCCTCCATTTGAGGAGTAACACATTGAAGGCAAGAATCGTCGTGGTCAATTTCAATTAAAAAGGGAACATTGTCAGTGGGCCATCCACTTTGTGCGGTTCCACATCTATCAAATGACAGATAATTAAAACTTTGAGACCCTCCGCAGTCGGTGTAAGAACCACTGGTCAATGTATTCCTAAAATATGGTGCTACCAACCTTCCTGATTCGTCGGCCACACCCCAGAAAGGATAATTACCAGTTCCGATAAAAGGGGGATCTCCTCCATCAGCTTGACCGCTAAACATGACATCTGGATTTGAGAATTCCCAATATACTGGTTCGTTGTTTCCAGACCCCGGTGTTGTATTTCTAGCATCTCCTTGTTGAATGAGCTGACTAAATCCATTACTGATAACAGACATTCTGTCATCTTTTTGCTGGCCGCATAAACTTCTCATGTATCCATAAGTTGTGTATGGTTGCTTGATATTACAAACCCAGTCAAATGTATCAAATCCACAGCATGGAGGATCTGCTATACCGCACTCATTAAATGCTTGGTCTTTTTGGAACTTAGGTTCTTGACACCCATACTCATCTGGATATAAATCCCATTTAGGAAAGCTTGGGAAGGTTATTGGTGATGTAATATATTCCCACTGAGGAGAGTTTACACGTCCGTCAATGCTGTCGCAATCACAAGGAACTTCCGGTTTGATCATCGCACCCCTGGCATCGTCCAGATTGATGAACATATTAATCTCAAGACCAGCAAGTCCACTTCTTAGTTGATCTATATTAGTTGGTAGTGAATTATTCCAATCAGCAAAAGGTAGACCACTTGAATCAAAGTTACATGTATCATAAAAATTAGCACCACGATAAACAAAAGACATTCTTGGAATTCGTTGGGTATTCCATTCTGTTCCGCCACCACATCCGTTAAAAGAGTAAGTTTGAGTGATACAGCCCGGAAACATATCCAGAGTATTACGCTTCGTAGCACATGTGAAATTTCTACCTATTTCAAAGTTTCTTTTTTGATCACGTCGTGTATTTAGGTCGTATAAATCCACTTCAAAGAATGGACCGTTGTATGGCATTTTTCTTTCATATACCGGAACATCACCATCCAACAACACTGTTCCATCAGTATCAACTGAAGGATATGATTTATCTGTTCTTACTGTGCCACTTGCCACAGTCGGAGTAATAGAATCAAATGGTGCTATAAATCTATTTTCCGGAAACCTATTAGATTGCCTTAGATTCTTCGCGTTGTTGAACGCTCTACCAAAATCGTTGTGGTAGTTGGTATCAAGATTTGCTCTTTTATAGGTATTGTCTACCCCGTAAGCAAAATTACTACAGCATGTTGATGGGTCATAGCTGTTGCCCATAACCCATGTGCCGGATTCGTTGATTGGTGTGGTGAAGTTTTCCTGACCAAAAGTTCCGGCAAGAAAAACTCTTGTGCTACTGCCTTGATCAGAAACATCAACAATCTTAAAGTGGTTGCTATAAGTATCATCTAAACCATTAAGATCAAGATGTATTGATCCTCCACGAAACAAAGCATCAGCAGAAGTGCCATTGTAAGAAACATCAGCATATGCTAAATTATTAACAGCGGTGTTTCTGACGATTTCGTTAACTACACCTTTGTATCTATCTACAACACTGCCATCAGGTAAACATGAAGGATAATCACCTAACGCTCTATATCTGAACGGATCGTAGTTTGAAAGGAAATTTCTATGTCTAATTAATGATTGTTTTGCTCCAGTTGGTGCAACTCCTGTTGGTGGAGTGCCAGAAGTACAAACCGATGCCACGGTAATAAACTCGCCAAAGTTTCCAGAGTTTGGAGTTTCTACGTCTACGAGCCTCCATGCACCAGTAGCATTTTTATAAATACCATCGGCAAATAAGATCTTGTTTCCAAGACCAAAGTTTTCTGGGTATTTCTTGAAGATCTGAGTGGGATCATTGTCGTCGCAGGACGCTCCATCGCTAGTTGGTCTGCCGCCATCTGCACTTTGACCAGCCTGTTGGTCTACCAAATAAATCTCTGCTCCACCACGTTCTATGCCATCTTCATAACCATCAGAACCATAATGTATAACACCAGTGGGTGTATAAACAGATCTATAAAATACATCTGGTCGTTGCTCATTAGCATATGGACCCTGAGTGACCATTCCGCATGTTTTTGTGGCAAAATGGTTTTCATCATATCCATCAAAGAAATCAAAGTGACCATCATTAAAAAATGCCCACCCAGAAATCAGCACGTTTGTTTCATTCGATCCAAAACCCCAAAAGGTTGGGTTGGCAATTAATTTCACGTTCAGATGTTTAGGAAGACCAACATTTGCAGTTTCCTCTAAACAGAACTGTGTTTGTATACAATCTGAGCCGCACGAATAGCAGCCTTCGTAAATGTCTCCAGCCATTATATCCTATTTCCTATTTTAGAATGAATTGATGAGAGTAGTATCTTCACCACACCATTCACAAGTTTTAAAACCTTGAGTTTGTATTTTCATACTACATGTTTGTAATAGTCCAGCATCACATTCCACATGTGTAACAAATTGTTGTGATTTAAATTCAGCTTGTAAAATCCAATGTATTGGTAAGGATTCTGTTTGTACCGTAGCATCGTTAGGATATACATCTACTGAACATGATGCATTGTTTGGAAATCCAGCAGATGGGGTAAGTGTTCCACCAGTTATTTCACCCCCAACAACTGTTAAGGCAATATCAGTACATATGTTACATCCACCAACTGGAACAGCAAAGGCACCAAAAGTATACCCAGTTCCACCATCTACAACGTTAATACTAGCATTGCCACTGGCGTCAGTAGTTAATGTAACAACGCCATCTTGTCCAGTACCTCCAGTAAAACTACCAGTATTGATCTTCTTCTTTCTTCCGGTATTGACTGTAAAGGCTAGATCTCCAACATCCAAATTTTGCCTTAATGGGTTTTCGATGAGAATCTTTTTGTTTTCTATAATTGTTCCGCTGCTCTCGTGTCTAGGAAAAGTTCCCGAAGGACATGGGTTAGAAACATGTCCACAGTCATGACAGTCTTCTGACCAACTATTATAATAGTCCCCGGCACCAACAGCATCTCTAGTATCTCTAATCACAAATGCTTCGTAATAAGGAAACTCTAGTCCAGCAAAATCTAATTGTTCATATACGCCAGTATTGTCTGGATTTCCAGTATAAGCAACATATTCCGCATCATAGATTGGATCATCAGCGACAAATGTTCTTTGTACACTTGGTGAATTTCTTGAGAATTGAGATCTGTTATAACTTCTATCTACTTCATATGAAAAGTTTGGAGGATTGTATGTATTTGTGACCTTGACGAGTGAAATAATTGTTGTATTACCACCAGTCCAAACACCTCTTGCTTCATCCCATCTTAAATCAACTGGGCCAGATTTCCATACGGCAGGGTTCCACATAGCTTCTGGATGAATGTTGGATATTCCATTGATAGTAGCATCACCAGTTGGAACCGGATCTCCATCCGTATTGTATCCCCAACCAGTCATCACAAGCGGTGCTCTTAACCCAACACCTCTAATGCCAGAAATTTCTGCTGTGTGTCTAGCAAAGTGATCTCTTTCGAAAGAATATGAAACCGGAGCACCTTTACCAGATGGATAAATACCTGTAACTTCTGGATCGTAAGGATTGTGATTCAAAGCAAACGATATGCTGTGACCACCACTTGTCCAAGGATCATCTTCAACAAAATCCGAAGTACCTGACACATCTATATAGGTTGTCAGATTATCGAATGGGTTAAATGGATTTAAAGTTTTGCTATTAGGATCAGAAGTGTTTGTAGGATTTGTCCAAGTTGGCAAGAATGGACCCGCTCGACCAGAATCAGAATGTGTAGAGTATGGTGCAAAGATACCATCCAGACCTATTGCACCCATACTGTTCCAGGGGTGAAAATCAGAATTATTGCCAGTAACATCTATAAAATCCCTTGAACTTTCCAAGAAGGAATCGTGATCAAGAATACCAATTGATACAGACGGAATAGCACTATACACTCCGGACATAATTGGAGAATCGACGCCGGTTCCAATAATTGTACCCGTAGCCTCAATATTTCCTTGTGCCCGAAGCGTAGTAGCGATTTCACCAACAATTAGAGAATTATTTCTTCTAATATTGTTATAATCAGGTTCTTTATTTGTAGGCATAATGTCCTTACCTAAATTTAATTTTCTTGATCTTATTAGATATTTTAGACAAAGTTTTTTCTATATCTCTATTATTTTTATTAAATCTAGGAGAAATAGTTTTAAAACTGTAAGACGTATCTATGTTTGAATTGCTAACATTGACACTGATATCAGTAACTTGAGGTAAACCATAAAGAGAGTCGCCAATCCTCTTTATGGCAGGTGCTCCAGGTATTTTTATACTTCCTTCTTCTACAGCAAATAAAGTGAAGTCATCTATTGCGTTTGCTCTACCCTGTGCAGCTAGATTTAAACCTTCTAGTCCACTTGTTTGTGATAGCGTGAAATCTCCAAATTGGCCAAAGTTTGTTGGAATTAGGAAGTTTTCTGGCACCAAAGAATCATCCTGCTCGTATTCAATTTTGCCCCTAAATGCAACAGCATCTACGGCGGTAATCCAAGGTCCATAAACATGTCTATTGGATATTTGTGCATAACTTATAGATTTTGGAGTTATTGCTATTGGGGTAGGATATAAATTTGTACTAATTTTATTTTCATTAATTCGAGGTTGCTGTGTAAGTCCTGAACCTGGACCACTTACCGGACCTTTTGATGTAGTCATATGGGAGGAGCTAAGTATACCCTTTAAATCTTCCTTTCCTATAATTCCAGTATCCTTTACGGGCGGTAAAAATACTTTTCCTGTTGAGCATTTAACATATGCAAATTGAAACCTACCATTGTCTTCATAATCGAGACTATATAGACCACTTATTGTAGTCTCTAAATGTCCAGTGGCTGTGTGTATTGGTAATAACAATGGGTTTTTGAGTCCTGGCTTTGGACTTCCAAAACCATCAAGAAATGATTCGCTATAATTATATACACCAATTCCTCTTGGTATGCCACTTGTTTCAACTTGGGTTGGTCTTTCTTCAAATCCAGGACTTATATTTTGTGTGGGTAATTTTGGCACTCCGCTAGCATCCCACTCAAAAATAGGAAATCCAGCAGTTCCGCTTTCCCAAGTGATTTGATTTTCATATTGACCAACGGTTATAGGGCCTAACTGCTCGCTTTTATAGGCTTGACCGGAATTGGCAGCATAATATGTAGGAATCCCGCTTTCATAATAATAAAAAGGTAGTAAAGTTCTATCGTAATAATAATCATAAGCATACGGAAGAAAAGAATACTCATTTCCTATAGATTGAGGTGCTGCATGAATAATAGAAACACCAGAGTATTGCGTAGTACACAATTGATCTAAAGAATATTCTGAAAAGTTAAACACCTCTTTGGTCTTATTATCTATAAGGCTGTTTAATTGTTGGATATAAGCCTCATCATATGTTCCGCTATTTGCATTACCTGTATCAAAAACAAAATTAAAATCATAGTTAACAAATGGTGATACTGTGCCTCCATTTATAAACTGATTAGATTGCGGAATTTTTCTCGGATAATAACTCGAAGGTTCAACATAAGCAGAATCAACTAATTCCCAAGAACGCTCAAAGTTTCCAACAAGATTATTCCCATCTAAATCTTCTTTGGTTTTAAAGTAAGGAACTGGAAGATACCAGCTTTTACCATAATGAGTATCTCCAATCGCTTTTATTTTTTCGTGAATTTTAGGAAGCAAATCTCTAACCATATTGCTTTCTGCTACGCCACAACTTAAAAGAGTTTCTGAACCATCTTCACCTGGTTCTGATACTGGCGATCCATCAGCATTTTTGCTAGGTATTTGGTCATATGGTCCAATTTGCTGTTGTGAGTGCGTAAAATATCCCAACTGAGATATACATTCCCCAAATGCTGAACCACCAGCAGAATTATACTTACCAGCAGCTCGCTTTCTTTTATTTTGTAATTCACTTGTTTGTTCCACCTCCGCACCTGGTGATGTGTTTAATTTAGTATCAAATACTTCGTAACAGTCAGGATAATAGTATTCTCTTAATAAATCTAATTTAGCATATTTATAGGCTTTCATAAACTCCAGCCATTTATCAAATGCATTTGCATTAGTTGACCCTATAGCTATTCTTATTTCATACATAGATGCGGCATATACACCTCTATGAAAAACCCCTTGCACGTTTATATCCCCAACAATATCTTTCATATCTATAAAAATGAAATCATCCATGTCAGAGGGGTCTAATTGAGTTGTAACTACTGGAACTTTTCTTAAAGAAGTTTGTTGTATCCCAAGAGGATCAGTTTCAGTATCGATAGTTGTTGGGTCTATAGCATTCGGCAGTATGATATCCCCCCAGTAACACTTTAAGTGTTTTTTGGGGACTGTAACTAGCCTACTTTGTTTACCACCGGTAATAACCTTCATTATTGTAAGATCATTTAGTTTGATGGATATATCAGAACTAGCAATTTTTAAATCATCCAGTTTGTCGGAATCCCAATACTCTGTAGCTACTGGAAATTTTCCACCATTGGCGATGGATTGAGTTCCCACATCTGTAAATCCCTCATTGGCAAAATCCAATCCTTTAGAATCTAATGGATCTGAATATATACCGCTGAGTTCGGGTGTTGCTAATCCATAATCGGAATTACTGATGGGGCGTTTACCTGGGTGAATACCAGTATCATCTACGCCAGTCCAATATACATCTTTTAAATCTGGAACTTCTAAACCTATTAAGCTATAGGCAATATTGCTAAAAGGTTTATATTGATTTATAAATGAGTTCTTGTCAACAGTCTGAATTCTAATTGTTCCACCATATTTTCCACCGGTGGTGCTAAATTTATTAGTGTTTAATCCAGTCCAGTTACAAATGGCAGGTTGGGTCCAATTAGGGTCATCCTCTTGTAATGTTGGGTCTCCGATACTTGTATCAGTATATAAATCGATATAGCAATAGTATTCTAGATTAGCCTCGCCACATATATCTGCAATTATTTCATTCAAGCTCTTTGATGATCCACCAACTCTATATTGCGGACCCAACCTATCCTTTACTTGATTATAAAAACCAAGAGCGTCAAAGTGATAATAATAAGGTATAGCTTCATCATCTCTATTGATATTGTAATTATGTCTACCAAAAAGAAGATTACCACCCTGAGTTTGTTGTCTTTGACTATCGCTAATAACTGGCAGGTGATTTATACCTACATGCAAAGCATACATTAATTTAATTAAAGGTATTCCATCTTCACTTCTGCCGGAAAAACCATAATCCCCGTACAATACTGGATCACCAAAGATATTATATTGAAAAGGAACTCTATATAGAGGATCTTCATTTTCCAATAATCCAAAAGTATTGATAAGGTTTGAAACATTCCACCAACCACTTGCACTTGGTGTATTATCAGTAAGGATATTAGAATTTCTACTGCCAAATTCATAAATACCAGTTCCGCTAAAATCTGACAATCCTTCAATGGAGCCTCCAAAACCTAAAAATCCATCTAATATAACTTGCGTTGCAGAAAGAATAGTCAAAGGACTTGTGAGCTGTACAGAATATGTTTTAGAGGTGCTTGATGACCTACTAAAGGAATCAACCAATCCAATGTACTGAAACAGAACATTATCGCTGGTATCCTTTAGTTCAAACAAATGGGGTGATCCAAGAACTGGTATAACCAGCCTGTCACCATCAGCTTCATCTTCTATGATTTTAAAACTGAGGCTACCAGCTTGTGATGACCAATCAGCAGATACACTAAAATCTATAACGGTACAACCAAAAGCCTTAATAACGGCCAAATCTGGTTGTGCTCCGTCTGTAGAAGTTCCAAAAGGTTGTATGTCAGACATTAATCAGCCCTCTCATAGGTCCATTCAACATTGTAAGAATAAGATCTTGATCTTGCATCCCAATCCTCAGTTGGTGCTGAGTGGAAACATTTCCCATTTACTACACTAAAGTTAGGATCATTAACTGGATTTGCAGCTTGGTAAATCAAGTTGAATTCACCGCTATTTGTTATACTTGGTTTTTGAGTTATAAACAAACTTTGTATTGTAGATTCTGCTAGTCCAGAACTTAACGTTCCGCTAGTATTAACATCGGTTCCAATAGTTGTATTCCACGTAGGAGTCTGAGTACCCATAGTCACATTGATAGAAAGGCTTCTTTTGTACTCACTTCGAGAATTTAAGTACTGAAGAATTGGTTGACTTCTACCAATAACTGGAGTAACAGAAAATATTTCACCCGGATATGTATCGTTTATTGTGATTGTTTCCGAAACACTACCCGGAATAATGTTTGGTGGACGATCATCAAAAGTAAAGCTGTAGTTGATAGATCCACCAGCAAAATCTCTTGCTACAGATTGAGATAATGGTTTTGGGTGTAACCATCCACCAGAAGCAAGAACTGCTTGGGCATAATAATATGCGTCTGGCGGAACCCCTGTTGAAATAGATTCCCAATACGTCTCAGCATTATTAAAAGCATTTCCGCTAGAAGCAAAACCATCAATAGTGTTTAACCCATTGATAGTGCCATTGACTGTTATACTGTTGATTTCTGCTTCTGCTAAACTTTTATCAACATTTATTGTTTCGATAACTGGACTAACACCGCTATAAGCAATGTATACTTCTGTTAAACCATAAGAACCAGCTTCTGCATCAACATTTTCATTGTATACGGTATTTGCTATATTGTATCCATCACCAAGTAAATTAGAAAATGTAGTTCTGATGTCAGGTAATTGACCAGACCCCAAACCAAGATATTCATAAATGTATCCGCTGGCTTGTTGCCAAGGAGCAAGGCCACTAACATAATCTCCGTTTTCATCATAAACTGGAGACCCAACAGCATTGATGGATCTGTTGATGGTATAAACTTTATTGTTTTTGGTGAAGTTATAATTATTGTCAAAAGTTAATGTTTGCTGTCCTTCTTCAGAAACATCAAAGGTCTCAGACAAACTGGTTATATTGTATGTACTTTGAGTTTCATTTTGATAGGCACTAAACTCTCCAGAATTAGCACTTGACAAAAATGTAGCATTTCTTAAATTGACGGTATAACTATTAGGTGATGCCCAATTACCGTCAGCATCGAAAGAAACATCGTCAACAAAAGCCATAAAGGAAAGGCCAGATCCTTCAAGACCAGTATCCCACCCTTGAATACTCACTTTTATTGGTTGTGCTACTCCGTTTACTACAGGGTTGGTAAACAAAGATCGAATCTTCTCTTGTTTCTTTATCGTAGCATCTAATCGGTCATTATTGCCAACTGCTGTAATTTCAGCAGATTCAACTTCTGGTGTTGTTGTCCAAGTTTCAGTGCTTAGATCTACAGTACCACCACTATAATATGGATTACCGTGCGTTTGAATTAATGTTCCTTGCAACGAAGCGGTAAAATCGGCACCAAATCCGGGCCTACCAATATTATTATAGTTCTGCTTATTAAATGACACCAGCGGGGCCGGAACCAGATAATAATCTACTGAGTCTTTTGTTATTATAATTGGCATAATAAAACCTTATGGTGTTGGTTGAGGAGGAAGATTACCAGCCGCATTATCAAAAGCGTTGGCTTGATCGTCTGGTGTATTACTGTCTCTAAAGGCCCTAGCTAATTCTGTAAATCTTTGTGATATTGTTGTGTAAACTTGTGATACAACGGCGTTTAATACTGTTCCATTGAGGTTGACATTAACTTGTGTTGTTCCTGTGATTTCAACTTTCTGTGGAGGTCCAGGAACCGGAACTTGTACTCCTGCCGCTCCCGCTCCAGCAGCAGGTATACCAGTAGGTGCTCCACCTCGTACTGGTGCTGGCCCCGCCCCAGCGGGTACGCCACCAGCGGGTACGCCACCAGCGGGTACGCCACCAGCGGGTACGCCACCAGCCGGTACGCCACCAGCCGGTACGCCACCAGCGGGTACACCACCGGGGAGTCCTGCTGCTGCTGGCTTTTGTAGGCCCGACTTTAGGGTTTCAACTTCACCCTCAAGTTTATTTCTAAGTTCAAGAAGTTTGCGAACCGCTTTTCCTTGTTTTTCAAGACGATCAGCTTCCTCGTTTTTACCCCTTTTCTTAAGATCTATAACCTGCAATTTTCTCACTGCCTCGTCACCACGAATCGTTGCCCGTTCGTCGCCGGGCCTTGCAAACACCCTCGTGTCTCTTATTTTATCTTGGACTCGATCCAACTCGGCCCTTTTTTGAGCCAACTGTATTTCTTGAGACTCACGTTTCTTTTTGTCTTCTTCTGATAAAGCAAAAGCATCAACGGCGGCGGCAAAAGTATTCGCAGCAGCTTGTTGTGTTTTAATAGCATTTAGAGTAGCCGCCTCCTGTCTATCGAAACTAGCTTCAGCCTTTTTGCGTTCTGCTTCAAATGCTTCACCGAGTCTTTGCTCTACGGGTTTGCCTTGTTGCTCAATAGCCTTGACAAAGGACTCTCTTTCATCAGCACCAATCAAACCTTTTCTAATTGCTTCGTCCGCAGCAAATTCTCCTTTTACTCTAGCCGCAGTTTTCCCGCCTAGTGTATCAAGAGCTAAATTTTGAGGTAATCTATCCAAGAACGACTTAACGGCACCTCTATCTTCAGAGGCAATATTTTGTATGCCGCCCTGTTGAATAGCCTGTGCTGTAAGTGCGGCAGATCTGCCAAGATCACGTCTTTGCTCATCGGTTCCAAATGCAAACTCTTCAACCAATCCACCTTTGAAATCTTCCAACGCGGCTATTGATTCCATTCGTGCCTTGATTTCTTGTCTAGCTGCTTCTTCTTGAGCTTTTGTACTAGAAACAAGAATGTCTTGTGCTTGTGTTAGCTTTTTCGATCTATCTTGTGCTTCGGTAAGAGCTGCACTTAATCGTTTGATTTCTTCTTCATCACCACTAAATGCTGCTTGTTCAAGACCAGTCTTGATGCCTACAATAGCACTACTGGTTGCTAGTAACTCTTGATTAACCTGCTGAAGATTTGTAGGTGCTCCCTGTCCTGAACCAACCAAAGCCTGTACTCTCCTAGCATCTCTAGCCGACCGTCCAGCTTGCTGATCCGCAGTGCTGGTGCCCAAGAAAGATGCCCTTTGTTGAGCTATTTGTTCTTCAGTGTCGATAGCCTTAAGGGTGAGTTTTATTCTTTGTTCTTCAATCTTGAGTCGTTGCTGTTGTAGCTTCTGTGCCTGTTTAAGATCCTTCTCTAAGTCTTCACTTATAAATTCACCAAATATATCCAAGGCGTTAATAGCTTCACCCGCTGACAACCTAAGTAGTTGAAATTCAGAATTAGTAGCATCGAAATTTTTCTTTTGTACCCTCACGGTATTAGCCAGGCTTGATGTGTCGTTTCTAAGATCTTCCAAAGCCGCTTTAGCACCCCTAGATTTTAAAGTGGACTCAAGAGCTTTAAATGCTCTGTTTAGGTTTTTTGACGACCGTAACACTTCCTCGCGACTACCCCCTCCTATAGATTTAGCTTGTGCTTCAAATTGACTTATAAAAGCACTGAAGTTACGAAGATTTTCTGTCTCTAAATCCTTTTTCTCAAAAGACGCTCTTGCTCGTCTGCCTGAAAACCTTGGATCAATGCCGCTTCTTTCTAATGCTGCTTTTTCTTTTCTTATTTCGAGATCGAGCTTGGCGGCTTCTTTTTCTGCTGAAGAAGCAACAATAGATTGCTGTTCCGACGTTGATGCTCCACGGCTTCTTGCTCTTTCAAGTTGTCGAGATGTAGATTTATTTAAGTTTCGTGTCCATACTTCAAGAGCTTTATTAGCTGCTTCAATTCTTGCCTTTCTGGCTTCTTCTTTGGAGTTGGTTATTCCAAGCAAATCGGTTAGGAATTGAAACCCTTTAACAACGCCTGGTATAAAGGTAAGAAGTTTTCCAAATGCTGAACCGATGGCGGCTCCGACAGGTCCAAAAATTCCACCGATAGCAGTTCCCAAGCCGCTAAGAGCAGCCGCAGCTTGAACTTGACTTGCCGCCTGTGCTCTCTTACTAGCTGCCTCTTCAGCCTTGGCTGATGCCTCTTGTACATCTCCAGCCTGCACGGCTTTGTCTGCAAGCTTATCCGCTGCTTGAGCGGCAGCATTTAGACTAGCTGAAAAAGCAGCCACGGCAACACTTGCAAGAGCATCGGCACCTTGTGCTATTTGTTGCCCACTAGCTTTTAGTTTACCAAGTTTGCCACGTTTTAGTTCTTCAGTTCGTTCTTTTTCAGCTTTAATTTGTTTTTTTAAACTGTCATTATGTTCTTGTTCGGACTTTGTGGTTGCCTCTAAAAGATTAACGTATTTTCCTACGGCGGTCGCTTGAGCAACAACATCGCCTTTAAATTTAGCCTGTACCTTATTCAAGGCATCAAGTTCTTTTGAGCCTCTTCCGTATTTTTGTGTGGCAAAGCCAATTTCATTAGCTAGTTTAAGCTGTGCTTTTTTAATCTGAGCTTCATCTTCAATTCCAGCCCCGAATCTATCAAACTTCTTTTGACCAAGTGATGTTGCTCTGGATGCAGCAGATTCAACGCCTTTTTCTCTGGTAGCTTTTATGCGTTCGTCTGATTTTTGGACTGATACAGATAAATCCTTAAGACTTTTAGCACTCTCTTTAATTTGCTGTGCGTTTTCTTTTCTTGCTTGAATTGTCTGCTTTATACTACCAGCAGCCTCTTGTAATGTGCTGCTTACAGTTGTGGATGCAACTTGAAGAGTTAAAAAACTACTACCCAAAGATGCTGTAAATCCACCAAGTTCAGAAGCAAAACCACCAAACCCGCCTCCACCAAGAAGTGCTCCAGCTATTCCACCACCAAGTCCACCAACAAGACCACCAGCTTGGAATTTTTGTACAACCCCACCTTTAGCATATCTGTTGACCTCTTTGAGGTTTCCGTATCCAAATGCTTGGGCAGATTTTTTGTTGACAACAAATTCACCAGGAGTTAAAAGTGCAGGAACAGTATCAGTGCCTACACCAGGAATTGAGCCTCCAGCATTTCTTCTTTTTCGACCTGATGGTTTCCTACCCTTACCCCCTTGTCCCGTTGGGGTTAAACCAAGTTCCGCTAAAGACCATGTGGATGTTGTGTCTGGACCTTGCTCCATAATAGCAACACCAAAATCTTTCTTTCCAGGCCTCCGCTTTCGTCCATCCCCCGATAAAAATCTTGCAATTTTTGCTTTTATTTTGCTATCAATTGGTTTAGTTTTTTTGGCATCGGTTGTCATAGCACCTCTACCAACTAAATTAAAATAGCTATTTTTAAGACCGGTAGGAAAATCAAATGGTTTTAATGGATCATCATTGTCGGTAAATTTACCACCAGAAGCTCTTGATAAAGCCGCTTCAAATAAGACCCCAACAACTGATTCATATTGAGGTATATTTTTAATAGTTCCTCTAACTTGTTTTGAATCCTTGTTCATAGACTTTGCTAAATCATTTACTGCTTTAGCCATACCAGCGTTTAATGTATCTTCTGCAATACCGTCCCTCTGTGGTCTATCATATATAATTCTTCCGCCGTCGGCGTACTTGTTTATAGCCTGTAAATTCTCAGCACCAAATGCCTGTGCCGCACTTTTACGGATTACAAATTCACCGGGAGTAAGCATTGCTGGAACTGTGTCGCTATTTCCGCTACCCGGAACAAAACCGCCGGAGTTTAACCCAATTAAACCTTTCGCTCCACCCGCCAGTCTACCCAAACCTCCACCACCAATAAACGATCCCAATTTTATACCAGCTAAAGTAGTAAATAATGGAATAAGAGGTGTTAATGCTTTACCAACTTCAACTAAAGCATTTGCTATACCAATAATAGCTTTTGATAAGGTTTGAAAGGCGGGAGAAGAAATAACATCGTCAATAAATGATGCAAAGTTTTTCTGAAGACTTCCAAGCTGGAAAGCTACGGTCTGTTGAGCTTTCGCCACGTCGGCAGCACTTTCTGCCGTGCCATTATTGGCAACACCAAGTGCTTCTGTAATTTTTGTGGTTTGCGTAAGAAGTGGAACCACCCTAGAAAGTTGTCTAATTCCACCAATCTGCTCAACAACTTCAGCAAATTTAGTACTTCCAACGGAAATATTTAGTTTATCAAGACCTTGACTAATATTTTGAATAGCTTGTAGAGGACCAACAAATTGACCCTCAGCGGTTTCAAGCTGAATACCAAGTTCTTTGAAGAACTCAATTGTTTTAGGACGTTGCAAACGACCAAAAATAGTACGGAAACCAGTAGCAATAGTTTCGGCACTTTCACGAGAAGTAGATCTTACTGCTGTGAATAATGCTATAAGTTCGTTGATATTACCACCGGCTGCGTTAAATGCACCACCAGTTCTTCTAATAGCCTCTACAATGTCTGAAGACTCTACAGCAAATCTTTTAGACACAGCGTTTATTGCCTCAAGAGATTGACCAGCTTGATCTACACTTAAACTAAACGAACTTAATGTAGCAATAAACCCTTCAGTTGTTGACTGTAAACTATCAAAGGTTGCTAAAAGACTGGTGCGTGCTAATACTTCAGCAGCCTTAGCGGCTTGTTGAAACGACAAACCAGTTTGAGCTAAAGTTCTGGTTAATTGAGCAACTTTAGAAGAAGCAATATTGTATTCAACAGAAACTTTTTTGAGTAAATTAGATTGATCTAATACCTCTTTATTGCTACTATTTGTAACTTGAGCAATTTTAGCCAATTCAGTCTGTAATTTTAAACTCTCTCTAGTAGCATTACTAATCGCACCAGTTAGTTTAAGAACTGCTGTGCTAGCAAGTGTATATGCGGCAAAGTTAACGGCTTTCAAACTTACAGCATCACCAAATTGCTTGGCTACGGATGTAGTCTTGCTTAAGGTTCCCTGTAATTTTTTTATTTCACCTTGTGCTTTAGCAATGTTTTTAGCGTCAAGATTCAGACTAACCTTATTCAAGGATTTCTGAATATCTTTATTAACTTTGCTTAAGTTGGCGGGATTTGTTTGAATGTTTAATGCTGCGGTAAAGTCGAAAGCCATTTAATCACCTATCATTATGTGGCTTCAGCTACTTTCTTTTTTGCTGATGCACGGGTTTTTCTCTTAGGTTTTTCTTCCTTTTCGGTATCCTCAGCTAGATCGTCTTCAAAATCAAGTTCGTCAACTACACTATCATCCAATAATGGATTGTTGTTGATATCTATTCTATTGCCATCAGCATCAATTCTTGAACCTTCATCGTCAAGAAGATTGCCATTGATGTCTACTCGCTGACCCTTTCTATTGATAAGCTGACCTTTATCATTTAATAGATTAAGTCTCTTCAGAAGTTTATTTTCAACAAAAGCATCTTGGTAGTTTTCATCTAAGCCATAAGCAACATTGGCATATTCGCTAGCACATTTAACGGCTAATTCAGAATCTGCCTGATCTTTGTAATCTTGTAAAGAGGAGAAAACTGGCTTTTGTGTTAGATAGTCATAAACACACACAGACACAAGATAGAAAAATCTTTCATTATCGGCAAGACCTTCTGCGGTAACAGAATCCATAGAGTTTCGAACAGAAAGCAATGCCGTCAGTTCGTTTCTAATTTTCTTAAGTTCAAATGCCTTGTCTCTTAATTCTGATGCCTTTTTATAAGCTCCACTTTTAATCTTGTATTCTAGATCAGCACTTTGTTTAACAAGGTCTGTATACTTTTCCGCCATTTCATCATCCCACAAACCTTGATCACGCATGTGTTCTTCCAAGCTTTGTTTTAGGATAGCACCGTTTTCAACGGCTTTTTTAAATTCTTTTGTATAAACACGTTGAGCTTCAATTGTTTGATCGGCAGTCAATTCCTTGATAAGGTATTGCTTGTCTTCGTATTCGAATTTCTTTTCTTCTTTCTTGCTCATTTTCTTCTCCTAGTTCCTTATCCGTTGAATGGTTTTAGTGGTAGACTGTAGTGATATTTGTTCCACACAATATCGTAAGTCTCGATTTCTGAATCTATGTTTCGAATTTGGTTGTTTCCCTTGTCAAGAATCTCAGTTCTTAATTCTTCAAAAACTTCCTTCATTACTGCTTGTTCTGGTGTGGGATTGTCAGTATCGTCCCCCCACAAAGAACCAAGGTGTTTTTCTATACTGGAAAGTGCTCCGATCATTGTTGTCTGAATTCTTTTTTTAACTTCTTTCTTTAGTCTGGTTTTAGACCTTTCCTTTAATAGTTCCTCTTTGCCGTCCATTATCTTCTCCTGTTTTGTGAAGCCATTTGATTTGATTTCATTTGTAATTCTCTTCTTGTGCTTGACAAATCCGACTCATTAACTGAACCATGTTTTTTCAAGTCACTTTTCAAAGATTTTATTTTCGCTTTTGCTTGAGCGTTGTTTAGATTATATATATCCTCTACTTCTTTTTTATTTCTAGCGGGAATAAATACTTCACCAGCATCTCCAATATTGTCTGGCAGCATGTCTTCAGCCTGCTTTTTCTTTTCTTCCTCTTGTCTTTTCCTTTTTTGTTTTTCACTCCAACCATCTAGAGCTATATCGTCTTGAATAATTTCTTCGCTTGGTCTATCCAAAGACTCATTGATATTGTCATAATAATAAGACCAAGATATTATATTGTGTTGTAAATCAGTAAAAGCAGAAGGACTGTTTTCGAATAACTTTTCTTTAACCCCAAACCACATATTTCTCCATTCTGAAGATTTTGCTACCTCTCTAAGTCTTGCGTTTATATCCCAATATCTTGAGTAGAATTTATTGATTATATTGTTAAAGGAAAATAGATCAGTCGCCAATCTACCATCTTTTAGAAATACATTGTTCTCTAAATATTTAGCTTTACGAGCATAGTCCGCCACATATTCACAAGTCTTATCAGAAAACAATGACTTCTTTTTGTATAATTCCGATACTCTCTTTTCTTGTTTTTCAAGATTCTTTTGGATATATTCTTTAGTTGTTGAATTGTAAAAACTGTTAAAATAGTCAAGTCTCATTTGCTGCATGTTTTTTTGTATTTGTTCCATCAGCTCAGATTCTTCTTTTGACCAAAAACCATTTTCAATCAAAAACTCTTCAACCTCTTCTTCTTTGAGCATTCCTTCTAGTAAACAATCTTCATAAACTTCATATGAAAAAAAATCCGCAAAAGTTTTATCTTCTGCGGACGGAGGATTAACAAATATATATTCCCGTCCTATTTTTAATATAATGACCCCAGAAATAAGGGTATTTATTAAGTCCTGTTTCTTCATATCAAGTCCGAGTGCCGGGGAGACACCTATTGTCTCCCCAGCGAAAATCCAAAGTTATCTATCAAGCAAACCAGTCTTTGAAGTATTCTGCAGACGCCAAGTCATTCATTGGGTCGCCAGAATGCATAACAGAAAGGTCGTTGGAGTTTGTCATACTGTAGGTAATAGTTGCGTTACCACCACCAGCATCTCCTCCACCATAACTAACACTTGTTACCTTATTTTTATTACCAAGCTGAATTACAGTACTGTCATCCAGAACAAACTGAATAGAGTGATTAGAAAGGTTATTTGCTTCTTCAGCGGCATCAATATTGTCACCACCAACAGCAGTTACTTCGATATCGCAAGTTACATCTACTGGGAAACTAACATAACGGAAGTAAGGAGCCTTTTTACCAAGCTGCTGAATGTTTTCACGACCCAAGTCTACACTGATACTAACAGAGTTTAGGTAAGGACCAGCATCTGTAGAAATATAAGAAGCATTAGTACTTAGGCCGGTTCCACCATATCCAGCGACACCAGTTCCAACGGTATCAGCACCTTCGATAAAGTTAGGTATTACGGTTCGGAAGGTTGTACCACTTGCACCCAAGTCTTTACCAGTAGATCCAATAACCACATTTTGACGACGCAAAACACTGTTGTCATCAGAAACAGGAGCATCGTTACCAAATACTGTACTTGCAAATGCTGCATCAATCTCCCCATTCGCATCTGCTAAAAGACCTCCAGTATCACTACCTGTCAGCCATTGTTTGTCGTTACCAACAAATGTGGTGGATTCTGTGAAAGTTCCATCCGTAGATAGATTGTAGGCTACAGAACTAATATACATTCCAGAACAATACAGTTCCGCAACACCAGAGTTTGCTCCACCCTCCTGAATGCTCGTTTCTGTATCATAACCAACTACCATTCTAACGTCTGCACGAGCATTTGCTCGTCCAGTAAGTGTTGGATTGGTGGCATCTACAGTTCCAAGATGGTAAACTAGGGAATAACCGTCAAGAAGCTTTTCGAAGGTAACTTCAATATCTGGTACTTCTTCTAGGTTTTCATACAAGGAAAGTTGTCCAAGTTCGAAAATCTGCTCAAGGTTAAAGTTTGTGGTGATACCAATAGACTGTAAACCGTGAGCGATCATGACGTTGCCGTCGCCATTGATAGGAACTCCATCGCCAACATAGCTATCAATAACGCCAGTAGCACCTATATCTCCAACTGCTACCCCCTGAGTAGCATAAAATACTCTATTATTAGGATTATTGGGATATGCCATATCTAACTCCAATTAAAAGAAAACATGTTTATCTAATTTTTTATACACCAAATAGGATTAATTCAGTAGTAAATTTGACGGTTCCGACGTGAATATTCGGATTTAAAGAGTATACTGAATCTAAACTGGTATTAACCAGTCTAATTTTTACACCAGGATATTGTGAGATCAATTCTGAATACAAAAGTGCCCCAGAAGCTGGAACACCTCTATAATCCAGAGGGAAAGCACCACTGGAAGAAATAGTATCTAAATCATAACTTTTGAAGATTTTTTGGTTTTGTAGTGTAACTATGTCCATTAAATGATCTCTAGTGTACACATCTTCAGCAACACAATGAAACAGAAAATCAGTAAATAAGTTTTGCCCGCCGCCGAGTGCAAAAGGAGTCATTTTACGAGAGTTTACAGGCTCAATACCAATTGCTGGTAGTTGATACCTATTGTCTCCCAAAATTCCCCATTCTCCACTATTGCCAACAAAATTGGAATTTTCTGATCTTTCTGATCTTTTTTGAACTTGCTGAAACCAATTTAATCCATCCACTTTTGATACATTCACATATTTGTAACTGTATTCACAAGTTACAGTTGATGAAGTATCAATAGCGGAATCAAAAACTACTCTTCCTAATGGGTGATTAATATGATGGGCATATACGCCTGTAGCAGATGTTGAATAAAAGTCGCCATCAACATAAACTCCAGAAACCCCAGGGTTTGCATCGTCAGTACTTGTTAAGGCACCAAGTCCGCTTTCCCACACCCAATTTTGTCTAAATCCTTCCCAAACTTGACCATATGTATATCTCGGATCGTCTACGACTCTCAATTGATGTTCAATACCGCCATAATAACCCGTAGAAGGAATCTCAACATTTATAAAGGCTGATTTTTCAAGCAGCCCGTAATCAAAGAACGAAATTAAGTTTTCTGTAATGTCGTTCGTAACAGTTGAATCACCAAAAGTATCAAAACCTTTTAAGTTTGTCATTTGATACTCCTCTGCATTTCATTTATAATTAATTTGCCTATTTCATCTTTAGCAGGATCTAATGCCCGACTAATAAAGTTATCCGCTATAGTTCCAGCATGTTCTGGATCTACTCTAAAAGCTGGTTTGTTAACTTGTGGAATCATGACCTTTGATCCACCAGATCTTGTTTTACCTTTAGCCCCATCAAATAAAGCGTAATCAGCAATTACCACTTGTGTGCCTCTTGTCAACAACCATTCCAGCCAGTTTACTTCTCCATTCGTGCTTTGATAAGACCCGCCCGGAACAGACAAAATATCATCAAATCCTCCTGGCAGAAAATTGAGGTTAATTTGTATTCCGTTTCTTATTCCTAGTGCTTGAGCGGTGACATTCTTGGATAAAAATGCTATGATATTAGTTATTGCTGCACCAGCTTCTCCGGGTCTCAAACCAAAGTCATCTTTTAAAGTTCCTCCCAATAATGAACGGACTGTTGGAGAGGCATTAAGTGTGCTACCAACTATAACAGCCATTTGTGTGGACAGATTAGTATTGATTTGATTCGACTTTTTGTTAAACTGTACCAAGAATTCATCAACCATAGCTTTACCAATATCTGATGATTTCGATAATAGTTGTATATTGGAAGTTACTATCGTCATGCTCTTTCCCAAACACACATAAAATACTTGTTATTTAAACCATGCATTGTTGGTTCAGAAGTTCTAGTGAATCTCCATTCAACATGACCAGATTTATCTGTATTTATCAATAAAGCTTTTGCTCTACTAACTTTTGGCAAGTCAGAATAAGCACCTATAGTCATTACGGAGCCATCAGCAACTTCAACATTTCCGAATTTCTTGAAATCTTTCTTGTCCCAATAAACTCGTAGCACAATATCTTCAGTGGTTTCTACAGTCTTAAATTCCTTATTAGCACGAGAAAATCCAGAACTTGGGGAAATACCCTGTAAGTTCATGACTTTTTTCTGCTTGATGTTTGGAACTGGGTCTGTTATGACCTGTATTTTGTCTGTATAAACTAATTGACATTGTGTGCCGAACCCGCTTAGTGATAACATAGTATCAGCGACTTCAGCATACTTTGTGAATACACCCGATGGAATAGCCATATATCACCTTATTTTAAGCAGTTCCACTACCACCAAGATAGTAACCAATATCATCAAATCTACTGTCGAGTATACCGCTTTGGTCAATTACTGTACCAGTTTTATTGATTTTTGGGTCTATAACATGATTGGTAATGGTTCCAAATTTATTTGTGGAAACCAATAAGCTGCCATTTTTCAGGTCATTTGATGTAATAACCTTTTTAAGAACATCTGCCATAATAAAACCTTTTATGTAAAATAAGCTGTGTTAATTAAGTTTGTTTATCCAGCGTAAACTCTCACATGGCCAGCGTTACTGGCTGTGCCATCATTGTAAATTGCTCCAATTGCCACAGTCCTTCCGTCATTACTCAATGACACACTATGTCCACTGTAGTCGCTCGCAGCTTCTCCGTCTATATCACTACCCTTTTGAACCCATGCACTTCCGTTCCACTCGTGAACTCTTACATGACCAGCATTGCTACCTGCACCGTCATTTTTAATCGCACCAACTGCTACAATACTTCCATCACTACTTAATGATACACTCCATCCGCTTTCGTCGAACTCCGCTTCACCATCAATATCGCTACCCTTTTGACTCCAACTACTACCGCTGTACTCATACACTTGCACATAGCCAGCATTGGCACCTGTACCATCATCATAGTAATGTGATCCAATTGCCAAAATACTTCCGTCGCTACTCAACGATACACTACGCCCAAATTGATCACCCGACGCTTCGCCGTCTATATCACTACCTTTTTGAACCCATGCACTTCCGTTATACTCATACACTCTGACGTGACCAACAGTAGTAAATGCAGCGTCAGCAAATATTGCCCCAATAGCCACGATATCACCATCATCACTCAACGACACGCTATATCCGCTATAATCATTTGAATCCTCACCGTCTATATCACTACCCTTTTGAATCCACGCACTTCCGTTCCACTCATACACTCTCGTGTGCCCAGCATTGCTACCTGCACCGTCATTAAAAATGGCTCCAATTGCCACAATACTTCCATCACTACTCAACGATACACTATATCCACTTTGATCAGAGACCGCTTCAGCATCAATGTCACTACCCCTCTGAACCCATGCACTCCCGCTGTACTCGTACACTCTCGTGTGGCCAGCATTACTGCCTGTGCCATCATTAAATCTCGCCCCAATTGCCAAAATACTTCCATCATTACTAAGTGATATGCTATACCCACTGCGGTCGTCAGCCGCCTCGCCATCAATATCGCCACCCTTTTGGCTCCAACTACTACCGCTGTACTCGTATACCCTCACATGACCAGCATCAGTACCCGTACCATCATTTTTATTTGCTCCAATTGCTACAATATTGCCGTTACCACTCAGTGATACACTCCATCCACTTTGGTCATCCGCCGCTTCACCATCAATATCACCCCCTTTTTGACTCCACTCCTCGAATGCTGCTTGAACAGCAGCAATAGTTCGGGCAATGTAATATTTAACATCATCAAACCTAGTATCTAACAACCCGCTTTGAGTAGTTATAGTGTCATCATTATTAATTTTAGGATTGATAATATGTTTGGTGATGGTTCCAAATTTATTTACAGATACCACCAAGCTGCCATTTTTAAGGTCATTACCTGTAATGATTTTTTGAAAAACATCCGTCATGATAAAAATCTTTATCTAAAGTATGAACGACGATCATTAGTATATCTAGTTACAACATCACTACCCGGAGAATATGGACTGAGGATTGCTTTTCCTACAGCGTTATTACCTGCGGCATAATTAAACTTATATTCTTCGTATTTTTTACAAGAGTATTCGTATAAGAATTTAATATTTGCAGCAATTGCCGTATAGTCTATACTACTTGGTCCGTCACTAACTCTAACTGCACTTAGGCTCTGAGTCTTCATCTCGCTACCCATAATGTTACAAGCAGTCTTTAAAGAGACGAGATTAATAAACGCATCATCTTTATCTGCTGTAGCTAATCCCGTTGCGGGATCAGTAGGATCAGGGCTTAAATAACATTGCTCTACATCAATTACATATGTATTCTCAAAATCAACCTCAGTCTGAACCAACTGAGCTGCAACAAGAATTGCTGTTTCTAATCTTAAATCGCTATACGAGTAATTACTAGAGTCAGTGTCACTAATCAACTCGCGAACGATAGTGGTTATTTCACCTTGCCAGCTCATTACTCACCCCTTTACAGATTACAATGGACTTTAAAAGCTCCGACACTTGAAGAATAATTTCCGCTACTTAAATTAACTTTTCCTTGAATTCTATAATTTCCAGATTGGTCAAAATCTCCTGCAATAGAAACATATTGCATTTTTCCATCTGTACCATCTGTTGTAAATACGCCTGTTTTTGTTAAAGTTGTTGCGTCTGGTTTTTTTATGATTATCTGTAAAGATGAAGCACTAGAAATATCTACAACAGATCCATCTTCAAGGATAGTCACTATTAATGTAGTTCCAATATCTCCTACATGAATTTGACTTGCCATGAATCACCCCGTTATGTAAAATTATTATTGATTAAGGTTAAATTCGTAATTTGTTTCAACCTCAAGTTGACTGAATTCGTAATTTGTTTCAATTTCAAGTTGAAATGTTATTTCTTGATCAACTTCTTGACTAAAAGAAATTATTTCCCCATTTGAGCTAATGAATGCGAATTCTTCACAAAACGATGTTTCGCAAAATGAACTATCACAAAACATATTTATCTCCTAGTCTATATTTAGTATACTCCACCAAGCACAAATTTGCAATTTTAAACTAGAAATTCACAAAAATCGAGAATAGTAGCTTATACTTGAGGATCAGTAATATTTACGTTGGTATTAAGAGCATCAGCAGCCTGTTGTTTAGCAAGTTTAACTTCGTAAGCGGCTACATGATCTGATAAAAACTTTCTTACCATTCTATTGGCAAATACTGATTTAGACTCAGGATTATCAATTTGAAGTGGATTAGAAACCGGATCTTCATCCAATTCTGGATTAAAATCTGGATTATCTATTTGGTCTGATCGACCGTAATTTGCGGCTACAGCGTCTAAAACTCTAGCAACATCTGCATCATCAATTTGAATTGAAAAAACCGCCATTTAATTATCTCCTAAAAACATGGTATGTTATAATATACACGATTTATTGAATTATTTAATTTTTGTACTAACTGCTGTTTAAGTGAGGTAGCTCACATCTAGGTATTTGACATTTATCACATATTTCATGCCATCTATTTGGTAAATCTTCAAAATTGTACACCTCTACACCAAGATCTTCACCGTAGAGTCCTTGTGTGAAAAACTGCGTAGTGTGATCCATCCAGTTGTCTTCAAAGAATTTCATGTGGTCTTCAATCGCTAAAAAGTCTTTTATCTCATCTGCTACCGGCTCCAGAATCTTATTCTGGTCTTTTTTTAATTTTTGAACCCAATTATTCATACTTGTGAATCTATCTTGTATAGGTCTATGAACAGCAAACCTGTATATGTCGTTCCATTCTCTAATGTAGCCTTTCAGTACTGCGGCTGTCTGATGACCTTGGCATCTTTCAAATTCTCTGACAAACATGGGTACTGTGCTAACCAGAGAGGGTATGCCGTGACCAACACAAGTGGATGCAATGGCATTTTTTATAGAGTTTCCTCCAGTTCTTGGTATATGTATAAAAACAGCTCTTTTGGGTAAATATATCATAGTACCTCGCATATATAACTTGGGTATTTTTCTATGCTAATACCTACCATTTTGATTTTACCAGCTTGAATATGTTCATTAACAGCTCTTATTACACCGGCTTTCCAAACCTGACAATTGGTAACATAGTCATGACCCATTATAAAACCGCCCTTTTTAACTTTATACAAAGCGTTCTCTAATTCTATGGAGACAGACTTGTAGTCATGACATGCGTCTATGTATATCCAGTCTAGGTAGTCATTCTCTAGACCATATAAAAAGTTGCCACCATATTCTCTGTGCAACTCTACTGTTCCTTGCTCTATCTCTCTTTTGAATAACCTGCCCACCAACTCCCTGTGGTCATCCTCCCAGAGACACGGGTACTCAATTAGGCAAGCATTGGGGTGTCTTTCTCTCCATATGTCACATAGATGTAGTTTTTTTGGCTTAGTTATATGATACAAAGATATTGCATTGACACCCTTACAGACTCCAATCTCAGCACCTATACCATCTTTAGGTACGTCTAGGTACATTTCATTTGATGTTTCGTATTCTTTTATTTTATCCATATCGTTCCTCCGGGCAGATTACAAGTTTGCCACTTTTCCTTCTAATTTTAATGGCCTCTGATATTTCGCTCTCTATGAAAAAATGGGCGTTAGACTCAGAAAATATTCTAGCTTTAAATGTAGAAACTTCTTCTACATGATTCTTGTTTCTTTCTTCTTCCATTTCAGTCGGAAACATTTTTAAAAAACCATATTTTATATTGTATCTATCTAACCATTCTTCTGTTATATCTCTATATTTTTCTAACCTACCTGTTACGATTCCCGCACAATGTGTTTTGGGTATTCTGTGAGGAAATGGTTTTACGTTTTTAATAAAGTCAATATATCTTGATTCGTCTTCACACACGTCTATAGGAACATTCGGAGAGAATATACCATCAAAATCCAATAATGCTTTCTCTATATAAGTACAGTTAAAAAGATTCCATTCCAGCAAGTGTGGTGGAGACAATTCTCTAGCAAAAAAATCTGGTTTGTGCTCACAGTCTGGTTTAAAATAAACTGTAGCAAAATAAACATCTTCTAGTAGTCTAGATTTAATGTTCTTCATTGCTGTACCAGCATACATCGTATCATCCACGACCAAGATTCTACCCTCTCTGTCGTCAAAGTCTTTCATTCTGATCCCACCAAAACCGGTAGCACCAGATAAAATCTTGGCATTATTATTTTCATCTAGGTAGTAGAGCGGTAGATTTAACCACATGGCAATCATACTTGCTGGTAACATACCCGAACGAGGCACGCCAAGAACACCTCTTAATTTAAGATTATGTACTTGTGGTAATAATAAATTTTTACAGTCCTCTATCATCTTTGCATTGGTAATATATTCTCCGGCAAGATAAGATTGTCTGCGTTCGTGTTTCTTGTCGCAATCTATCTTGTACTTTTTCCTTTCTTCAGCGGTAGCATTTTGACACCATTGCCAATTAGGAGGACTTGCTGTCATCTCTTGGTTATAGTATTTACAATATCCATGTTTTTCACAAATGCATTTTTCCATAATTAATCCACAAATAAAATAGAGGGGGCAGTTAGCCTACCAATTAAGTGTGGGGCTGTCTCAGGACTACCAGAAGATCCGCCCCCGGAATAAAGATCAGCGGGTGAGTCATCACCAAGTCCTCCCGTATCATATTCATATTTAATAGTCAGCTCATTGGCTTCCTCGTCAACACTGGTAACAATATAGGTATATGTAGACAATATAGTACTTTCGGTTCCTGCACCAGCTTCGCGTGACTCTACAATTACCTTATCGCCAATCCTAGCGTCGTATATGCTATCTATATAAGTTACAGTATAACTAGGTCCAGAACCAGTAACAGAGTCCACCGACACAGAAGATATGACTGTATAATATGGCTGAAAAGAGTTAGACATTATAAGTTGTATCCTACTACGAAACCGTCATAATTATTAGCAGAGGTGCAGATAAATCCGAACACATCCGTTTTATTAGGAGTGGTTGTTAATGTTGGCGTAACACCTCCGGCCCATTTGATTGTATTAAACCAAGTCACAGTTCTGCTACCCGTTCCGTCTTGGGTAAGTCTAATAATAAATTTTTGTCCAGCATCAGAATTTGAAAGAGCTAGAGTTCTATTTCCACCAAGAACAACAGTATGTGTGTTTGCTTCGTCTAGATCAAACGTAACGGTGGCACCATCCGTATTAGATTGTATTGGTGTTTTTATAGCTTTAGAAAATGTAGACCTTTGTGACATTGTAACTTCACCGTCACTAGCAATTGCTATAGCATCTGTGTCACTAGCAGAACCAATGTTTCCGGCATCTCCAACTATGAGATTAGCCATAGTAACGGTGCCAGTAGTTGTGTCATCAGCATTATTGACTAAGAAGGCATCGTCTACATTAACTGTAAGAGTATCCCCAGCCATTGCGGTGGTTGCGTTTGTGCCTCCAGCAATAGTAAGCGTGTCTCCGGGCGTTATACCTGTAGAACCACTATCTCCAGCAACCGTTGTGTCAGAAACAACAAAGTCTAGCGTTCCATCGCCGTCTTGATAAGTTACAGAAATACCAGTTTCAGTATTTCCTGTGACCATACCTCCAACAAAGTCTTCAACCTGTTCTTCGGTAAGTTGAGTGTTTGTGTCTGTAGCCGCAATCGTTATGGTATCGGTACTAGCGTTAGTTGTAATAGTTACGTTTGAACCGGCAGCAAAAGTCAAAGTATCGGTAGTAGTATCCGCTACAACATCTGATTGTCCAGCAACCGATATAGTCTTAAACGAAAACTCATTAGCCTCTCCACCACCACCACCACCGTTTACACCTGATCCATTGAAATATAAAACCCCACCAACATTGTACAAAGTATTAGTAGTAGAAGCTGGCGTTAAACTAGGAATAGTAACACCGCTGACAACAGTAATAGAGCCGCTTACAGAAACATCACCATTAACTGTTACGCCAGTAGCCGTTATAGTACCATCTACAGCAAGATGATCATGAACGCCTAAAGTATCAGCGGCAGCTCGATAAATGTATGTGTTTAAGGCTGCACCTTTTGTAGAGGTTGACTTAAATCCTATTTTTCCATCCTGCATCGCCGCAATGAGACCGGTTTTAGGATATATATCCAAATACCGACTATCATGCGTCATATGCATTAAAGCACAGCGATTAAATTCAAATACACCATTACTATTGGTTGCTGTATTCTCTAAATACGGTAAATCACTAATAGATAAGTCATTTGAACTTCCAAAATAAAATCTATCAGCTTGTACGTACCCACTAGAATAGATATTGCCTTCTGAATCAACATGAGCTAATCCACTACCGGTAGCATCTTGCCATTCTTGAAGATTAGCACTTTGTGCGGCAGCACCTTTAATTGTAATGCCAGCATCTGTTGCGGTTAATATCTTGACGCCTAATTGACCGTCCAAGTCAGCATTGCCACCACCAAATATAGACTTCTCTTCAACAGAATCCATAAAGAAGATTGGATTGGTTGACCCTGCATCTGGATAAAACACAAAGTCCATATCCTGATAAGACGGATTGAACTTTAATGCTCCGGTATCTCTTTTGGAGATTACATTTTCTCCAAGTATTTGAAGACCGCCTTCTGGTGCTCCATTACTTAAATACAGGTTGACGGTTTGAGATCCGGTAGTGTTTGAAACTCCTATATTTGATCCTGTACTACTATTTGCGTGTGTTACATATAGGTAAGTAGTAGAGGCTCCTTCATTGATATTGCTAATTATTCCATAGCTTGTACTTTCAGTAGCAAATCCTCCAGCTACAATTATATCGCCACTTGTTGTAAAGTTAGAAGTAGCCACGCTACCTCGCCCAATCACTGTTTCAAGGGTATCACTTTCTGCCGTCAAGTATCCAGAATCATTGTTAAGAAGACTAATATTGTCTCCAGATTGGATAACGGTAGCATCTATGTTGAATTCAGTACCGTCTAAAGATAATCCAGTTCCGGCAGTATATGTAGTGTCTGTGTTTACCACAGTTTCCGTGGCGGTAGCGATTCCAGTAACGTGACCATTGCTGTCCAGAATAATGTCCTGGATGTATGTCCGCCCAGAGTTATCTGAGGACGAAGCGGCAGAAATAGCTGGGTGTGCGGTCAGGTAGCCAGCATCGTTCGTTAAAATAGAGACATTGTCTCCAGACTGAACAACTGTGTTATCTACGTTGAATTCTGTGCCGTCTAGCAGAAGGCCAGTTCCGGCAGTATATGTAGTGTCAGTAACTGTTTCCGTTGCCGTGGCAATACCTGTGACATGACCATTGGAATCCAAGATAATGTCTTGAATATATGTTCTACCACTATTGTCTGAAGATGAAGCAGCACTAATTGTTGGATGAGCTGTTAAATATCCAGAATCATTCGATAAAAGAGAGACATTGTCGCCGGATTGGATAACAGTCTCGTCAACATTAAATTCAGTACCGTCAAGAGACAATCCCGTCCCTGCGGTATATGTGGTATCCGTAACTGTTTCAGTAGCTGTGGCAATACCCGTGACATGGCCGTTGGAGTCCAGAATAATATCCTGAATATAGGTTCTTCCAGAATTATCACTACTACCCGCCGCAGAAATTACAGGGTGTGCCGTAAGATACCCAGCGTCATTTACTGCTTTAGGTGTTAAAGCTTTATCTTGATCTGAATTAATCGTGTTGGTCAGAATAGTAATACCAGACGCGGCAGTAGTTGCCGTCAAAGCGTTGAGAGTGACATCTCCGGTTACTCCACCACCAGATAACCCACTTCCAGCATTTACGGCAGTAATATCACCACCGCCACCGCCACCGCCACCACTCCAAGGAACATTAACAACAAGATTGTCGCTAGCATCTACTTGAACAGCATATGTTCTACTTGCTGTTGACGTTACACTTTCGGGAGCAGTTGTTTGAGTTGTAGCATTGACATTGGCATCAAATGTTGTACCGTTTAAAGTTATACCAGTTCCAGCAGTATATGTAGTATCCGTAACTGTCTCCGTTGCCGTAGCAATACCAGTGACGTGACCATTAGAGTCCAAGATGATGTCCTGGATGTATGTTCTACCACTATTGTCTGAAGACGAGGCGGCGGAAATAACCGGGTGTGCTGTTAGATAGCCAGCATCATTCGATAAAAAGGAGACATTATCACCAGACTGAATAACAGTCTCGTCAATATTAAATTCAGTACCAGCGAGAGACAGTCCCGTCCCTGCGGTATATGTCGTATCTGTATTTACCACAGTTTCCGTGGCAACCGCTATTCCGGTAACGTGCCCGTTGCTGTCCAGAATAATGTCCTGGATATAAGTACGACCAGAATTATCACTACTGCTAGCGGCAGAAATGACGGGGTGTACCGTTAAATACCCGGCATCATTGGCAAAATTACTTACATTATCACCAGAAACCTGAACTTCACTACCATTTATCAGCAGTGTTTGATTTCCACTATCATACACAAAATTGCTAGTGGTTTGCATACCGCCAGCACTTGTGTCGGCAACGCTAGTAACAAAAGGAACCCCACTTACCGTAACAGCGGCTTCGGATTTCAGATCGCCGCCACCTAATTTTGTATTACCAACTTGTACTAAAACCATTCCATTATTTGGATGACTAATAATAACATGTCCAACTGTTACTTTGTAATTAGGTATTGTTGGAGCTGTTTCAGTAAAGGCACCGGATGTAGAAGCGTCAAGAAATATTTCAGCCCCTTCTGTTATGCCCGAAGTAGCTATACCTCTAACCAAACCATAGGTTGTAACATATCCAAAGGAATTATCTTCAATATCATGTGTAGCTAAACCAATTATTTGAGCATTTGCATTTGAATCAGCAATGGCTAAGCAGACAGTTGGTGCTTGACCTTGTGATCCATTGATTTTTACAACTTGACCGTTTGTAATGGTGCTACCAGTATTATTTCTTACTCTTAAAAATTCCTCTTGACCAAGTTGTAATGTTACGTCAGCTTCATCGTTGTATAAACTTAAAGTATGATTGTCTGAGTCATAAAACACAAGCCCTTCTGAATGTGCGGGCTGATCTCCATTGGCAATTAAAGTAAAATCTAATATATCAAAAATGCCAGTAGTAGCAGTAATATTTCCGCTAGTGGTGATAGAATTTGTTGTGTTAGATCCGCGATCTGTTACTGTTTGTAAAGTATCACTTTCTGATGTAAGATATCCGGCGTCATTATTTAATAAGCTTATATTATCGCCAGACTGTACAACTGGGTCCGTGACATTAAATTCAGCTCCATCTAGAACGAGACCTGTTCCAGCGGTATATGTTAAACCTCCAATAGCAGACCCATTAAAGTAGAGAGATCCTCCTATGTTATACAAAGTATTAGAAGTTGAAGAAGGACTTCCAGTTGCCAGTATAACCCCAGAAGATCCAGCAACTACTTGATCATTTTCATCTTTATAGACAGACTTTTCTGATGGATATGCTATAAAGACATTGGAATTTCCAGATAAGCTGATCTTTGATCCGCCACTGCTACTGGATAAAACTGTATCTCTTGATAGACTATCAGAGCCATATGTTCCAATACCAACTTCCCATCTTGGAGAGTTTTCTATTGTGTAAAATGTTTTTTGCCCGCTAGAAAGAACATTAGAAAATGCCTGAAAACCAGTTGCTGCACCGGCTAGCGTAACTGTTCCACTACCACTGGTTATACTGGTTTCTTTTACTCTGTTGTGTAAGAAAATCGTCATATTTCATCCCGCATATTGTTTTTTGGGTTTTTTGGTCTTTAGTATATACTCCTTATGGAGACTTTCTTGTAAAAAAATAAAAAAGGGGAGTGGAAAATCCACCCCCCTCTCTACACTAGCTCTAATATAGTTCTTAGAAGCTACCCAGCAGAACACGACGATTATCCAGAACGCCAAATCCAACTTCAGCGAAACCGTACAGACCGGATCGTTGCTGACGATGAAGACCTGGATCTTCGAAAATAGTAACTTCTTGCTTGACTGGCATAACGAAGCTGTCGTTAGCAGACAGGTCAAGACCAACAACAAGTTCAACATCAGAACTTGGACCAAAAGTACCACTCAGGCTATCTGTGTAGTAAGTTTGGTATTCTTGACCTTCGCCCAGTTCATCAAGAGCATGGATATTAACACCAAATACTCTTGAAACAGCACCAGCACCATCACCAGCAACATAGATTTCTCTACGACTGGTTTCGTCAAGCTGATCAATGCCCCAGTTTCTCATGTCTTCAACACCTTCTGGAGACATGTAAAGATCTGTAAGAGCACCACGCTTAACTGACGCACTGTTACCACCAGCATTACGACGCATTACAACCTTCAGCAGGCTAACAAGACGCTTGGTGAATTGACCAGCAGCAGCATCGGCATCGTAAACAAGAATGTTACGGTCAACACCCGCAGCAAGCAGTGTGTGCCACCCATCATCATTCATCTTCTTAACGAAACCGGCTTCAAGAACCTGAGTCGCACGGGCTACAACATCCCAGCGAGCTTCACGAGCATAACGAAGCAGCCAATCAATTGCGTTAGCAACTGTGTAGGTTGGAACCATCACATAGTCGCCCTCAACGGTACGCTCAGGAATACGACCGTGAGCAGGAGCAACATATGCGACGTGATCATTTTCCTCACCAGGAGAAAGAAGATCAAGTGGGAACTCAGTAGAGCTACCGGCTGGCATGGCAATTCTTTCATAAATGCTACCAGCAATATCTCCGACAAGAATACCTTCGCGGAGTGGAAGTTCGATGGCTTTGGCTAGTTCAGCCATAGCAGCACCTCTAATATTGCTATCATCAGAAGAAGTTCTGTGAAGCAATTCGATAAAATCTTCATCAGGTTTTGTTAAATATGACATATTATAGTTCTCCTATTTTTCTAGTCTTGATTAAGGAAGGTTAATAGAAACTTTGGCGTAACCATCAGCATCCTTTGTAGAAAGGAAGCGACCAACGGCTGGAGCAGTACCATCTTGAGATCCAGAAATCTTACCAGAGTCTGCAAGATATGCAGTATCACCAGCAGATGGACTACCACTAATTTGGTCAGTTACAACAAAACCTTTAGATAGAATAGTAACTTTACTACCCTGCTGAACTTCATCTTTGTGCCAGTTCAAGTGTTGACGAGTCTGATCGATATTAACAACATCGTTCAGAAGAACACCAAGAGCGACAGCACCAGAAGCTTCAGCGGCAACAGTGGCAACAGCAGAAGAGTTGTCCATCGCAGCACCAGAACCCTGAGTACTAACAGATACGACAACACCACGACTGGCTGTCTCATTCATAAAATAAGAAATGTCAGTGTCTAATTCGTGACGATCACCTTTAAGAGCCATTTTTCACCTCTACTTATTTAAGATTTTTAGTTGACTTTAAAACAGACTTACGAAGCCATTGAGCCGCAGACGCAATAGCTGTATTCTCTACTTCTTCTTCAGGATTAGCCAAAGTAGCTTCGGAAACTTCCTCTACTTCATCTAGCTCAGAGGCATCAGCTTCTTCTTCTTCTTCTTCAACAACCTCTTCTTCTTTTTCTTGTGCTTTTGGGGCAGGAGCAGGAGCGGGAGCAGGAGCAGGCTTGTCTTTGTCTGCCATCAAAGCAACAACAGATTCGAACATTTCGTCAGAAGCTTCGGCGAAGTCAACAAGAATAGAATCGATTTCTTCAGCAGCTTTGCCTTTTTCTTTCAGCATAGCGGCACGTTTCATAGCTTTCATTTCTTTCATCATGGCAGAGTACTTTTCTTTCATGCCTTTTAGTTCTTCCTCTTTTTTCTCCATGTCGTGCTTAAAAGCTTCAGCTTCTTTTTGCATCTTTTCCTTGTCACCATGCATAGTCGCAGCAGAATCTTCCAATTCTTTGACTTTGACTTCAAGATCAGCTTTTTCGCTAAGAAGAGACTCATTAGCTGAAGTAAGTTCAGCAATCTGAGACTCGAAATTTTCTGTGATTTCAGATTTAGCCGCCTCAAACTCAGCAGTTAAATCTTCAATCTGCTTGGTATTATCACTCATTTCATGATTCTCCGTAGCAGTTAAAAAATTAACAAATTGTACAGATGCACTCGCATCAAAAGGATTGGTATCCTTGCTAAGAATAATACTTCTTGGATTAGCTGGCTTGGCGACTAAACCTTTTCCGGAGAAGTAAAAACCCTTAAGAAGTCTTCCAATTTTATAACCTTGGTATTTGCCTTCACCACCATACGCACGTAGATGTTTTGTCAAGAAAGATGATTCTTCCGTTCGGGCCAATACTCTATTTTCATCATCTGGTCCAAGAATCGCATAATCAAAATCGCTAAAAATGCATTCCATAGATACGGACCATTCGCCAGCATCTATTCCATCACAGAGTTCTTGAACTCTTTCTCGCATTTGCGGATCAGACCAGGTTTTGTATATAACAGCACTTGTGACGATATCAATTTTTTCTGGCAGTGTGTCTTTTTCTTTGATCACATTACCTTCTTGATCCATGACCATAGAGGCGGTCATGTGGCCAATAATATCAGTATCATCATGCATATAATTGAACTGTTTGTTTACAGGAGTGTTTCGAGCATCCCATAATTGATCAACAGCAAAAACGTCATCATTCTTATTCCATCCAGCAGATACTAACACAGAATTCAGATAAAAGAGATCTTTCTGCTTTTCTGCATCTACGCCAACAAATGCTAAAGACTTTTTGATATTTTCTTCGTCTATATTCAACGCAGGATCTAAATCGATAATCTCACAATCAAAAGCGATAGAATTATCGTTTTCGATTTTTTCTTTTAAATTGTCATTGATTTCATATTCGTATATATGCATTTTTCTACCTTTCTAACAGGTACTACACCATAAACTAATTATTTATGTTATTTTTCGTTCAAAAAATTTAAAGAATATGATAGATTATTGATATGACGAAGTTCATCTATGTTTGGTTCACGACCAGACTGATCCATAAAGTCAGTAAAAATGCTGGCTTTTGTGGTCTTTTGGACTTCATTCGCCGTTGGATTTTCTTCCAAAACTTTTAGTATTTTTTCTTCGTTTATTTTTTCGTGTGGAGACAAATTACACAGAACTCTAAACTTAATATCCTCTAGTTCTCTTAACTGAGCCTTGCTTAACTCTCTTAAATTTTTCTTGCCGTAATGAGCAAGTAGACCCGGATTGAGTATGTTAGAGATCTTCTTCTGTGCTTCTTGTGACCAAATCATAACTGAAGCTTTAGGTGTGGTCTTCGGCAAAACCCGCCGTTGCTTTCTTGGCTCGCTATCTTTTGTGAAAAGAGGACGACCACCTTGCGGATCTGGAGTTTGTTTAGTTTCTTCTTGCCGTTGAGGTTTTGGGGTTGTTTCCGGTTGGCTTACAACCTTTGTCTCAAGGTCAGTTACATCATCAATTCCAATATCACCTTTTTGTAAAGCAATCTTCTTGTATTCAGTATCAACATTGCCATTATGAAATGGATCAGCCTTGTATTGAGGCATTTGACCTCTTTCTCTTTTACGAGCTTCTGTTTTAACTCTTGACTCTTCGATTTCGTTGAGTTCACCAAATCTATCTCTTAGTGTTTCAACAGAGATGATGTCTCTATCGGCAAGTTGAATAAGTAAGTTTTTCTCAGAAGCTTCATCAGACAGAATCATATTCTCAAAGTGCAAAGTAGCTGGAGAAGAAAACCCCATAGACTTTTGAATATACTCGATTTCTTTCTTCCAGAACTGCTCAAGCAATGCACGCCCGTATTCCAGACGTTCAATCAAAGTCTTTAAAGAGATGAAGTTATTTGTAAATCCACCACTTTGTCCAGCTAATCCAGTTAGAGTCGGAGGAATACCAAGTCCAGCATAAATACTATTTAGAACAGGCTGGTATTTTTCTGTACCCAAGAATTTGTAGATCTGAGTATTGCTTTCTTTAAAATCGATTTCCGGACCCCATACAAGATCCATCGTTCCACCACCAACATTACTAGCGAGAATATTTCTCAGCTTGTCAATCGCACCTTTGTTTGGTAGAATCTTATGTTCAAGATTACCTAATCTCCATAATCTAATATTGGAGATAGCACCATCAAGAGCTGACATATCGGCCAATTTCATCTTTTCAAGCATAGTCACATCATCAATAATGGCATTGATCATCGGACTTGCCCAAATATTCCAGTCGTCTTTCTTGTAGTAGAAGATTTCCAGAGAGTCAGAATCCAGAACAACCTTATTATCTCCAGTCTTTAATGCTTGCTTAACAGAGGTGGGAAGATTCTTTGAAAACTTAGGGTTCTTCTTGAACGAATCGCACAGGGTTTTAGCAAGACGCATTTTGTAGATCTTTTCTCCACTAAATGCACCAGCGTATCCACCTTCTACTTCAATAGATAAAGGATTGAGAAAATCATACCTAAAAGGCAGAGTCTTCTTTGTAACAGGCATTTTCTTGATGTCCATCATATCCTGGGCTTTGGACATTTCCTGTTTTTGCTTCTTAGTGATCTTGCCGTATCTTTTGTATACGACTACGTTTCCGCAACGATAGAGCATATTGAGGAATCGCTCAGATCGCTCAACGCCGTTGATTTTCGCCCACCATCTACGATAGAATCTTTGAATGCTTTTATTTTTGTGGTTGAGGCTAATACCTTGAGAAGCAAAGTCGCCCATCAAATCGATAATGTTCTTGATTATGCCAACTTTATCATATGCCTTCATACACATAGAAATAGACTGCTTGAAGCTACTTGCTGGCTCCTCGTGCGGTCTAAATCTATAATAATCATCCTTGACAAAATCAGTTCTTACTGATATATTAGGCTCAATATCTATGTACGAGCGACGACTAGCTGTGGCACTCATAATACCATCATAGCTGTCGATATTTTTAGCGGCTTTGTCTAAATCTTCCGCAGTAGACCAATGAATGAAAGGAGATTTTTCTGACATGGTTTTTCCTCAATTGGAATGTAATTGAATTGACAATCTAACTGTTACCAATCTATACACCATAACAAGAGAAAAATAGTTTTTTATTTAGTATAATCCATTCATAGCTTGAGTAAACCAGTTAGGACCACTAAATGTAGCGTCTTCTTTGTTTTTACCACTTCCATATTGTGCTGCGAACCCACCATAAGAATTATAACCAGGAGTTTCTTCCGTCTTGAGATTTCTGGCCGCCATATTTGCCATTAAAAGGGATGAATAGCGGTCCTTTCTCATTCGAGATTTTTTACCAACCCCAATTTTAACTTCAGGAGTATCCCATCTTAATCTACCATTAGCACTTTCAGTAACTTCGATTAGAGATAGTTCGTTTTTTAACTCTTCTATTTCCATAACACAATCTTCAAGTGTGTCATATAATCTATCGTTTGCTTTATCTTGCTCAATAGAAAGTCCGATAGTAATGGGGTCAAACCTTGGGAATAAAAGGATCTTATCTTCAAAGTCTTTTCTCAAACCATGATTAGCGTCGGAGTACCAATCATATCTAGCGAATTGACACATCTCTAAAATGTGAAGACCTTGTTCGTCATCTGTTGGTTGTGATTTTTCTGGATTGATTATAGGCCAAATAGCGACTTCACCAGCTTGAATTTGGTTAGAATCATGTAGTGCTTCAGCAACAGCATATCCACCACCCTGAGCGTCCATAGCGATGTGTACTATATTAAACAATCCCATTAACTCCCGGATCTTACGAGCACAATAGCTATAGAAGTTATTCTCCTTGGTCAAACCTTTCTTTACTCGCTCGGTATGGTCTTTTCTTGTTGTTGTCCAGCAATGAACAATCCTTCTGTGATCAGCATGAAGCTCAAGTACCACAATACTAAAATTATCCACCTCAGAAGCAGGGTCAATAGCCATGAGATACTTTTCATTCTTATTTCCCTTTAAAATAGGATCAAAATATACCTCCCCACTTGCTATCTTAACTGGTTTTAAATCAGTACCCACACAAGCTTCGATCAAGCTTCTTTTAAAAAACCCCTGACTATCTTTAGTGAATACAGCCCCAAATTCCATTAGATAAATACCATTATGAACAGTTGCTTTGGATCTTGCAATTTGTCCTTCATCCATGAACCCTTTAGGAACCATGTCCACCGGAATTCTAATTATGGAGTAATCATCCCATTTAAAAGATGGAGGTACATCCTCACCGTTGAAGACATTGTTCGATATAGCCTTTTTATCACCTTTGGTCTCTATCGTCGTCTTCCATTTTTTCCAATATTCCGCGAAATGGTTAAAGTCATAATAGGCAGTACCCGATAGAATAATCTGGTTGGACCTGCCTTGCTCCATTGCATCTGTTTTGAATAGTTCAGACACATCCACACCTAATTCTTCCGCTTTTTTCTCGGCGGCTAGTCTACGAACATTATCAATAGGAGAAGATGAAACTGCTGCGAAACCTGCAATGACATTTTCAAAGATTTCTCTGGACATACTCGCAAATTCGTCTGCGATAATATCATTTGCTCGCTGTCCACGAATCTTTTGACCATCACCGATGGGGAGTGCAGAAATGGTACTTCCATTCAAGGTTAGTCTACACATATCCACATCGCGTCTAGGACCGCTACTGCTGTCGCACATGTCTCTTAAAATCGGAGCATTCTTCCAAATATTCTCCATATAATCATACAGATACTTCGACTGTCGGAATGCGGCACCAACGACGACTATCTTTCGATTAGGCATCAATATGGCTCGTAACATACAGTACAATGAAAGGATAAATGTTTTTCCTAAACCGCGAGATCCAACAAGCATCGGAAACTTCTTGTTCCACATTTCTTTGAGAATAAGTGCCTGCATGGGCAACAAATCGACATTGAGAACGTGCTTACAAATAAACGAAAAATAATCCGGGTTGATAAACAAGCAAGTTAGTCGTTTATAAAACTCATCTGGGTCATCGGTCACAAGCCGCTCAAATGGATTGATAACATATCTATCGTCAACACTAATATTGAGCCAAGCATTATTTAGCTCTTGTATTAACTCTTTACTTAATTTGCCGCTCATGCTACTTCATCCATAAAACCATAATAAACAGCTTCGTAAGCATCCATCCACCAATCAACTTTTTGCTTCATTTTATCTTCAATAAAATTCCGAATACCTTGCCAATCTAATCCTTTCTCTTTACAGAAATTAGATCCATTACAGCGGTTGGCATAAATATCAAGCATTACATCAGCAGATCTCTTTCCATACTCCATCGCACTTATTACTGCGGTATATTCACCAGCATCTGAATAGTTTCCGTTATGAATCATAAAGTCTGCGTGTTTGTAGATGATTCTTTTGTCGGCAGATTGTGGAACAATAGATGACATAGATCTAGCATGACCCATAGAATGAAACTCAATATATTGTGGACAATCTACGATAGCATCGTACATAGCCATTCCATAGTTCCAATCTCCACCGCACGATATCATGTACACCTTGATAACTTCATCGGCAGGAATACGGCTTGACAAATGATTTAGGTTTTTTATAAATCTTGATGCCATTTCAAAGTCAACACCATATTCTCCTTCTTCGTCTCTACCTTCTGATCCTATATAGATTGTATTTGTTGATAAGTCTATTCCAAGGTTATGAATATGTTCAAGATTTGGTTCCACTGTTCTTCTCCCAAAAACTTAAAGTATCATAAGTAAATTTTTCAGCAGCATCTCTGTTGCCGCAAAAAACTACCTCTATATTTGGGCAGTCGTCTTCGATTTGATGAATTAGCTTTCTAAGGTATCTACCATTCATTCTGACTCTTGAAAGTTGTGCTTTGGACATTCCAGAATTTTGCGGAAATTCATAAACATCAGACTCAGAAAACTCACAAACAATATAGGCTTTTGTCAAAGATTCCATGCGTTCAAATTCACGATAGAACCTAGCTTTAGCTGTTTTCTTTCCAAGGTTGTTTGCTATTTCTGTAGCAGAGGCTTTTCGTTCAATAACAACTATATCTTTAAGACTTTCTGTAGTATAATCACCACAGTCAAGTTTCTGATCGACAATGTCGATATTGTCGTAAAAAATAAAATCCCAACCTTGTTTTTCCCGTGTGTCTCTAATTACTTTCATTGTCGTAAGCTATCTGTAAAAATAATGATTCATAAATATGCTCCTGCCCGGTTACAGATTCATGGCAGGAGCGGCATAGTGTAATCAAGTTGTAGGTATCAAACCTCAAAGATGATGCGGCAGACCAGGGTCTAATGTGATGAACCTGGAGATGTTTTTTAGTAACGCATCCAGGCATTTGACAACATCTTTTGTCTCTTTTGAGAACCCTTCTTCTTACTTCCTTATAAACTGGGTCGTCATAATTTCTTCTCATGAGATTCTAACTTTAATACTCTGATGTCATATTTAAGTTCTTTTAGCCACTTTTTTGTTTCTATTGAGTCGTCTTGATCTAGTATAGTGTCCATAAGTTTCTTTACCGCCATAAAACAAGCGTCATCAGGATCATCAGCCTTGACGGTTACAAATGGAAATCTACGATTTAGTGAGCCAAGGTCATACTTCTTGGATAGATCGGTCACTACCAACGACAGATCGAGTTGTGCTATGTATATCATGATCTACCATCATTTCTACTAGATCTTTAAATGAATGTTTCGGGGTCCATCCCAATTTGTTCAATGCCTTGGAAGCATCACCACGAAGGTAATCTACCTCGGCGGGGCGGTAAAACTCGGGGTCTTGAACGACTAAGTTGGACCAATCTGCAATATCAATATAAGAAAACGCTACGTCTAGGAACTCGCGAATAGTATGAGTTTCGCCGGTGCAAATGACAAAGTCCTCCGCAAGGTTCTGCTGAAGCATCATCCACATCGCTTCCACGTAATCTCCAGCGTACCCCCAATCTCTAAATGCTTCTAAGTTACCTAGACGCAGCTTTGGAAACCTACCTAATTCTTCATCGTTTTCAGTAGACCTGAAAATAATATTGTCTTCATCGGATGTAGTATCTTTGAGTGCAAATTCTAATTTAATGTTTTTCTTGAATGCCGCAAATTCGCCAATCCACTTTGTAATCTTTCTTGTTACGAAATTTTCGCCTCTTCGCGGTCCTTCGTGATTAAACAGAATGCCTGCGGAAGCGTGCATATCATACGCTTCACGGTAGAGTCTCACAGTTTCATGAGCCGCACACTTGGCAATAGCATAAGGGCTTTGCGGCATAAACTTAGTGGCTTCGTTTTGAAACTTTTCCGTATGTCTTTTGTGTCTAAAGCGAGTATCGTAATTCTTGCCGAACATTTCGCTTGAGCTGGCCTGATAGAATCTAACCTTGGACTGCAAATCCAAGTCAACAATAGCCTGAAGAATATTCAAACAGCCTTTCGCGGTAACATCCCAAGTAAGTGCAGGTTGCTTGAAAGAAACAGCTACGTGGCTTTGTGCTGCTAGATTGTAAAACTCAGTAGCGTCTTCATGATCTTTGAGCAAATTGAGCATGCTGGAGTAATCTGTGATATCCCCCTCATATAGCACAAAATTCTCATTCTTTAGTGCGTGCTGGATTCTTGATGTGGTGTTGGTAGAAGATCGTCGTGTTACACCAATAACGGTATAATTTTTCTTTAAAAGAAGGTCTACTAGGTGAGAGCCATCTTGACCTGTTACGCCAGTTACAATCGCTTTTTTCATTTATCCTTGTCCTCTTGTTCGTAAAATACGGTTTCTGAATTTAAGAAGGGACGGTCCACAGCCCCATCTTCGTAAGTATGATAATCTGACAATCGTTTCTTTTCCTCTTCCATTGCCAGACGCATTTTTTCTAAGTATTTACCTTCTGTTTCAAAGAACTCCGGATCGCGGAGAATTTGCTGAATCAGAGAGGATAGTGTTTTCTTGTTGCTTTCCAGCTTTTGTACACGCTGTTCACGAGTAGCTTTTAGGTCTTTGTACAATCCGGCTTTTTTTGTTTGCAAGTCTTTGAATTCTCTGGATAGAGATTCTTTGGCTGCACGAAGGCTGGCAATTTGCCGCTCAAGATTAAAGATCAACTCTTTATCCTGTTGGTCACTGTCGTGTGCCTTTTCAAGCTGGATTTCTGCCTCAAGAATTCTAACGCGATTCATAGATTCTTGTTGTTCCCTCAAAGCCCGGTTCATCAATACTTCAAGCTTGATAACATCCACAATTTGCAACTCTTCAGTCGCGAGGACATCTTTTCTAAATTGGGCAACAATTTGCTTCCAGTGATACAAAAATAATTCTAGTTCTTCCTCGCTAAATTGGAGTTTTAACTCCTTCCAATATGGGCGGGATTTGATATCATATTCAGCTTGAACGGTAAATGATTCGTGCTTGTTAACGGCTTTTCCGATTTTTTTGAGGTACTTTTCGATAGAGGCTAATGAGCGATCAAGATTTTCCGCAATCTTTTCAGCAGGCAATCTGTCGGCATTAGCTTCGATGTACTCCCAATCGGCTTTTGATAGTCTACCAGTCTTCACCTAAAATACTCCTTACTTTTTCAAACAATGCCTGCTTTTTTACAGTTTGAATGCTGACGCCATTAGCAACGCGAAAGAAATCATTTCTCATAGAAGGAGTAAGATTCTCCATCACCAGATCCAAAGCTTCTTGAGTGGTGATATTCTGAAAATAATCTTCTGTAAAAGAGAGGTCTCCATCATAAGAATACAAATCCATCAGGTTTTTCTTGGACTCGTTGAGCCTGGCGTGATTCTCGGACTCGACGTTGCTGCGAGAATAGTTGTTTCTGATGAATGTTTTTAGCCGCCTGGACAGATGTTTTGAAAGAAAGTTCTCAAGTGGGCGAGATTCGTCGTATTTTTCCAGGGCTTCACAGCATATAATATATGCCTCTTGTTTGATGTCATCCGCATCATAATAGCCAAATGTGTATTTAGGGGCGATTCTATCGATTACTTGAAGAATCGTTTCTAGTTGCTGGTCCGTCATCTTTTTGTTCCTGTAGAATATCGGCAAGAGTTACACCTGAAGGATCAGGCTGGTTCAATTCGCGAGCAACTGCTTGCTCAAGATCTGTTGTTGCTTTTGCTTTCACGGTTGTCTCCGTTTTTTTAGGTATGTTTACATACCCTATTATACTCATAAAAGAGGAAGAAAATGTTAGAAATTAAGTTAAATGGCATAAATGGAGCTGGAAAGTTTGCAAAAGTATCGGCTGAAGACTACCCAGTAGTGGCACGACACAGTTGGTATTACCGCGAGGGATATGCAATTGCCCAAGTCGATGGCCGCGAAGTAAGAATGCACAGGTTTATTATGAAACCTGAATTGGACGCAACGATGTATTCTGATCAGTATGTGGTAGACCACAAAGATCGTGACCGCCTCAACAACACCCGCGAAAATTTGCGTCTTCTGTCGCACGTCCAAAACGCCAATAACCGCGAAGATAATGTTTTTGTGGAATGCTTTGGAGAATCAAAAACAGTAGCTCAATGGAGCCGTGACGAGCGTTGTACGGTGCCTTATGCAGTTCTGCGTGGACGACTGCGAAAAGGAATAGCTGCTTGGGAGGCAATTTTGGCTCCTGCTGATGCTGAGTAGGTGAGTATAGCCAATACATTTTATGTTTGAGTTGATGATCGTGGATGAACCTCCCCCGCAAAATTCTCACAAATAGTAAACCCTTCTCTTTCAAGATAAAACCCCACCCGTTGCTTATTTCCTAAAGATTATCCTGTACAACGTCGATAATTATGGTACAATACCAGTATCTGACAACCACAAGGAAATAAACAATGTTCGCGACCTACACCAAATCTCAATCGCTCGTCTTCAAAGAACTTTCAGATCGTGGCGAAGATCTGTACATTGATGGTGACGGATTTCATTTCAACGCAATAGTTTTCGATAATTTCCGCGAATTCTTCTCATTCTGTAAAGACCAGCTTGACAAATAGCCGATAAATATAGTACAATACCCGTATGACAGTCAACAACCCAAAAGGAAATACAATGTCAGCTTTTACTGCTCAGATCACAACTATCGTTGATGGTGTCGTTACCGATGTCTCTGAGGCTCCTTTTGCGAACAAACAGAATGCCATCAGCTTTGTGTATCCATTTTACAAAAGAAGTCACAATCAATACCGCACCTATAAGGTTCGCGTGATTCGAAATTCCGATGGTGTTGTGGTATTCGCGTAATCAGAGAGCAAACACTGTAGGGACCGCGACAAAGCGGTCTTACAGGACCGCTTGTGTTTATGACTACCCTAAGAAATGTCCAGAAACTTTCCAGAAACTATGGAGAATAATCTGGACACGGTCGATGTATACACTATACTTCCCGTGTGACATGTGAGTCACGTTTCTTCCCTCTCTCTCAGGAGTGTTCAGATGGATGACTTTTCTTCTCAGCTTCAGTGTGAAGATGTTTGTGGCGAAGCGGAATACTATGCTGCTCAGGAATGGGCGGCAGAGTGTGAGCGTGAGCGACAGCGAGGACTTCAGGATCAGGAAGATCTCGGATGGCCAGAGTTCTGGCAAATGATTCGCGATCAGGCTACCAAGTAGCTCACCCATCAAGGCCACCCGGAGCCTACAATCCGGGTCTCTTTCCCTCTCTTTTAAGGCTTTCAAATGTTTGTAAAAACCTCAACTTTTGATGCGGCTCAGGCTTTCCCCGTTGATTCCGTGTGGCGGGATATGAACAACGACACCCTGAGAGTTCTGGCTGTTGATGAAAATAAAGTTTGGTTTTTCATGATGATCGAAGGAGTATGGGCTGACGTTTCCCCACAAGCGGTTGATGTTCAACAAGCGGTTGCCGATTGGATTCCAGTCAGGGGGGTTTGATTGCAAGGTGTTCCATAAGGGACCGCGACGAAGCGGTCCTACGGGACCGCTTGCGTTTGTGCTGTTCTTGGTAAATGTCCGAAAACTTTCCCATAAAGTTGGAGGAATAGTATGGACATAGTCGATACTTATGATATAATTCAAAGCCGTGTGACACCTCTCCCTCTTTCTTAGGAAATCTGAAATGCGTATCTTCTTCAAAATTTTCGGCCTGTTCATCGCTGTTGGTCGCCAGTTTGGCAACTGCTTCGCACCCGCGTTGGTGCTGGAGTGGTACGGCGTTCGCCGTCGTGTTTCCTCTCATTCCCTCACTCGTCGGCCTGAGGCTCTTGATCGGCCTGAGGTGTTTTATCACCCCGCGTGGGCAAAATTCACCATCCGCACCAGCGGTCATGCGGAAACCGTCATCTACTGGCGTGGGTGGTTCCGGTTTGGCTGGAATTCTGAGCACATTGCTCAGCGTTTCGGCAAGTGTGAAGACCATTCCAATTATGGTGGTCCGGTTGAATTTTATAGTTATCGGGGAATTCTTGGCACCCACCAAGCACTTTAGGGGCCAAATAATTAAAGGGTTGGCCTGGACATGGTCGATATATATGGTATACTTCACTATCTGAAGTTGAGTTTCTTTTTGTTCGGGAGTTTTGAGATGGATGACTTTTCTTGCCAGATTCAGTGTGATGAGATGGATGCTCAGGAATACCACATGGCTCAGGAATGGGCCGCTGAGTGCGAGCGTGAACGGTGGGAACTTTGGGCGTGCGTTGACGCAGAATATCAGCGTGAGGAAGATTGGCAAGAATTTTGGGCGGAGGTGCGAGCTAATGCGTGATCGAACTACGGAAACCCTGATTGCCCTAGTTATGGGGCTTTTAGGGTTTGGCGGCTGGTATTATCTTTTGATCTGTTTTCAGAATATGGGAGTTTGAGTATGTTCTACATTGCTTTTGATGGCTTCGATCTTTTCAAGCTGCACTTTGCAACCCGCGAAGCTGCACAGAAGCACCTCGATGATAACTACATGAAGCTGGCACGCCATTGCCAGTATCAGGTAGCGGTGTATGAGAAGTGAGCCGGGCTGGCACATTAGGACCGCGACGAAGCGGTCTTGCAGGACCGCTTATGTTTGTGCAGTTCCTTGGGAATATTTCCCGAAATCTCTGGAATACTTTGGGGATTGATCTGGACAGCGTTCAGCCATATGGTACAATACCCATATCTGACAACCAACACCCCAAAGGGAAAACAGAATGAACACTCAGCCTTATTGTGGATTCAACAGCATCGAAGACCTGAAAGAGGATACCGCTCGTCTGTTCAAGGAAGCAATTGTGGTTCCGAATCACCTTCTGCCTGAAGAATACCAGAATCACAAGGAATGGGATTTGGGCGATAATGGTGAGAAGATCTACGGCCCTACACTTGCACAGATTGAAAATCACTACAATAAAAAGTATGCCGAGAGTGATGAACGTCGTCGCCATGCTGAGGAACGTGCTCGTCGTGTTGAAAACTATCGTGCTCAAGTTGAGACGACTGGCGAATTTGAGTATGATGAATTTGTGCTCGATGCGGTTTCTTCCGGTCGACCGTCCGCTGAAATCGACGAAATATTCTGATAAAAAGAGGAAAGATCTAAAGTATATCGCTGGAAATTGACGATAACTATTGTACACTTCTGATATCTCACACACTTCAAGGAAAAACAAAATGCTCTTTAATGTAACTGTTCAGCGAGAAAATGGAATTCTGGAAACCTACAAAAATGTGGACGGAAGAAAAAGGAAAGATCTGGCGGATTTGAATGTAAAGAACGGGACAGCAATTGGATCGCCCCGCTTTGCTGGTTTTCCGATTGTTTCTGTAGAAAGAGTACCGCAAAAACAAGTGGATGCCGAGCTTAGCTATTTTAACAAATATGGAACTGAGTGCGAATGATTGAACTACCCGACTTTGCAACCTGTACAGCCTTGCTGTTTACTCTCCCTTTACTTTATTGGCTGGTTTTTGACAATGACAGAAAATACTAAAGATGCAATCATCGCAATCGTTATGGGGATTTTGGGTTTTGCCGGATGGCTTTACCTGTGTTTATGTTTCCACAATATGACGGGGGTTTAGAGAAAAACGGGGTGGCCGCCAATCCCGGCAGTTGAGACCGGGTCGGAAGATTGTAGAAAGATCGCCCCCATTTTCTCATTAATGACCGCGACGGAGCGGGGCCAATGGCCCGCTCATGTATTTTGGTAATCTTTCTGAATAAATCCCATCTTTTGACTTAAGATGTTGACAACAAGCGTCGATATAGTACAATAAGGAAGTAACGCAGACCACTAAAAGGGAAAGACAAATGCAGTCAGTTGGATCAGATGGTACAGTTTACGTTCACAATAGCATGTTTCTCAATACTGATGAGTTGCAGATGCTGTATGTTGAGCATGAGTCAACGTGCGTTTTCAATACGCTTACAATTAAAACTCATAAGCTGACCGGCGGAACAAACGTCAAAGAAGAACTAACTATTGACTTTGACACTGACGAGCAGGTTGATTACCTGATTGAATCACTCCAGAAACTCAAAAAGGAAATGGCATGAACTTGGAAAACATTACCCGTGCGGAATACCTCAGCAATAGCAGCGAGCTGTTTGATGCTTATTGGCGGCAGTTTGTTACCGGGCAAACTATCCGGTTTGTGGAAGCCAACATCGGAGTGGAAAAATTGCAGGCTAGCACTTGCAAGAATCTGAATGATGTGGTAAACTGGCAGAATGGCGGTCGCTCGTGGTTATGGGATTGCTCCCCGATCAATACGGAACTTCTGAAAGAACTGGGAGAGTCGGACTGTCCTTCGACTCGAACCTGTGTCGGAAAAGCCGCCGCTCGGATTATTCTTGAGTCTGTCGAAAATGACACTGTTTTGGTAAATAGGTGATAGGATGAAAATGGACAGTAAAGAATTGCTCGAAAAAATCTTAGACGAATGGCACATGGCTCTGTATGGCGATTTGGAACACGGTGTAGCGTGGCTGAACGAAAAAGCCTCAAATGAATTTGCGGAGAAGCATCCCAACCTTGTTAAGTTTGGGCAATGGTTAAGTGATCTGGAGAACGAAATAAATAGGTGACAGGATGAAACTGATTGATCTGGCAATAAAAAAGTATCACGACCTAAAACGTGAAAAGCCAAATCTAACCAAGTCACAACTGGTTTACAATGCTGGTTGGGATGGTGCAGGCGAATGGACTTGCTGCTGTTGTGGGCGAATGATAGGTAAGAACCTAAAGGGCGAAAGTCCGTTTCTGATGGCCCGGCAGCATTCTGAAAACTGTGGTAAACTTTCTAACTTTGACGCTTAGGAGAACTGACATGGATTACGAAGATCTGGCAATGGAATTAGCTATCTGGCCTTGGATTGATGATGATCTGGCCGGGGCGGAAGATCTTTGGGATGATTACGACGATTGAAACTACCTCCCTGGGTAGGCACCGGATGGAATGTAAGGCCGCCGGTGTCTACCCAACTCCTTAATAATGACCGCGACGGAGCGGGGCCTGTGGCCCGCTCATGTATTTACGATTCTTTTCCTACAAAGTCCCAAAATTGTGCTAAAGGTGTTGACAAAGCATGTCGATATACTATAATAAGGGAAAACAAAGGGAAACTAAAATGTTCGGACTTACTGACAGACTATCAATCAGGCACGTTCCATTCAGAAATGGCTATACCGCCAGCGTAGCCAAGTATAGTGCTAGGGATTATGAAGTCGCCGTTAAGTTCAATGGCAAGGTGTGCTATGATACCTCAGTAACAAACGATGTTGTTCGATGTGAAACCATTCAGGAAGTTACTAAGGTTCTGATTGAAGTTTCTGCTCTCCCTAAAAGAGAAGGTTAAGTTGATGAAAGTTGAGAAATACGCTTTCCCCGGTGGCTATCCTCTGTTCTACTATGTAGAATCTGACGATGGAAAGTTTCATTCCTGCCCGTCGTGCATCAATCGCAACAGGGTGGGAAAGAATGTGACTCGATGTGATGGGCACATTAATTATGAGGATGACTCGCTTTACTGCGAAGTCTGTAACGAAGAAATTGAAGCAGCGTACGGAGAGAAGGTGTACAAAGATGTGTAACTTTTGCAGAGAAGAAAAGCAGACCGGGAGCCTTACCCTTTATCAGCGGGTTTTCCGGTTCTGCTCTGGCGAGTGTTTGACCAACTGGCTGAAATATTATCATTACAACGAGGAATGGTAAGATGCAGGACGATGGCCCAAAATTCGTAAGTATGGCACAACAGAGAAGGAAAGAAATGGCAGACCGTAAGCTATTCCTAACCAAAGTTGAAAACCAGAGATTCAAGACTGCCGAAGTCAGAACACTGGGCACATTTATCGGGATCGCAAAATCTTGGGTGGATGATGACGGGATTGCCCGCTTTGAAGATCTCAACGGCGGGATCTGGGATGAACGTGATCTCAAGAACTTCGTCCTATAATGACCGCGACGGAGCGGGGCCTGTGGCCCGCTCATGTAATTCGGAATCTTTTCTGAATAAGCCCTGTTTTTTAGCTCAAGTTATTGACAAACATGGTCGATATAGTACAATAAGAGCACAAGAGAACAATGAAGCGGATTGGTGTAGATTGGTTAACACAGCTACCCGCTCCTTTTGCGAGGGATGACCTCCGAGCAGGAGGGAGACCAGCAGGTTAGGTCAGCCTGTTGGGAGGTAGAAGCAGTTGGTTCAAATCCAACATCCGCTAGCTTACACTGTAGGTCGAAAGACTGAACAACGAGGCGTCAAATGTCCACGCCTACAACCCCGCAAGGGGAGAGAGTGTAAGGGGCCAAAACTGTACATTTTTAATCTTTTGGAGAAAACGATGGAACCTGACAAAGAAACATTTGAGGCGATCATCGCAGACCTAGAACTGACGCTGTCTGATGAAAAAAAGATGTTTTCTAATCAGAACCCAAAAGCTTGCGATCTGGCGTGGAACCCAAGAGCTTATGATCTGGGGTGGGAAACTGGGTTTGAAGCCGCCATAAATCAGATCAAACGGAGAAAAAAACTATTTATTGGTGATTGACATAACAGGCAAGGATGCTAGAATGGTACAAGACAAAAGCAAAGTTTTTCAAAAGGCACTGGAAATGAGCAACGTCAAACCACGAGTTGAAACAAGCTGCGAAGTTCTAGAACACGTTGATCCTACCAAAAAGGTCCGCGTGTATCGCAATCTTCACAAGGATTGCATCAGTGTCCGGCAAGGTAATCTGGTTAAGTGCCACACTGACAATGTGATTTTGCGGGACTTCAAGACAATCGTCAGCAAGGCTGGTCAGGATCGGGTTCGTAGAGAGAAAGCGAAAAATGTTCATGCCTTCATTGAAGGTTACGTCGTTAGTCATACGGAGACTTACCGGGATGAAAACCAGCAAAAACTATTTGACTTCGAGTGGGGAGAATTGTACTACAACCCCTACAAAACAGACGACTGGACGGAACTTGAAACGGGCAAAGCTGTTGACTGTGGAGAGTATGCTGATATCGCTACTAATTTTGTTCTGGCCTCTAATTACCTTTACAGCACTTCTGCTGGAGCTTAAGAAATGAAACCTAAAGCAACAAAAAACCCGTGGAAAGTTTCAATGGGTCATCAGATGCACGATCTGGGGTGTGGTCGCCATCAGGACCGCAGGGAAAAACGGCAACGTACCCGACAGGCTGCCAAGTCCGCAGCCATCAAGGAATATCAATAACCCGAATTTGCTAGGAGAATTGTAATGGGACTTGACCAATACGCTTTCGCACGCAAGGGCGACCGCATCGAAACCACTGAGGATTACACCTATCAGGATTTCGATGGTAACACTCAGACTAAACAGCGAACGTCTGTTTCTTATGAGGAGGAAATCGAAATTTCCTATTGGCGTAAGCATCCTAACCTGCAAGGGTGGATGGGGGAACTTTGGCGTTCCAAGGGTAACGAGGGTGAGTTCAATTGCGTTGATGTTGAATTGACGCTTGAGGACTTGGACGCTTTGGAGCAAACTCTTGACGGTAAAGCGTTGCCAGAAACGCAGGGTTTCTTCTTTG